ATGGACATTTTAAAAATGTCCAAAAAAAAAAAACGCAGCCATTTCTTTTTTCGTGTTTTGTTAACATTTGAACGTAAAATTATGCAAATATAAGAAAACTTAGTAAAATTGCTGAGGACCCGGTTTTAAATATACTTTTAGTATATAGAATGGCGTCAGGAACCGGAAGCACCGAGATTGCGTTTAAAGGAGGAAACGTACTACCTTTAGAATCACCTAGTTCTTTAACTGGGAATATAGCAAAGTATGAAAGTGTAGGAGGTAAACGAAGATCTAAAAAAACGAAAAAAACTGGACAAAAAGGTCAGTGTGGAGGTTCTGCTTTAGCCTTTTCTGAATTATCTCAGCAAAAACCTCTCTTAGCACCTATTCATAATGCGGGTACTGAAAGTCATAAGCAAGCTGGTGGAAAACGTCGGACTTCATCAAAAAAACGCCGTGGCTCTCGAAAAACCATGAAAAAAATGATGAGTGGCCTTTTCAAATTATTCAAAAAGTAAAACCTATATTGAATTATACAATTATATTTATTCCAAGTTAGCAAATATACTTGTATCTATCAAACATTTTCCTATTGGTTTTGGAGTAAATTTACTGGTTACCCCATCAGGACCAGTTTCGCCGTCACTATCTTCTCCAATTTCTTTATTATGACTATTATTTGTACTGTTTTTTGGTTCAAAGACCGTCTTCCAAATTGCCGCGTTGGACCAATCGCTCGTATAAATCCGCGAGTCCGTTTGCTGAATCCGATAATTACATTTTTTATAAAACCGTTTCCTCTGTGTCCATTGATTTTGGAAAACCTCATGCGTATCAATAATATCTACAATGATTGGACTATCGTGTTTAACACGTAAAATACGCCCAACGGATTGTGTAATATCCGTTTTTGGTGTAATCATAACTAATGATGCCAGGGTTTTTATATCAAGTGCTTCCGCTGCCATTGCATATGTAGCTAAAACTATCTGTTTTTCTTCAGTCTCTTGAAGATTTGCCTGTTTCATACCTCCCACATAAAAACCCACTGTAGCCAACTTTTTATGACAAATAGATTCATATAAATAAGTCAAAAGCGAGCGATTATGACATAGGACCATGATTTGGTTCTCAGATTCCTCTAATAAATCGCCAATAACGCGTATGATAAAATCACTACGTGGGCCGAATTCGCATAGTTTTACGATCATTGTACTATATTTGGTATTTCCTCGGAAATCGACCTCGACCTCATTGAATGTAGGGTCGTTTGATTTATATTCAATTGCTCTTACACAAACTAGGTCATCATTATCGCGTTTTTCTGTATATATTTTTTCGCCAATAAACATATAAAGCACACGGGTCAATTTATCTTTTCTGTCAACAGTGGCCGAAATACCCAGCATAAAAGGTGTAATTGTTTTAAAGAGGGTTCTCGAAAATTGCTCACTTCCAATACGATGTACTTCATCAACAATTGTGAGGCCAAAGCTATCAAATGTGCCCTGTGGGTATTCTTTATCATATAGGGTTTGAATCATACCAATTACTATATCTTTATCAGCGATATCAAATGTCGATGCCTGAATCTTACCAACACGTGCAGTCGGCAGAAATTCGCCGATACGCTCAATCCATTGATTCATTAAGAATTCTTTGTGCACTAATATGAGTGTCTTTTTTTTTAGTAAAGAGATTATTTTTAGTCCCATGACCGTTTTTCCACGCCCACATGGTACTTCCAAAATTCCGCCACTGCATCCATGCTCTGCCTTTTTGACATAATCGACGTAGATACCAACAATACTATCTTGGTAATCACGCAGTGGTTTTTCAAAATCGACTGAAATGTCCGTGCCTAGTTGGAGTTCTATTTTCGCGGGCATTCCATATCGCTGAATACCATAAAACCGAGGTAAATAGTATTTATTTGTATTTTCACGAAACACGGGAAAGGGTGTTGTGTCGGGCTGATTTGGACCAAACAACATTGGTTTTACGTTTAAATCTTTTAAAAACTGTTCCACGTCGGCTTTGTCGATAATGGATTTGGGTATCGTATATCCCTTTTTACCAATATAAGATTGAGAACATATTAATGCTTTATATTCATCAGACAAGGTGAATATTGGTATAATAGGCGGCGGAGTAACTGTCTTTTTTTTGAAGAACTTCCCAGGTCTTCTGTACATAAGGGTAGACTATTATAATGTAAGAGAGGAAATATAATTTAGGATGTTTCAATTTTCTGAATCGTATATTCGAGAACCTGAAAAAATATAATGATAATCTATATTATAATAAATCGAATGGATATTTCTACTATTGTTAAAAGTTTGTCTACGGTAGAAATGATATTACTTGTAGGGTTTATCATATTTATTGTATCACCCATTTCGATACCCTCATTTTTAGCCGGAATATTTGATTCCTCTTTAGGTATGTTGATGCTTTTTGTAATAATATTATTTTTGTTTTTTTATGTGAATCCAATTTTGGGAGTCGTATTTATTTTTGTTTCTTATGAGATTTTGAGACGTAGTGCACAGTTCACTAGTCGTACTACAATTATGCAACATACACCTAGCCAGGAAAAGAAAAATAATCAAATGAAAGCCATGAACCCAGTTAAATCTGAGTCATTAGAAGAAGAAATGGTAAACAAAATGGCACCTGTCGGACATAGTGATATTAGCGTTTATACTACAAGTACGTTTAAACCTGTTGCTGATAAGGTAGGTTCTGCATCACTCGTATAAATAATTAACATAATTCATTTTCATTATAAATAAAAATGAATTTAATCGATGAACTTTGCATTGAATTTACTTTTGACTTAACAATATCATTATACTGATAATGGGCAATAACATAAAAGATACTATTCCTATTAAACTTAATGTTTTTGATAATTTATTTCTAGAATATACACCAATTACAAAAATAATTAATGCTGATACAAGAACCGCTGCAAAGTAATATTTTAATATGTCTGTAAATATGAAGGTCACGCACATCTTAACAAAATCAAATAAATCATTTATATCTGTAATAAATACAGTATCTTTTACTTCCCATTCGTCACTTGATTTTTTTGAATATATTAATGCAAAAGACAATCCATATAATACTAATAAAAACAATCCTGTGCTTAAAAATTTAAAATCATTTTTTGAAAATCCCTTCAAAAAGCAAATCAAGATAGCAAGAGCGGTCATCATTGAAATGAAAATATCTATACTTCTTATGCGTTTTCCACGTATATTAGCAGAAACTTTGTCTATGACAATTTTTTTATATAACGCGGGAATAACTAAATAGGCAAGAATAACTGCTATTATAAAAATAAAAAAATTAACCGATGTTTTCATAAAATCCATTTGTGTTTTTTGACCCATTAACTCACTATTGATTGGCAAGTTATATGTAGTTATGGTTTCGTCACTTTCGCCAGAAGGATTACAGTCAATATATATTTGATTATCATCATTATTTGGATTATCTTTGCCGGCAGCTGCAGGTGCACCTGGTAAAGCAAGCGGACTTTGTATTGTAAAAAGTGGTGACCGAAACGTGGTTGAATCAAACGTATAGAGACCTTTAAACCATTTTGATGTTTTGTTGTTCACCGTAATTGGGGTTAAAAACAAAATAACAATATTATTAGGGTTTTGCGTATCATGATAATGAAAATATTTTTTCTGACTACTATAAGTAATAACATCACTAAGTCTAACGCTATTATTTTCGGTTTGGGAAAGAGATATTTTAGATCCTATAATTAATTCGGTATAAATTTTGTCAATACTAGTCGTAGAACTGCCACTTGTGTCGGGTTGAACAAAAAAACAAGTATAAATTTTAGCATTATTGTTTATATTATGTTCTATAACTATTTCTCCTTCGATTTTTGTTCCTGGGTCAGAGAGCCCTATTACATTATCATGTAATAATCCAAAAAAATAAATGTTTGTTGCGGTAACGGAAGATGGGTTTATCCCACTAAAAAACAAATTAGTGTCTGTAGAGTTGTTGTATTTTATTTTCCAATAATTTAAAGCACTTGATTTTACATCTTGTTTATTTGTATCACTTTTAAAAATATCTATAGCGTTTTCATAATTAAAACTTACTACATTTGAATCCACAGATAATGCATTGTTTAGATCAAAATTAGACATATTACTATATACTACGTTTATATTTTTGGTAGCGAAACAATATGCTAAAAAGGAATATATTGAAACAAATTATTTTCATATACCGTGGCAATAAATATATCTTTATATCCTTCAACATAAACCACGTCGCCGTTATTGATATCATCACATCCATATTCGCTGGTACAGCTTTTGCCATTGACACTAATTGGTAACTTGGTATTAATATTACCACTATTTGAAATAGTATAATATTGCCATTTATCTCGACCTGTCATGATTCGTCGGCCCATCAATGGTAATATCATATCCGAATTCCCTTGAGAACGTGTTAAAATTCCGATTTGCTGGTATCCTGTATTGATGGAGGGGCCTCTCGACCTAATATTTACCGGAATTCCGCGAATATCGCCTGAATCTGGCGGATAAAAAAGCCCGTCTGTTTTCATAGGAGGTGCGTAAGGGTCGTTAAATGGGTCTTGACGTGTTGAAATCCCTCCCATCATAACATGATTTGTATTTAAAGGTGGTGTGTTTAAAACTACAATGTTTGGCTTATTTGCATTTTCGCGTTCCTGATACGGTTTAACAAGCTGTGTGTACCATAAATATGATAATAAAACTAAAATAACAATTAATAAGAAAAGGGTCATGTTTTCAATACAAAATAATCCTGGAATACATTTTTTACCCATTCTATAACTCTATAAGTCTATATAGTAATTGAATATAAAAAGTTATTTTCTATTCAATCAAAAGGTAAAAACTAACGAATTCCGCGAATTACATAAAATCACTAGCTTTAATTTCTGGTGCAGGAGGCATAGGTGGTGAACCTCCAGAAAATATTTGACCCAATTCGCCAGCACCAACTGTAAAAAGACGAATGGCACTCTTGAGAAGTTCAGGAGCTTTAACAAAGAAATCTCCACTAATGTCACCTGCTCTCTCCATTAATACATCAATCTTAAGACGCTTACAATTAAAACATTGGTCACGAATTGATTTTGGCCAGTAAATTATATGGAATCCCGCTGCACCTACTATAATATGGTCTAATTGTTCTAAACCATTCCAAACTTTATGTTCATAGGGATATAAATTAATGCCAATAGCATTCAATATCAATAAAAAAATTCGAACTGGCATATATAATATGAAACCAATCATTTCGATAATATAATAAAGTACACACCTCTTTGCATTTGCTATAAAATAAACACTACACACTGTATATGTTTTTACAAATTCAAACATATACCCCAGCAGATTCAGGATATCAATACTAAACATGGGAACGATTTCAGCTAAATGAGCAGTTGTAACAGCAATACCCAATATAATGTTTGTTGCTCCGATTACCAAATTTGCTACACGAGCCGGAATGGTAATCATAAAATTTATTATTTTTCCAAGTAAATCAAATGCTTCTCCAATATCAGGCATTATTATCTATTATATACTATTGATAAAAGTTATTTTTACACAGATGAACATTTTAAATATTCAAGTGTGTAAATAAATAATCTTTTATTTAGAGGCGGTTCCTGTAACTCCAGCCGCTTTATAATTTTCATATTTTTCAACGAATTTTTCTACACGGCTTAATAAGGGATCGATTTTTTGTAATCCATCTATGATATCTTGTTGGATAGATTGAAATTCTTTAAAATCCGTTTTTAAAGAATCCTTTAAAGCATCTGTATCAATCTTTGCTTTTTTCTCCTTTTGACTAGGTTCTTTTTCAAGAATAGGTTCATCTTTGTCTTTTTTTGCAGAAGCCTCATCAGCAGCAACTTTAAGTCCGGCATCAATTGTTTCTTTCATGCCTTCGCGTACACTCATTCCTTCACTAACACTTGTGCCAAAACGTAAAACATGGGTAATAGTAATTGCCATAAAAAGGACAATTATCATGTTTTTATTGAAAAAGGAGGTCAAAAATCCAACAATTAATATAGTAATAAAGGATTGAATATCATTTGTTGTGGCAAAGTAGAGAACATCAACAATCGCAAGGAAACAAAAAAAATATAATACGAATCGGTTCTGTAAAATAGACCCATAATTTCCACTCATTTTAATATTTTTATTTAAAAAACTAGTGACAGAATTCATTCGACTATACTTTATAGGTGGAAAAAAACATATAAAATATACAATTATTAAAAAGGTATTTAAATCATCCGACCATTTTTTATTTCTAATTATCTTCTTCAAAGTCGTTCGTTTCACGGTACTCAAAGGGAATTTCCCCTCCATAAATATCGAGAACTTCTTTGACAACTTCTTCACGTTGAATATCGCCTCGCTGGAATTCAAAACTTGTGATACTAGAAGAACGTTTTCCCTTAAATTTGGTCAAAAAATCTTCTAGACCATTTAATTCATTAGGCCTGTCGTATTGTTCTAAATCGCCCGTAATAACCAATCGGCTATTTTCACCTAAACGTGTCAATAACATTTTCATCTGAGAAACGGTTGAATTTTGCATTTCATCGGCAACTATCCAGCAGTTTTTGAACGTGCGTCCACGCATATATCCAAGAGGTGATATTTCAATGACCTTTTCTTCCAACATGGCTGTTACTTCCTTTGGGCTAATAAAGTTGTAAAGAATATCATAAATTGGCCGGACCCACGGAGCCATTTTTTCTTCCAAAGTTCCAGGTAAATAACCCAAATCTTCGTCTACAGAAACAGAGGGACGGGTAAAAATAAGTTTTTCATAGGTTCCTAATAAAAAGTTCTTTACACCATATTCAGTAGCAAACAGCGTTTTGCCCGTTCCCGCGGGCCCAGTTGCAACGACAATTTTCTTAGACTTTTGTCGTAAGAGGGAATTATATATTTCTTGACTATTGTTTTTAGGTTTGGTAAATTTGAATTCAAAAGCAGCTTTTTCATTTGGTGATAAATATTGATAATTTTCATATATATTACGTTGTTTTGTTGCAGATTGTTCTCGTTCTTTGCCGATTTCTTCGCGATAATCTTTTAAAATTTCCTTTTCATTTTGTTTCCTGGGTTTTCGATTACGCTGTTTAGGCTCAGACTTGATTGCTTCACTGCCCAACGACTCGAACGAGACACAATCAACTGTGTGTTTCATCTATTTACATTATCTTAGTATTTTATTTGGTTGAAACAAATTAACTAAAAATCTAATGTGTCGGAAAAAAGTTTCTTATCGAGTCCAGTTCGCACACAAAAGACACGATGTGCAAAAATGCCTGTTAAAAAAACAATGGCTAAAACTTTCCAAAAGGTCCAATTAAAAAACCAGGAAATAAAATAAGCCCCCATAATGGTTACCACTGTATCGAGGATAGCAATATCAAAAATTCGGTATTTACGTAAACCTGTAGCTGGTTTTCCAATAATATCTTTATATGGGCAAAGGGGATTATGCATTATATATATTGGATGGATAAATTGGTTCTCCTTTATTTGTATTTACAACCTGTAAAAATACACTTTTAAATTGTAAGTACACACGATAAATAAAGCAAAACCCATTATCTAGGAATATAATATATGGCAAACACGTCGAATAGTTCAAATATTTCGTATCAAAGTCCGATTTGTCTAAATGATGATGACGTTCTCGAAATAGATAAATATTTACATATGTATGGGACAAATACAGGTGCTGCATACGACGAATCACAGCGTATTTTTATAGTGAATGATGTAATCATTTTGAGAGTAGGTGAACAAACATATCGATTAATTGAATACCATTTCCATGTACCGAGTGAGCATATCATTAATGACAGCAAATTTGCATCTGAAATACATTATGTGTTTGTCGAGCATGATAAAAATAAGAAGTATGAGGCACATAATTGTCCCGATATTTGCAGTGGTTGTTCTAATGATATTTCCGGGAACGTCTTAGTTATTGGACGTGTAATAACGAACGAAGAAGAGAGTCGCAGAGAACATGGTTCCTTAGCTAAACTACAGCCACGGATACCGAATCATTATTTTGAGTATGATGGTACTCTAACCACCGGAGACTATTCACCAGTCCGCTGGATAGTCGGGCGAAAACCAATTCAAATGAAAATAAGTGTGATTACAGATTTTGCAAAAACTGCTCGTTCAATTCAACCATTAGATGGACGCATCGTTTTATACAGCAGAAGTTATTAAAAATCCTGAAAAAACGCAAATTTGTAAAGCGTTACAAAAATAATATTTTGAAAGGAGATAAAATCTAATGGATATATTATTTAGAGAAGAATGAGTGAAGTTGCCTTTGTTGAACCTTTGTTAAAACCTGACGATAATCGTCACGTTATGTTTCCGATTCAATATGATGATATTTGGCAAATGTATAAACGCCAGGTAGATTGTTTTTGGATCACACAAGAGGTCAACTTAGCTCAGGACTTAAATGATTGGGAAAAATTAACACACGATGAACAAAAATTTATAAAAATGGTTTTAGCTTTTTTTGCAGCATCTGATGGAATCGTATTAGAAAATTTAGCGGTGCGATTTATGAGTGATGTGCAAGTATCTGAGGCTCGTGCATTCTATGGATTTCAAATTGCCATGGAAAATATTCATAGTGAAATGTATAGTTTATTGATCGATACGTATATTAAAGATTCTGCTGAAAAAACAACCCTATTTGAAGCCACTAAAAATTATCCCTGTATTGCTAAAAAAGCAAATTGGGGTAAAAAGTGGCTAGGTGATAATCGCAGTAGTTTTGCATCACGTTTAGTTGCCTTCGCTGCGATTGAGGGAATCTTTTTTAGCGGTTCATTTTGTGCTATTTTTTGGTTAAAGAAACGCGGTCTTCTTCCTGGATTAACATTTTCGAATGAATTAATCTCACGCGACGAGGCACTTCATACGGAATTCGCAATTTTACTTTATACAAAATTACAGCGTCGTCTTCCAAAAAAGCGTATTCATGAGATTATTCAAGAAGCAGTAGAGATAGAAAAAGAGTTTATTACGGAAGCCATTCCTTGTCGCATGATTGGTATGAATTCCAAATTAATGACACAATATATTGAATTTGTTGCGGACCGACTTTGTTTGCAGTTAGGTTATGATAAAATCTATAACGCATGCAATCCGTTTGATTTTATGGAATTAATAAGCATCGAATCCAAGGTCAACTTCTTTGAGCGTACCAATTCTGAATATGCTCTAGCAAATAAAACTGTCACAAAGGATGTATTTGATTTTACTACAGATTTCTAAATAAAAAATGAGTATAAGATGTTAGAGACATAACAGACATCATTATTTCGCGTAATAATTTTTATTTTTTATTCTAAAAAAAATAAAAACGATATTTAATGGTCAAGACACAAGTATATTTTATAATACAGATAGTTTTTTACTATGTTCTCGCTATTCTTTGATTTTGACATAGAATAATTAGACTCATCGTGAAGTCTATGTTTATAAAACAAATTATTTACGACGAAAACTTCATTTTCAGTTAGCCATTCAGTAAATAAAACAGCAGAATCAAGTGAATCCATATAAGGTCGATTATACAGATTAGAAATGGTCTCCATATTTTTCAAATACTCTTTTACTGGAACAAAATAATTACAGGTATTTATCAAACATTGAAACGTATTTTTTTTAAAATCCCGTAAATAAACCTGTTTTGAGATTACTTTATTTGCGTATTCCGAATAATCGAGATGTGGCGAAGGATATCCTGGAAACGTAAATGCAATTTGTGGAGCATAAATATATTTTGGGTTCCAAGTATCAATTAGATAAAGCCTATCAATATAATCGGTATTTATAATATTGTCCGCATCTAATAAAATTGCCCAATCATTACTGCAATAAGATAATACCTTAAGTTTGTTTTTAAAACATCCCAAGTTCTCTTCATTGAAATAGACCGTTATCTTTGGATTATTTAAAGAAGTTATTTTATTTTGCAATAATTGAATATCAATATCAGATGATTTATCGTCACAAATTATGATTTCACTGATGCGATTGTCATTTAGTAAAGGATGAAGGGCATCCAAAATAAAATGAGAAGAATTATAATAAGGAATTGCTACTGATATCGTATTTTTCATCTTTGTATAACATAATATATTTTTTTTAACTATTTACTCCGATAAATCAATTATACTGTAAAAGGCGAACTTCAGAAAGAAACATTGAGCAAATAATACTATACTAAATCGTCTGCATATTCACTATCAATAATCTGAGTTTTTTCATAAATTTCTAATGTTCTCGCACTTGCGTCCTTTGCGTCAACATATTTAGGCATCCAAAAATAGGGCACAATCTTTCCCATCCCCTGATAATGGGTTTCAAATATTTTTCGATAATAAAATTGTTCCGCAGTTTTAGGTATTAGATGACGATCTATTCGTTTCATATCATAGTGAAAATAAGCCATATGCTCATACATTTCATCCGTTTTTTGCATAAATGGACAAACTGGCAAGTCATTTTCAAGAAAGATCTTCTCAGCATGTTCTTGAATAATTTCATAGAGGGATCTAGATTGTTTGGAAACGCCATCACTAAAAGCCTCCTTTTTTCTCCAAAGTATTTCTTTTGGTAACAAGGGTTCTCCGTTAGAATTTTTAAAATCGGAAAAAGCATCACGAATAAGATGCTTTTCGCCGACGCCTCGATATTTATGAAACCGGATAGCAGGTGGAATAGACATGTAATATTGTACCCAAAAACGGTCTAAAAATGGAGTACGGGGTTCTAGTCCATGCGAGGATATAGATTTATCAGAACGCAATACATCAAAAGCATGAATATCTTTTAACAACCGCCTGCTCTCTTTATCAAATTCAATGACATCCGGACAATAATTCATATATAAATATCCACCGGCAAGTTCGTCCGCCCCATCGCCATTAAAAATGACTTTTGCCTCACTATGTTCAGAAATATATTTACCTAATAGCCAATTTCCAATACTTGCACGAACCGTTGTTGTATCATAACTTTCAATATCATAGATTACTTTGGGAATCGCATCCAAAAAATCTTGTTCTGTCAATACTATTTCAGTATGGTTCGTTCCCAAATAATCTGCTACGATTCTTGCGTTTTTTAGGTCAGTCGAACCAGCAAGACCAATACTATAGGTTTCTAATGGACCGGGACCATTAGTGACACTTTTTCCATTTTTATAATATTCATTAACAAGTGCGGTTATTAAACTACTATCAAGACCACCTGATAATAAGCAGGCAACTGGTCGCTCAGTTGTTGTACATCGTTTCATGACAGCAGTACAAAGATTATGCTGTATATGTAACCGTAGAGAATCGGCATCATATTCGTTTGAATAATGGCCAAGCATATGATAAGGCCGATTCATGATACCGGGCTTCCAAGACGACGAAACTTTAAATGAATAATCAAAGGTAGAATACGTACCAGGCTCAAACTGTTGAATATTATATTGTGAATCAGAAGGTAAATCAAGCAAAGTTACGCTGTTTTTATATTTTTTCATAAAGTTTTTTGCAATTTGATGATTCAATGTATTTTTTATTTCACTCAACATTTTTAGCTCACTGGCAAAGCCAAAGAGAGGTTCTGAATCTGGTGGTGGAGTTTTTTGTGATAAAAAATATAGTGGACGAACACCATGGGGATCGCGAGCTACATAAATTTTTGCATTAGGTAAATTAAGACGATAATCAATTAGCACGAATGAAAAAACGCCATCTAGCATATTAAGCGTTTGTTCCATACCATAACGTTTATAAAGATGAATAATAACTTCGCAATCAGATTGCGTCTCTGGTTTAAAAACCTCACCATTTAAAGCAGCCATTCTCATATAAAGTTCTTTATAGTTGTATATTTCACCATTGCAAATGAGAGCTATGTCTTTGAAAATAATCGGCTGGTTTGATTCCGCATTTAACCCATTTATCGCAAGGCGGTGAAATCCAAAATAAGCCTTTATCATGACATTAGTGATTTTAGAAAATTCCGGCCCACGATGTTTGCCTTTTTGGAATTGTTCTTCGATAAACTGCACTGTTAGCTCAGTTGTATTATTTAATAGTGAAAAAATCCCGCACATTAGTTCTATTTTATTATATTGGGAAATCTTTATACCTATTTCAGCAAAGACACATTACACGGTTTGAAAATGGCGAGGGGTCAAGAACAGTATATATTCCAGTAGGACTATGCAGATTAAATCGTTTTTGTGATTTGTGCATTTCATAACCACGAGGATATACAAAATTCCCGCATTTATTACAAAAAAGAATCCATCTTTTTCTACATATATACTTATTTGGATTTATGTCGCCATTTATAATATAACAATTAATTTGTGGCGTATTGCTTTTCTTTCTGAAACAAAAAACTGACGTACTAATAAATCCATCACCAATAATAATAGTCATTTTCAGTTTTAGTACCCGAACTTCCTTCATTTTCGTTAGAACATCATAGAATGCGTATTCTTTTATAATATCAATTATTACTTCTGGTAAAAAAAGTCGATTTAAAATACAAATTTTCTTTATTGTTGTCATTGTATATATTCGTGTTTTACGCTTTATTTTCATATCAAAATATATATTTATAGCAAACGAATTTCGTTTGAAAACTGTATAACTCGAGACTTGTAAACACGACTAATATCTAACAGACAACCATTTGCGTAATCTACGATAGGGTCTATCTCTTCTAATATATCCATATTCCAATTATCCATTTCCGCAGTATTTAAGTGAGCGTCAAATCGCAATATGATATCAGTGAGGGTAGTTAGAATGATATCTAACACATTATGTATTTCACGTTTCTTCTCTACGCGTTTTTCGTTCCGCTGAAGCTGTGTTTTAAACTGTACTTCACTAATTATATTACGCATATATTGAATTCGTAAATATTCGTTTCTATTAATATGATTTCCAATATTATAGGTCGGCATGATAACGTAACGCATATGGATAACATTACGTATAAGTTTTGCCATAAATTGTTCACAAGCTATCGAAAATGCATGATTTTTGTGCCTTACAAGAAGTTTGTTTTTCATTGCTATGTATATATTATGTGTAATTTCATTTCGACAAGGGACGTCGCCGGGGGTACGCGGAACTGCATTACCGTTTCTGCGTAGCCATTCAAAATAATGCGGATTATGAATGGTTTCTTGAATTCGCCCAGTCCGCCAATTAAATCCTGTATGACAATTCGTACAAAACATCTCATCGCACCCATTTATTTTGAAAATACGGGTCCGACACTTAGGACAAGGTTTAGTATCATTGGCTAGTAAACTTACAGTAGCAACAGTTTCGGGATTACATTCATGAGGAGCATCGCGATTTTCACCTTTTACTTCGTGGCAATGAGGACACGACCATTTCTCACAAATACCGCATTTCCACTGACTACTTAGAAATCCGCGGCAGTTTGAATCTGGACAAGACTTAATGAATTCTGTTCTTTCAGCAGGTTGATTTGTTCTTAGTGAATGAATCTCATGCATTAAAGCATATCTTTGAATAGATAGCTCATTTATTTTTTTTTTGACTTCCGATAGATTTTTTTCGAGGTTTTCACGCTTTATCATTGTCTCAACTACTGGTTGCGTAGATGGAAGAAGGGCTCGTTCATTATCAAATAACAATTGCTCTCTCCTTTGCTTTAAACGTCCATTTATAAAAGTAGCAGTGAAGACAGTTGTTTGAAATTGTCGTGTCCATTCTCTACCACAGTCAGGACTCATGCATTTAAAAGACGTTTCACCAAGTACATACGTTTCGCAACATGTTCGGCATGCTGCAAACTGACAATACGGACAGTTTATAATCTTATGTTTAGTGAGATTAACACCGTTAACGCAAATTTGACAAACGGTTGTCATAGTGTATATAATAATAGGTCGAGCAAATTGAAACCAACTCAACTCAATTTTTTGATTTACAATCGAAAAAACAAGAAACACGAAAAAACAAAAAAATAAAAATAGATATATATATATTATTATGACGGATTCTGAATATGTGTTTTTGGATAATTTACCTAAGAAAAAAATAGACGAAGAGATTATCAATCAATTGATAGAGGGATATGAACAGGGAGCTCCATTTGGTCCTTTAGCCAATAATAAGGAAGACCATAACGAACGGAAAAACATAGACAGGGTTTATCAAAAGGATAAACAAACCTATGAACAAAAAGAACATATTCCTATCATAATTGAGAACGACAGATATTCTAACAGTTATACCGCCTATTTACCTGATTTTTATGAAAAAAAAATGGCAAATAAAGAAGTAGATAAAGAATCGAATCAGAAAAAGGAATACAAAATGGACTCGGTAACTAATTTTTATGTCGGGTCTCTCACCATCTTGGGATTATATGTTTTATATCGTATGATTCAAAAAACCCGATAATTTTACTAATAATTTTACTAATAATATCTAGTAAAATTATTTTACTTATAGCTTATATCTCTTATAAATTTCTAAAGCAACTAAACCGCCTAATACTTGAGCAACAACATAAGGGATCAAATCATTAACTGGTAATTTACCAGCAGAGGCCATCACAACAGAAACCGCGGGATTCACATGTCCACCCGAAATATTACCAATAAGTAAAATGACAAAAGTCAACGCAGCACCAATGGCAATTGGATTTCCAGTGGCTAAAATAATATAAATGAAAAAGGCGGTTCCTAAAAATTCGACTAAATAATTGTACATCCCGTGTTCTCTTATATGATATACTAGGACAAAAAATTCGTAAAAAAATGAATAGAAAAGTTATTCAATTATTTTATAGAAATCCCACTTAGAAAGCCTGTCACTCAGAATGGAGCAGGTCATTATCCGTTACTCAAACGAGATTGTCGTATTTGACAAGCCAGCAAGGCTACACTCAAATGTATGGACATTTGTCTCGTTGAACAACCGTATCGTTCACGTAAAAACCGTGCAAGAATATTGTAAAGAGAGAATTCAAGAGAAATCTCAAGTGCTCCGAAAACCGAATGGACCCACAAAATCCATCTAATGATGTAGGACTGGGCGTTTAAGTCCATACAAATCAGCTAAAATAGAATTAGGGTCAGGAACTGCTGGAGAAAAGGTGGGCGTAGGAGCATTATTCCTATTCGCACCTTTTTTCGCGGGAGCTACTGCTCCACCAGCACGAACGCGAGTCAATGCATTGCGACTTGTATTTATATCTTTATGTGTAGTAAACCCCATTAAATTATTTGATGCGTTTAGAGAACCATTACCAACTTGACTAGTGCGGCGATTTGTAGTAACTTGAGAAGCATCACGATTGCCATACCATTTTTTTCCATTCATGTAATTTGATGATGACGCATTAGGAATACTTGTAATTTGCTGGACATTACGTCTAGCTTGCCAATTATATGTTGTAACCGTATTGGTTTGATTTGGCGGATTTTGTGGATAGGTTCTCGAATATATGGCACGTGACATCTCAAACGTACTTTCTCCGTCGCTAGTAATATCCTTTTGTGGCATTGCTCGGATCGCCTTTAATTCTCCATTATTGATGTCTTGAATGATAGGCCCTTGAAGAGTTGTAAGCATATAATATACAATAGGAACTATATATTATATTTATAAAATAGTATCGTTTATCGTCGACGAACTGCCATTAAATTAACATAAGACGCATTATGTTGGTCTCCTCCATTCTTTAAATCATTAAAATTACGGTTCATGGCACTTTGCTTCTTAAAGGTAGTATAGTCAGAAGAATCGGGCACAAAACGTCCGTTACAAACAGCGGATGGTACACCAGTTTGGTCACATTGAGAAATGATTGAGCCGATAGGGCCCTGGCGGCCAGGATACGTTTTATTAATTTGATTAGAACCACCACAGACATAGTGAATGCGTCCTAAAAAATCACCTAAATTATTAATTGCACGGAATGGTGTAATGACGCGATTATTTCCATTTATTATTCCGACTGCACCCTCACCATTCCAGGATTTTGTCAAGACACGCCGCGTCATAACTTGTTCGCTATCTTTAAAATTGAGAAGAGTTTGCTGAGGAGAGTAACCCTGGAAAGGTCCACCCAAATTAGATGTTCCTGTTACTCTTACTGTTGTCGATGAAATAGGAGGACCGTTTAAAGATGTGGACATTTATACTATAATATAAGATGATATATTTTATGAGTATTATATATATTATTTAATTATGTCTGATGAATCTAAAGAGGAAGTTGATTTAGAGAATCTAATAAAAAATCAAGGTATTGTTTCGTATAACCCAGATTGTGTTCGTAAGAAATCAAATTGGAGTAAAGCATCGAATCTTTATAAGTTGGATAAGGATGAGTTTTCACCAAAAACATTACTAAAGGACATCCCAACGCATTCTCCAAAATTACAAAAGTTGTTAGATAAAATAGACGAATTAGACCGGAAAGACCATAAAAAATATGGGAAATTATTTAAACATTTTATATTTTCTGATTTAAAATCGGGAACGTATGGTGCAAAATTATTAGCTGGTGCACTCGTAGCAAAAGGAATGAAATTAGGATATGTGGCCAAACGTAATAAATCTGTAAAAATGGGCAACGATGGTGAAGATGAAAATGATGAAGATGAAAATGATGATGATGATGATACTGATGATGGTAAATCTGTAGGTTCTGTAAAAAGTGATGATAGCTCTTTTAAAAGAGGAAATAGCAAAGAAAAACAAGATGGTGGTGCAAAGAAAGTCAAACCGTTCGGAAAAATAGAGCTTCTTACGGAAGAACAATTAAAGCGTACAAAACAAAATAACTTTTATTTATTATCATCAGTCACAGTATTTGACCAGCCTATTTCAGTTGCAACTAAAAAAGACATTTTGGCAAATTTTAATAAAAGACCCGATAACGTTCATGGCGATTTGGCAAGAATTATTGTCATGGATAGTGGGTTTAAAGAAGGAATTGATTTGTTTGATATTAAATATATTCATATTTTTGAACCTTCTGTAGTTTCAGCAGACCAAAAACAGGTAATTGGCCGCGGTACACGTACGTGTGGGCAAAAAGGCTTAGAATTCCATCCTACCCGTGGATGGCCACTTTATGTGTTTATTTATGATTTATCTATTCCGGAAAAATTACAGCCAACCTTTTTAGATACAAAATCCGTATTTGACCTTTATTTAAAGACGATGAACTTAGATGTTCGACTTTTTCATTTTGCTCATGATTTAGAAAAAACCACTATTTTGGGTTCAGTAGATTATGATTTAAATAAAAACATTCATACATTTTCTATTCCGAGTGAGGATGGAGAAGAAGGAGATGATGGCGAATATGTGTATGGTGGTGGTCCTAAAAAAATCTACGTGCCAAAAATGCGTATTAGAAATTTAGACCAACCATTAATGATACCACCAGCTAAGCGGTTAGGCCACGAACAAATGAGACAATATATTCAGGAAAATTTTGGTGAATATGCGTGGGATCCAGTAAAAATGGAGAACTTATGTGCACCAAAACAAGAGGGGGGGTCGGGTGAAGTCATTAAATATACTCCTACACAAAGTTTCATAAGTCATTATTTTACGCCGACATGTCCGGTAAAAGGTATGCTGTTATCACACTCTGTAGGCACTGGAAAATGTCATGCAAAAGACACACCTATTTTGATGTATAATGGTTCAATTAAAAAGGTTCAAGATATTGAAGTTGGTGAATTTTTGATGGGTGACAATTCAACGCCCAGAAAGGTTTTATCTTTAGCGACAGGAACGGACGAAATGTTTGATATCATTCCTACAAAAGGAGAAAAATATACTGTAAATAGCGAGCATATATTATGTTTAAAATATAGTGGACGTGGTACAATAACAAATGTATCTGCTAGACAACCGAATTTTCCATTTTTGGCATCACACTTAGATAATAACCGAATAAAAATAAAAGCCAAAGGATTTAAAACAAAAGAGGAAGCAGAAGAATATTTGAATTCTTTTAAAGAAGAGGATAAAATCGTCGAAATAGAAGTTAAAGATTATCTAAAACTTCCAAAAAGTTTAGCGAAAGAGTTGAAAGGATACCGCAAAGGCGTGGAATTCTCTTCTTTCAAAATAGAATTTGATCCATACATTATTGGTTTATGGTTAGGCGATGGAAGTTGTCGCGGTCCTGTCATATCTAATCAAGACGCGAGGATTTTACATTATTTGAGAGATAAAGTAAGAGAATATGGGTTACAATTAGTATATCAATCTCAATATGATTATCGGATATCTTCAGATTGTACTACAAAATCAAATGCTATGATTAATGCATTAGAAAAGTACAATTTGATTAATAATAAACATATACCAAGAGCTTATAAATGTAATGATAGATCCGTGCGTCTTTCTTTATTAGCTGGATTAATAGATTCAGACGGATATTATTGCCAACGAGGAAAAACGTTTTCCATAACCCAAAAGAATGACAAATTAGCAGAGGATATTTTGTTTTTAGCACGCTCTCTTGGGTTTGCTGCTTACCTTACGAGAGTAGAAAAGTCATGCATATACAAGGGTGAAAAAAAGACGGGAGTTTATAATTCCATTTCTATTTCGGGACAAGGACTTCATGAAATCCCTACTAAAGTCCTCAGAAAACAAGCTGAAATGAGAGAGCAAATAAAAGACCCACTAACAACAGGCGTTACTGCCAAATCAATCGGTGAAGGTACATATTATGGTTTTACTCTTGATGGAAACAATAGATATTTGTTAGGTGATTTTACAGTTACTCATAATACCTGCAGTGCTATTGCAGCGGCGACAACAAGTTTTGAAAAACAAGGTTATACAATTTTATGGGTGACTCGGACAACTCTCAAAAATGATATTTGGAAAAATATGTTTGACCAAGTATGCAATGAATCTATACGCGAAAAGATTCAAAATCATGGTTTACATATGCCCAAGGAACAGGATAAGCGTATGAAACTATTATCTAAATCATGGAAAATCCGCCCCATGTCATATAAGCAGTTTAGTAACTTGGTTTCAAAACAGAATTCCTATTATAAGGATTTGGTAAAAATAAATGGGGAAACAGACCCCTTACGTAAAACCTTGCTTATTATTGATGAGGCACATAAGTTATATGGTGGCGGCGATTTATCATCTATTGAACGTCCAGATATGAAAGCATTACATCAGTCATTGATGGCTTCATATGAAATTTCTGGAGGAGAATCCGTAAAATTATTATTAATGACCGCAACTCCTATTACTCAGAATCCAATGGAATTGATTCAATTAATTAATTTATGCAAACCCCAAAATGAGCAAATGCCAACAGATTTCGATGAATTTTCACAAGAATTTTTGAATGAACAGGGTCAATTTACGGATAGGGGTCGTGATAGATACTTAGATGATATATCAGGATATGTAAGTTATTTAAATCGTGAAAAGGATGCTCGGCAATTTTCACAACCACAAATTGAGGCAATTTCTAGTCCGCTTATTGAAGATATGACCAATGTTGAAAAATTTGATAAACGCTTAGTTCGAGAACTAACAAAAGGCGAAACAACAGATTTGAAAAATAAGATTACGGAAAAACAGAAAGAATTAAAGGGAGAATTAGGAGAACTTGACGCAAATACCTTTAATTTTTTGAAGGAGGAAGTATGTGGTGATTTAGATGGAAAACCTTTAAAACAATGCAGTAAAGTAGTGAAATCAAATATAAAACAATTAATGGCTGAAGCACGTGATGAAGTAAAAAAAATTCGTTCAGATATAAAGGAACTTCGAGAACGTATAAAGGAGCGAAGCAGTGTGCAAAAAGATGCGATGACTAATGTCCGTGAAAATATAATTGAACATGCGGATGAATATGAGAAATATAAGGAATCATTATTATATTCTCTGAAACAAAAATGTGCTGTTAAAGTCAGTGGTAAAACTGCGTTAATGACATATGTCGAAGAGCATCCATCGATGCAAGGATATAATCGTACATTACAAACATTAAACGATAAAATAGAGGAATTACATGACAATTTAAAAGTTGATATAGTAAAACATAAAAGCCGCATCGACAAATTAAAAAAAATATTAAAAACTGATCTTTCCGAATTGGAACGAAGTGTAATAAATATGACCCTCAAAGAGGAAAAGGTTGTTCAAAAATCAATCATGAAATTGAAAAAGAAAGAAACGGCAAAAGCTGAAAAGGATATAAAAAAGTCGATTGGTGACACCAAAAAATTAAAAAAGAAACAGATAATGAAAATCCGTAAAACTATAAAGGCGACTATCAAGGATAATAAAAAGAAGGAAAACCAAACATTGAAAGAACAAAAGAAACTACGTAAAACCATGCGAAAAGAAGGAACAATGAAAGAAGAAATTAAACATGATTTATTAAAAGAGTTAGTTGACAAATATAAAGGAAAAATCACCGAAGATTTAGTAAATATTGGAGTAGCAGAAGAAGAGAGTGAAATGGAAAAAGAACATCGTAAGCAAGACAAATTACGAGAACAGGAGCGTAAAAAAGAAGAGAAACTACGTATAGCAATTGAAAAAAGGAAACAACGTGACATGGAACGAGACCATAAAAATGATGAAAAAAATAAACACCGGCAAACAAAGAAACTAGAAAAGGAACAAAAACGACGAGAAAAACAAAGAGAAAAGGAAGACAAAAAACAACAAAAAATGGAACAAAATAAAACAAAAAAGAGTAAAAAATAATGAAATCAAAACCAAAACCAAAACATAAATATATATTTAAAAGGTTTACAAACAACATAGATATTTCCATTTGTATCAATACATATAAATGGAAAATGCAGAATCGAATTCAAATGATGAATCGAATTCAAATGATGAATCGAATCCCGATATTATTCACATAGTAAACCCGGAAATAGATAAATTAACGTTGGAACTCTTTATGAATAAAAAGAAATATAAAAAATATGTAGAACAGACAGATCCTAAAAAGCATTCCGAAATCCTGGCATATAATGCGGATATTCAAAAGTATAGAGCAACTATTTTAAATATGACCGATGATTTATTAGAGAACCCAGATATGCAAATAACAAGTGAAATTAGTGAGTTATTTGAATCCTATACACGGTCTATCATTCATTATTTGAAAAACAAAGAATTAGAGAAAATAGGTGATTATGAACACCCTTTTGTCAATAGACAAGAAGAAGATGACGTGATGTTTGGAGAAATGGATGAACCAAGCCAAACCATGAATTCATTTTGGAGTAATGAACAGGTTGTAAAAAAACAGTCAAAATTTAGTAAAAAGGATATTTCGCGGTTTGGCACTTTTTTTCCCGCTCCCAAATAATCTTTTTTTATCAGTATATATAAAGTATAGACAAAGGGAAACATTTTTAATGAAACAAACAAAAAAAGAGATAAAAAATTTGATTAAAAGTGGTGGGAAAGGGCGTCGAACGGGGCATAGACATGTACATGTAAAAGGAACGAGGGGCACTCGCAAACAAAAATTTGTTCCCATGAATTGTAGTCCTGCAGTAAAAGGAAAAACCTTGATTGAACAAAGTTGTTTTCCACCAGATGTTCTCGAAGAAATAAAAAAATCCTACAATAAGCATCATCCGGTGGAACAAGTAGAAGCCGTTGACCCAATACAAATATGGGTTCAATTAAAAGAACGACTTTCAACTTGTAAAAAGGAGGATTGTTGGTTAGATGAAATTAAAGACGAAAATACGCGTAAAAAGTTAGACAAGCACTTATTTGCTCCGGACCAGCCAAACGATTGGAAAAAAGATAAAAATGCCTGGTTATCCAATTTCGATATTTTTGAGGTTCTCCATCAGTACGAATTGTCGCATAAACATTTCAAGATTATTGGGCCTACTCCATTAGATTTTGATAGTCGTCCGAAAGATATGGACGGTCAATGCGTTTGGAATGACCTATGTGGATTTTCAATAGAATCAATGTTAAAACGGGGTAAAACCAAATTAGGAATTGTATTTAATTTAGATGAACATGATGAACCTGGGTCTCATTGGGTTTCAATGTTTGTCGATTTAGAAGACGAATTTATATTTTATTTGGATAGTGCAGGTGAAAAAATTCAGCCCGAAATTATGGTGTTAGCTGAAAGAATAATGCAACAAGGATTGAAAATGCCCAATAAAATGAAAATACACTTTTATGAGAATTGTCCGGTAGAACATCAGATGGGTGAAAATGAATGCGGAATGTATGCCTTATATTTTATAATCACTATGTTGACTGGAAAGACTGAAAATAAAACATTTAAGAATTATATTGATAAGATTAAATATTTCAAGGACAAACGTATTCCCGATAGAAATATGAACAAACTACGAAAGATATATTTCAATTATGATTAGATAATTATTTTTTTTTATCATTCTATTATAGAATGATAGGAGGAACAGAAATGTCAGAAGGCAATACTGATATGAAAAAAGAAATAAAAGATGGTCAAATTGATATAATTACAAAAGTATCTCCTTTCATAGGGAATAGTCCAAACAGAAAAGGATTTAATGTGGGAGATTACAAAGTAATTGTAGATACAAAGGATTTACCATTTAACGATTTTGACCAAGTAGATAAATTTTTATCTGATTTGATAAAGTTTACTGGCGATTATTCAGGTAAAAAAAAACCAAAGGATTATTATATTTATCATCCAAAAATAATGTCGTTTATTCCCGTGAAAGTAGTTGAAAAAAAGGTGATAGACAAACAGGACGGTGGTGTAAGAAAGAAAAAGCGAAATCAAAAAACGATGAAAAAACAATCAAAAAGGAATGGCACTTATAGAAATAATAAAAACAAAAGAAACCGAACAACTAAATTATAAATTTAAAATGCTTAAATTTAATGTAATTATATATTATTATGGATAATTACATTAGTGCGTATGAATATGAAAAAAATGTAAACCCAATTATGACAAATGTACCCTTTTTTGAAAAAGATGTAAATGAATGTGGATTTGGAATTAATTTTATAGATTTTTCACAGATATTCAATGTATCACACAAATCAACTACGCCAAATTTATTAGCTAGTTTTATAAAAATGCCAGCAAATGAATTTCAAGTATTAGAGAACCTAGATATAGACACAAAGAATGAATTTAATGGAACGTCTCATTTATTTTACATTTTAGAAGGGAGTTGCATATGTACGGGTAGCTTTTTTAAAAACGAAGAGTTTATTTTAAATTCTGGAGATATTTTTATTACACCAACCTTTGATAAAATAACAATAAAAAATATAGGCGAGTCGGATTTAAAAATTTATTATATAAACGATAGTCCCTTAGTGAATTACTTAGGTAACAAAGCAGTAAGAAAACTATTTAAATCAGCTGTTTATACTAAGGAATTTTTGACAACAAATTTGCATAAATTGTCAAATCCTAAAAATAATAGAAAAGGGATTTTGTTAAGCAATAAGGATACTGATAAAATAGGAACAAATACAATAACGCCAGTTTTATGGGCACTTTATAATGAATTGCCACCAAATACTGTGCAAAAACCCCATAAACATAATTCAGTTGCCCTCGATTTGTGTATCCATTGTGAGGATAGTGACAATATTTATACATTAATTGGAGATCAGTTAGACGAGGCGGGGAATATTGTCAATCCTCAAAAAGTTCACTGGAAACAAGGGTCAATGTTTATAACTCCACCTGGTTTATGGCATTCGCATAATAATATTGGTAATACAAATGCGTATATTTTACCGATTCAAGACGCGGGTTTGTTATTATACCAAAGAATTTTGGGAATAGTCTTACAACGATAACCAAATAAAAAAAGGGTTTAAAATGCTATTTGTATAAAGTAATATAAATAACATTTTGTCATGTCACTATTCGTCAATCCCCAAAATCAAAAATTATTGTGGGATGTTATAAATAAAGGGGATTTGATCGGTAGGGTGTTTTTAAATTCTTCCTCTCAGCAAAAAGAAGAGTGGTTCAGAACCGTTATTCAATTATTTTATGACAAGCATATGACAAAATCTGGAAATCGAAATATAACTATTCACGAGTTACAGGACATAAATCGTCAAACACTTACGTATATGAACCAAAAGTTACGTGAATATTTGATGCCGAATCAGAATGTTGGCACAAACGTTAGTTCGACAATGCCCTCAAAACAAGAATCTTATAATGAAAAATTTCAACATCGTCAAAAAGAATATGAACAAATGAATGAAAAAAAGGCACCCGAAGTTTTAAATTTTAATGAAAAAGTAGAAGACCAACCTATATCAAATATGGAGGATTTGATACAATCTCATATAAAGATGCGAGAAGCAGAATTAAAACAATATTCTCCTTCGCTAACGCTTGTGCCGCCGCATTCGGTTCCAGGGTCACAACGCCAATCTACTTTAGTAGAAAACGTGACGTCTTCTTATCAAAAAAATGAAGTGGTTCCTTTAGTAATTGATAAAAAAACAAATATTACTATCGAAATCGAAACAGTAGAGGACAAAGAACCAGAAAAGGGTAAGAAGGCAGTTAGTTGGCAAATTGATAGTTTGAATTCGGAACAAATCAATATAGATGAGATAGTGGACACTCGTAAAGAAAGTCGGTTAGAGAAATTAGAATCTTTGGTTTTGGAACTTGCAAATAAAGTAGAAACAATAATATCGGAATTTCAATTAATGAAATCGAATGAAAAATCGATATAGAAATATATTTGTATTATACACAACGCCGAACAAAATCCAAATACAAAATACATGGCAGATTTATTAAAACATACCCTTTTTATTAATTTAGAGAACCGGATAGATAGATTAGAGCACACTTTAAAAGAATTCGGAAAACTACAAATCGTTGGAGAACGCATCAATGCGGTAAAAATGAAAAATGGGGCGGTAGGCTGTACGATGAGTCATATAAAATGTATCGAACTTGCCAAGTCCCGAGATTATGAATATGTTTTTATTTGTGAAGACGATATTAGCTTTACCAATCCGGAGTTGTTTTTGCAAAATCTAGCTAAATTTTCGGAAAATGAGGATATTCAATGGGATATACTCATTATTGGTGGGAATAATGTTCCACCCTATCAACAAATTGAAGATTATTGTGCCCGCGTTTTTTACTGCCAAACCACAACAGGATACATCGTAAAACGTCATTATTATGATACGCTTTTGTCGAATTTTCGAGAAAGTGCTGGGAATTTGATGCGGAATCCTGAGAATAGGCGGGAATATGCTTTGGATATTTATTGGAAACGTCTTCAGATGCAGGATTTTTGGTATATGATTACCCCGCCCACTGTAACGCAGTATGAAAATTTTAGTGATATAGAAGAACGGGATACGAATTATGATTTTTTGATGCTAGATATGGAGAAGACCTGGTATATTGAAAAAATGAAACGGATGAGAGAGGCCGAGGCAAAAAAGACCATGAATTTTACTTAGTGCGTTTAGTTTTACGAGATTTTTTGGACTTGCGTTTAGATTTCCGTTTGGACTTTTTGGACTTTTTAGATTTTTTACCACCACGTGCTGCGGAATCACTTTCAATTGTATCATGCAATTTTAACGAGCTAAGCTGTAGTGAGTCAATTAATTCATTCATTCCTAGTAACAAAGAATCTCGACCAGTCATTATACTTTGCTCATCGGGAACGCTTTTCGCACTATCACTATCACTTACCCGAAGAAAAGATAGGACGTTATCTTGACAAGATTCTTGTGGAGCTTCATCTGAATATTCGTGTGGAGCTTCATCTGAATATTCTTGTGAAGGTAATGGCGAAACAAATTCTTGAGATCTAATAAATACATTTTGTGGTATAGAACTTGATTCTGGATATTTTGCTCTACCAAACCCGTCTGTAGTTGATCCTAACTGCGAAAGTTGGTAAATCGATGAATTGTACCCAATATAATTGGCACTACCTTCTTCAAAAGATTTACGCAAGGTTGTTAGTTGTGTCAGGTATTGGTTTTTTTCCTTTTCAAAAACAAAAAGGGTTAATTCTTTACCATTGAAACCTAAAAAAGGGTGTTTTAGTTTTAACAATATCTGTAATAAATAAGATAATCCATAATCTATAGATATAGAAAGAAGTGTTTGAAAGGCGGGTCTTTCTGGTGTACCATCAGAATTCTGTACTTTTGGTATTAAAAATTCTACATTTGCTAATTCTGGGTTAAATCTTAATTTGAAAACTATACTTTCTTCAATTCTCCACAAAGCTGCGATATATTTATCTACTTCTTTATCAAGAAGACTTTTTTGTGTAATAATAGAAGCCCAATTTTGGGAAGTTTCATTTTTTTTAGCTTCCACATTAGCAGCGTCCTTATTTTGTTTACATCTTTCATCTAAAACAATTTTTGTGGTTTTTAAAACAGGTAAAAGATCTTTTATTGCTGCATAAATATAAGATTTTGAATCACTTACATCACCATGTTGTTTTTGTTGATTTTCAGCAAAATTAAAAACGACGGGTGCTTCGTCCGTGCTAGCTTTCTCGATTTGCATCTTAACTAACTGTTTTGTTCTTTCAACATACGTTTCTCCTTCTTCATAATTAACAGGCCGTACAAATAGTTCTGATAATTCAGTAAAAGCTGATACATTACTACTACTACTACTACACCTTGATATTTTACTGTCTTGACTTGAATCGCTACTTTTATCAAGAGGACGTTTATTTGTTTTAGTATTATCAAGATCTTTTGGCATTTCTAGCTACAATATCCCTACAAAAAAAATAAAATCCTAATTCCCCAATCTCAAGAAAGCTGCCAATACTGATTTATTCTTTTGTTCATATTCCATAGATCGAAGTTTGGCAGCGTGCTCCTTTTTCATCATACTTTCTTTATATTGACGTTCCTGGTCAGACAACAACCGTTCTGCTTCGTCTTTTTCTAAAGGCGTATAAGAATGTTTATTCCGTTCTCGATTATAATGATCGACAGATGTAAACTGAGGAACTTTTTCAAAATCCCGTTCGCTAACAGCAAAAATCGTTTGTTCTTTATGGACTTTTCGTAAATCATCAAATTTTAATTTACTAAAAGGGTCGCTACAGACATATGCATCATCAGTTTCATTATCAATTTCATAATAAAACCCACTACTATTGCCCGTGCCAATACTCAGGTTCTCAACACCCCTATACCGTGATAAAACTGCCCCCTCATTTTCCTGTTTAAACCGCTCGAATGCCTGGCCCATATTTTTAGACGTTACATTTTCAGGCACCTTAAAACCACCATCTTCTTGACTAAACCATGCATTTCGTGTCGCATCGGGTTTATGTGCCATGTTTTGTTCAAATAATTCATTAAATTGACGTTGAAAATCAGAAGTATTCATCTCGCCAATCGTATTCGCTATACGTTTTGACCCTGCCTTATCAAACCCACCAGCATTCACTTGCTGATATTTAATTTCCTCTTTAGGAACAGGGCGGTCTTGTTTTGATTGGTTCTCATAGAATTGTAATACCATATCGAAGGCCTTTTTATAAAATAAAAAATATTCGGGACCTAGATTTGATTTATCGGGATGGGTCATAAGTACGGTTTTTTTAGCTCGTTTTAAGTCATCAATTGATATATCATAAGTGAGTCCAAATAAATCCAAAATTTCATCTAATTTGTACATATGGATATTTAGATTATGTTGAGACATGGCGATTCCAATTGATTACTTATATATAAAAATAGACAACATATTTTTATATGTATTATTATCTAAAAACAAAACAAAACAAAACAAAAAAACAATCCCTTAATTTTTTGAGTATATATAATATACAATGTCAGACATATATGTTCATGTCGCTCATATTTTAATTTTCTCAACCTTTTTAGGATATATTGGAATAGAACAGGCCAAAATGCCAAAGTATTTATATCCAATCATTCTTTCTACAGGGGTTTTTGTAATCATGTATCATATATATAAATCGATTTTTAAAAAAGATGCCTGGATTAATTATATTCATATTTTGTTAGTTGGACCCGCATTAGTTTACGTAGGGTTTTATAAAGAAGAAACGCCAAGAAAAGCATTCGAAGTTGTTCTCATGTTTGCCTTTGCCTCTTTAGGATATCATGGATATTATTTGTTCAATGAAAAATAAAAAAACGTTTTTTACAAATAAAATATCAAAAGTAAAAATAAACTAAGCTAATTTTTTATCACAAATGATCGATAGATCAGTTAGTTATAGGCGTATCAACCTAACCCAGCCCATCAAAAATTTGATTGATACGTCAATCACGATAACGACAAAACAGAAGAAGAGACCAAAAGTTGCTAACAAACCCAAGATGCCGAAAAAGCCTCCAACGAGGGATCCAACGAAGGAAGGCGGTGCCGGGATATTGACTTTGTCACATTTGTTTATGTAATAATCCGTCAAAAGCGAAGCCGAATCTGCGACGTAGATGTCGTGGTATTGTGGGACAACATTTGGACACTGTCCAATCTCTATGTCTGGATGAATCATACGTGCGACACTGCAAGTATTTGTATGTTGCATTTCTGCCTTGAGGTATTGTGCCTTCCTGTATCGACTTGCTTTTGAATTTCCGCCATACCGGCATATGACGATTGGAATCCCTTGTGCAGGCGTCAGGAACGAGAGGAATGTGAAGAAGGCAAGGAAGGTGAGGGACCAAACTGACATCACGTTCCTCACGTTCCTTGTAAAAGTGTTCGACATCTTTCTCTGCTTCTTGGTGGGGGTTTTTAGTGTAAAAAAGTTATCCAAAAAGTTATTCAATTTTTTATCAGAATACAACACTTTTTTTATTATGAAGAATCATAATAAAAACAATCATATAAATATAAATATATATATATACAAAAATAGTAGGAATGTTGCCAATTATAACAGAAATAAAAGACCGACTTCATTTTGCTCAACTTCTCTCTTTGAATCCGGGTGTTCTCATAATAAAATTTGGTGCCGATTGGTGCGGGCCCTGTAAATTAATTGAAAAAGATGTAACTAATTTTATGGCTCTTATGCCAGATAATGTACAATGTGCGATCATTAATGTAGACGATTGTACTGATGTTTATAGTTTTCTTAAAAGTAAGAAAATGATAAATGGAATACCAGCAATTTTAGTTTATTACAAAGGGAATACAAACGTGTTTCCAGACGACATGGTAGTTGGTGCAGATATTAAAAAAATAGCTGAATTATTCAATAGGGCATACAATAAGGCCAAATGTTAGACAACGGGTTTACACTAAAAATTATGACTAGTCGCTTTTAGGCGATCATGACTACATTGCACTTGGGAAAACGGGTTTAGATCTTTGTAATGTTTTTTATAAGGTCGATCAAGAAAATGTCTCATAATCTTACATGAATTGTCTTTCTTTGTTTTGGGGTTAATAAAATCACCACATTTTGAACAAATTTGAGCATTAAAATACGTTTCTGGTTCTGCCGCATCATAAATGCCATATCTGACCTTTGGAACATTTTTCTTGTATACAAAGAAACATTTAATTATATGATCTGTATTTTTATCCCCATGTCTATCACCATGTCTATCCGAACCGTTCTTAAAATGAACGTCAATATGAAGTTGGTTCTTTAATACATCCAACATAGCATTTTTCTTTTGGCGTTGAACTTTTTTAATTCTGAGAAAGCAGAAATCTTTTACAACATCAACAACAACCGATGGAAGTGGGAGCTTCTCTATTATACGCTGCTTCTGTAAACATGACATGATGCGTTTTTATAATTTTTTACAATATGTTATTTTATAAAAAAGTTTTCAATTTTTTATAATTATAACGAAAATCCTTAAATCGATTCCGTTATAATTATCCCAAAGTTAATCGACACAATGAATACGACAAAGTCGTCTAGAAAAGCAACAAAGATGACACAATCTTATTATTGATTATTAATTATACAGCCTTGAACATTTTTGTCAGCTTTTTTTATTTATGTGAGCGAGTTTTTTTATGTTTTTTTTCTGGGCGACTACGTTTAATAGATTTTCCTCCCACTTTTACTGGAGCCGAAGGTAAAACCGACGCAATTGGTGTCGCAGCCGTAGCATTTGCACTTGGAAATGGATTCAAAGAACTAATAGAAGACGTAATTGAAGAGGCAGCAGATGAAACCGTTGATGAAGTTGAAGTATTTGAACTTGAAAATGGACTCAGTGCACTAATATTTGGTAACATAGATGTCGAGCTTTGTCCAGGACTAGCAGCACCATCTGTTGGTTTTTGTTTATCTAAAAAAGTAGCATAAGCGAGAACCAACGTAGTTATACTAATTAAACCATATGCTAACATTGGAACTGGTTGGTCATTCATGATAGTTATATTGTATTGATATTTTATTTTTCATAATCCCTAAATTGCATTCATATTATTTGTATAATTATTTATTTTCCCAATCTTTGAACAATCCGCCAGCTTTCAAATTGGGTATAATTATTTTTGGTTTATCTTTCTTAATTATTCTTATTTTTTGATTTATTGATATAGCTGGATTTTCCAATTTTTTCAATAAATTCATTTTTCCATTTAAATTGACAATCTGTAAAATAGTATCATTGTCGATATCAGAACTTATATTATATCTCATATCATGCCCACTACAATTATTGTTTTGATAATTTTTTATATTTCTATTATTATCATGATAGTTTGGCTGTAAAACATTTGAAGAATAAAGTCGTTTTTGAATATTATCTCTATAATTCAAAAAAAAACTCATGATTAGAGATTTCCAAAACATGGTTTTTTTTTGTTTTTATAATATTCTTATATAATATTATTCTTATATAATAATATTATTACATTATTACACATTCAAATATAGCTGTTACAGATAACTAAATTTGCACGTAGTCAATATTCATCGGTTCTACTGATTCCTGGAACGGATCTCGATGCACTTATCTGCCCATCGCGACTTGATATCGGTTTCTACATCAGTCTTCATGTGCCGCTCAAATTGCTCAGGGCTATCATAGAACATCGTGACCGAATCTCTTCCAAACTGTCCTGTTGCATTGGTGACCTTGAAGAACTGGTGCTCATTGAGTGTGCCAACGCGGAACTGATTGTATTTAGAACCAGTGACCGCATCACGAATCATTGTTCCAGGAACCATGTTTGTGCTATAAAACTCAATTGCAGAAGGCTTCCCGTCTCGAACCAACTTGATTCGGTGGTATCCCCTGTCTACCTTCTTGCTATCTTCATACAACCTACGCTGGTTCTTCCTATATGTATCAACCGTGCTTTCATCATCACCTCCCAAATCGTCAATTGATCGGGCTGTGATATTAAGATAGTCATACTCTTCATCTTCTTCAGAGAAATCGTTTGGGTGGAAACGGTCGTCTTCGAAGTGCATTTTTGCTGTGGTGCTTGGGCGTTAATTTGATATATTTAATATTCCAAATTGTTTAAATCAATTTTTTACAAATTATTTATTTTCCGTCCCCACGTTTTACTTTATTTGTGTTCTCAATATATAATGTCTTTTAATAAAGCGAATTTGCGTGATTTTATTATAAAACAATTTATGGGTCCTCAAATTGCTAAAAATACTATACTAAAAGAGGCCGATAGTGAATTAGATACGTTTTCGGAAATACCCAAGGTTGACAATCTGCCATTGGCCGAGAAATTGGCGGTTCAAGACTTACCCAAGGTTAAAAAGCCTGCCCAAACAGAAGATAAATATGTTTATTTAGAACACGATGTTTTATCAAAAGAGTTCAGTTTTGATAGAGAAACCCCCATTTTGCAACAAAAACCTCACAAAATAAAATTATGTCTCTTCTCAATAAATGAGACATTACCTCGGCCTTTTTTAGAGTTTTTTTTTGAAAATAGCAACGGTGTTTATCAATTTCCTTCTATTAATTTAGTTATGGAACCTTTTTTACCTATTATAAAAAAAGAAGATGATACCAAAATAAATATGACGGACATTGCTATCATTCCACAAAACAATGAACAAGTTGACCAAAACGTAGAAAATGAACAAGGCGATGATGAAATAGACATCGAATTTTTTAGTCAGTGTTCTCAGTTCTTTCAAAAAACAACCGGGTTATCTCATGATATTGCAAGTCAACGCTATTTAGGATTTATTGAAAAGGATGATGTAATTTATGTGTTTTTTAATTGTAGTAAATTAGAAGGATTTGGAAAAATGAACATAGGAATCATAGATGAAATTTTAAATAAAAAGAAAATGTATGAACTGCCTATAGAACAACACGTTATTGATTTGTTTTTGTCTAGTCCATTAATCACGCATATTTATTATCAACGTGGCGAAGAAATTCCTTATCCATTGTCAGTGAATTTGTGTTTATCCGACGGCGAGGGACAATATAAAAACGCGTATTATTCTGATCCATTAAAACCCGTATCGATTGTGAATCCCAAAGTAGAACATCCTTTTTTTGGGAGTGTCTATATTTTTTCTTCTGAACCAATAATTCATGGTTCTACTAAGGGATTAATTCAGGGATTAAGTGAAACATTTACTGAGACAAATTCTACTCCCATTAAAAGATTTGCTTTATTTACTGATTCTGCCAAAATGTATAAAGAAATAACTAGTGCTGAACAAGTGGATAAACGATATATTTGTTATGGATTTGTTGAAAAATCCCATGAATTGTGGGCTGTAAAACAAGTAAAATTATTTGTTGAATTATAAATTACTAGAAAATCAATAATATAGCAAGATAGTATATATTATCAATGCATTATTTTGCCGAATCTATCGTGGTTGGATTATATTGCGTAACTATTTTTTGGATGTTGCGACCATATATTCTAGACAAAAACGCATTATTTTTTTTGACAGGGTTCTCAAAACATTTATTTGGGTGGATACTCGGATTACAAACATATTACTGTAAATTTGGCAACGCGTGCGAACGGTATAATAGCGGAGCAAATACAATGCGTTCTTTTTCATTTAAAGGACAAATGTTTGCAGAAAGTTTGGCAGAAGGATTATTATTTTTAGTACTTTTACAAATACTATTTAAAATTGTCAATAATACTCTCAACAAATATGTAATTTTATTTTTATTAGGAGTATTATTGCATTTATCGTTTGAATTGTCCGGAATTCATCATCGGTTTTGTTTAGAGAATTGTAATAGGAAGTCTCATTACTAAAGCTATAAAATAAACATTGTATTATTATATAATGTATATCATTTCAGGTGCGAGCTTCCATCTTATTGCCATCTCGTTTTTTGTATATTTATTTGTCAACCTTTTCGAGAATATGATTCACTATAACATTGGTAGATTTAGTAATAAACAAACCCAGTTCGAACTACCTAGTGAAAGTGATTTGATAAAAATAGTGGTAGTAATGTTCGTATTCGCTTTACTACAAGGATTGTTAACATATTTTTTCAATAACTTATATCGAATAAAATTCTAAACATGGGTAGATATGCGTTGTTCTAGACATTGTCTACTAAATAAGTAATTAAAAAACGCATCAATACTTCGGCTTCTACTTCATCTTTCATATTATCAGTAATTTCTTCTTGAGAAGGTTTACGACCAAACATTTCTTCAAATTTTGTTACGTATTCAGTTAAACACTTGGAATTTTCAGTATATTGTTTTTCAAGATCAGTAGCTATTTTTTTGGAAAATTCTACGGTTTCACGTTCTCTCTTCAATGCTTCTATTTCATCTTGCTGTTTTTTCTTTAACGCTACTTCTTTATCAGTAATCTTAAGTTGCTGTAATTGAATAAGTTCATCCTTGGTTTTCATAGCTTCTTCTTTTGATTTTATGATTTGCTCACTTGCATTTAAAACGTCGAAATCGGTATTTTCTACAGGTTTATTTAATTCTAAATACCAATGATGACGCGTTTCGTTCGCACTCACAATAATATCACAAATATCCGGTTTCTTGAGTTCATCAAACCGTTTACGTTCAATAGTCCCCTCTTTTCCTTTAAATTTCTTGTTAAATTCATTTACTACAGCGGTATTCACAATAGGACTAGTTTCCATCAAACGGTCGAATTCCTGGCGATTTAATTTTAAAAAATGTGCTGCGTCCATACGTTCGTCGGGTTTTTTAGCTAATTCAATCCGAATATTACGAGCAAATTTATCCCACGAAATAGAAGACACGCGATGTGCCTCATTTAATTCAGCTATTTTTAAATATTGCTGGACAGTAGTTAAAATGCCAATAAAAATATTGACTGCACCTATGGCCATTGGAGAATATGTTTGGTAAGCAATAGGTAAACTAGTTTGTGCAAAAGATGCAGTTCCACTAATAGTAGATAAAACAATGGCAGGAATAGTAAACCAGGCATTCATATAAGAATAGTTTTGATGAGCACGTGCATTTAACCATTTGTAACATTGAGCAATGTCACACCATTCTACCATAATTAATTCGTTTTCAGGAGACCATTCTACTGACTTTGTACCAACATTAATACTCATGCTATCCGTATTGTCATTTGACACATTATTTGTAGCTAAAGTCTCACTGCGATAATTGTTTGCTTTCTCTTTTCCTTTTTCTTTTTCATTATCATTATTGTGACTTTCTTTCATTTTTCACTAACCACCTTATATATATTATATAATATATATTTGAACGAATAAACTATGTTCGGTCAAATATTACACCGATAAATCAATTAAAAGGCCAAAGGCGGTTGGCCTTTTAATTGATTTATCGGTAACGTTGCCCTTGAATATCTAGCAGGACGCCCTTTTGGCGTCCCGTTTTAAATCTTCAAGGGTGTAATTCGTTTTGTACTAGGCACTATTTGATTCTGAAGGAAGTGTGCATATATCACCTGTCTTACCAGTACAGCCGTCCATAATATTTATTTGTATATTTGATGTTTCTACTGCAACAGGCTTAGGTTCATCCGGTTTTTTCTCAGGTGCAACAATTACAACAGGCTTAGGTTCATCTGCCTTTTTCTCAGGAAGTTTCGGTTCATCTGCCTTTTTCTCAGGAAGTTTCGGTTCATCTGCCTTTTTCTCAGGAAGTTTGGGTTCATCAGGTTTTTTCTCTGGAATAGCTATAGTAATAGGACTAATCATTGTTGCATTATCTTCGTTATTAAAAGATTTCACAGTAGGGATACTATTTTTATCCTCATTCGTAAACTCGGTATCTTCTAATATCGGTTCATTTACAACTTCTTCGCCTACAATATAAAACCGACTTAACTTATCTTGATCACCAATATCATCAATCGAAAAAGTGCGATTAATATTAATATTTTCTTCTACTTCTTTGTAAAAATCCTGCAAACGTAAATACATACGATTTAACTGTTTCTTCTCCGAAATATGAAAAAAGGATACATAATTGATATACAAAGAAACCTGTTCCTTCAATAAACGATTTTCATATTCTAACGTGTTCAAAAAGTTAGAAATCGAGAACCCAATCCGATGATTATCGTTATAATGTTCGATGGCATCGGTTTTGTCAATCGTTCTAGCATATAATTGATTTATTAAAAACAAGATATTGGAGTGGATTTCTTTTATATCCTCTAATTTATATTCTTGAAATGGTTCTAAATCTTTATAAGCAGGATATGATTTTAGTTCTAGTTCGTTTACGTCTATATCAGCACGGTTTTCCTTGATATGAGCAATAATTATATTATATAATTTATAATAATCACAATACATACGATTATTCATGAGAGCCCGATATCTATCAATATGTTCCATTTCCATAGAAAATGTTTTATATTGAAAATAGAAGGAGTCCAGGCAAAATAAAAAAATCTTCTTATTGTTTTGCTTTATCAAATCATTGTATACAAGCTTGAGTTGTGATAATTTATCCGAGACAACCGTTTTTACCTTGGATATTTCGCGTTTCAATGTAATGATATTATCAAAATCGTTACGGAGTTTTTCAATTTGAAACGCATGAATATGAGACATTACTTATATTTGTATATTTTGTAACTATAAGATATGACTATATTTTATGGAATACAACAAAGTTGAAAAAATTCTCGTTGCATATCTTCATATTCTTTTGCTAAAGAATTCCTGTCATCGTATAAAGTAACTGGACTAGAACAACGACTTCCGTGGGGTATGTGTTTTTTAAATTCCCAACATTGTTGGTTTTCAATATCATAGATAAAATTCATTGAGCCACGCTTTTGTATGTTTTCATAGAAATAGGTAGATAATGGATTATCATAAAACTCCATTACAATAAATGCGTAATAATATGGGTCATTTGTGTTTTTATTAATATGCATTTCTAGATTTAAAATGTTTCCAATTTTACCTTGTTGAAGAATACTTGTCATTTTTTTCTGGGTGAGTACGGTTTTAATTCGTGGTACAAAAATGCTTGCAATATTAGGCATGAACAAACGATATACTAAATTTAATATAATAGTTTGAAAATCAATTTTCTTAAAAAATTGAATTCAACGACATAGATAGGAGTAACAAATATACTACCCCGCAGAACAATGGAGACAATTAATAGTACAGTTCTTGAATTTCACACCAACAATGAAACACTCCCATTTCCAATGGCGTTTGAGAATGAAAAGTTTGGTATTTTCACTGTGAAGATGGAAAAGACTGATATATCTACCATTCCGCTGTTTATTTTGTTTACTATTGATAAGACAGGTTCAATGTGTGAGTGGAATGGTGATAACCGTTCGTCAAAAATGGACTATGTAAAGCAGACTTTCCGAAATATGATTAGTTATTTGGCAAAACAAGACCTAGAAATTTATATTTGCGTACAATCATTCAATTGTGAAGTTTCGGTTGATGTTGAAAAGGAACGTGTTTCGCGTGACAATATGGAATGTCTAATTCAAAAGATTGACGCATTGTTTCCGGAAGGTTCTACAAATATAGAACTCGCTCTTACAAAGGCCACCGAAACATTACAGTATTATGGGAAAGCATTTCCCGAACACCAAATAGCTCATATCTTTATGACAGATGGTGAACCAACACTTGGTAAATGCAGCAAGTCTGAACTTGCCGAACTTGTAGATGATAGATTTGCCAATATCTTTGTAGGATTTGGAATAGATCATAATTCATCACTATTAAAGACGCTAAGTGATAAGAAGAATGGTGAGTATCAGTTTGTTGATAATATGGAAAACACTTCCTTAGTATATGGTGAGACAATTCATCGTTTCCTTTATCCTGCTCTTAGCCAGGTACATATTCGCGTAAATAATGGTCTTATTTATGACTGGCAAACTAATACGTGGACTGAACAAATATACGAACCCGTTCTTGTTAGTGAAGTGGAAAAGACATATCAAATTAAGTCGTCAACAAACAATCTGATGACAGTAGAAATTTGGAGTGACGATATGTGCGTTTGCAATGATTTTGCAATGCCAGAATTGGTAGACGAAAACGGCGAGACAATAGAACACGATTTATCAAAGTATTCATTCCGCCTCAAAGTGCAAGAACTTTTGTTTGGAGCAAGAAATTTAGATACCAGAAATTTGCAGGACAAAATGAAAATCGAATTCAAGAGGGTGTTTAAAAAGATGCGAGTATATATGAGAGAGAATGCATTAGTTGATGACCCATTTATGAAGTTACTTTGCGATGATATTAGCGTTACTTATCGGACAATGGGAACTAGGGCTGGTCACGCATATGCTAGTGCTAGACAAACATCTCAAGGAAGACAACAATCATATACGCCTGCTCAATGCGTAGATAATAACCAAGATATATTTAATTTGACTCGGTCAAATGCAATCGGGGCTTTTCCTCGTCAAAATTCGATTGCAGGTCCATCCCTTTTAGAAGACGAAAATTCTCAACAAGAATTCGAGAATATGCAAATGCATAGACTTGACGTGGTAAATGAAGATGGTGAAAACGGAGGAAATGTTGAAAATCCAATAGACGAAGACGATTTAGATAATTTCTTACCTTCAAATTCTAATGTATCTTGTTATGTAACACAAAGTGGGCTCCAAACGATGAGGAGCATGAGTCAAGGCGTCAACGATTGTAATATCTAAAAATAAAAAAAAAGAAAAAAGAAAAAATTAATAAAACAATAATAAAATTGAATCAAAGGGTATAAATAAACAAAATAGTATTATATATAAAAATGGAAACTACATTACCACCAAATTTTCGTTCTATGTTGATTGATTTTACAAATGATTTAACAACGACCTATCCTGAATTTTCTTATTTATGGTCAAAATGGGCGGACCCTGAAATTACAGACATAGAACTTAAAGTATTATTTGATTATTGCCTCAAGATATACCCCCAGCGATTTTTTGATATTTTATACCAAAACGATGCAATTTTTTCACCTGACGATGAGACAGATACTTATTTTTTACCAAATGTTAGTTTTCGACTTTTATTTAATTGTGAGGATGTTAGCGAGTCTACCAAAAAGACACTATGGAAATATTTGCAATTAGTCTTATTTACCATAGTTGGTGGTGTAAAAGATAAGTCGAGTTTTGGAGACACCATGAATTTATTTGAAGGAATAGATGAAAAGGATTTACAGGAAAAATTAGCGGATACGATGAGTGGCATTACTGATTTTTTTAAGAATTTAGAGAGACCGAACCAAGGTGAAACAGATGGTACAGACGTTGAAGACAATGAAGTGCCAAATTTGACTGAACTTCCCGACATGAAAAAAATGCAGGAGGAATTTAAAAACATGTTTGAGCAAACTGGAAATCCAAGCAGTAATCCATTGCCCGATTTATCCAATATACAATCTCACTTAAAAAGCCTTTTTGAAGGAAAAATCGGTTCTTTAGCGAAAGAAATGGCGGAGGAAATATCCGAGGAATTTAAAGATATTTTGGAAGGAGATACGTCAGGAATTAAAAATTCAGAAGATGTAATTAAAAAATTAATGAAAAACCCCAAAAAAATCATGGATTTAATGAAAACCGTTAGTTCTAAACTTGATAACAAGATGAAAAGTGGTGAAATATCAAAAGAGGAGCTCATGAAAGAAGCTGGCGATTTATTAGGCAAAATGAAGGATATGGGTGGGGGTGAGGATTTAAATCAAATGTTTAAGGAAATGGCAAAGAAAATGGGTGGATTGGGTAAGAATATGCGGTTAGATACAACGGCTATCGAACGTATGACTAAAATGAATACTACCAAAGAAAAGATGAAGTCACGATTTGAATCAAAGAAACAACTTCAGCAAGAAGAAATAGAGAAGCGAAAGGAAGAGATTCGTAAACGCGTAGAAGAACAACGTCAGCTTATGGCAAAGTATTCTTTAGAAAGTACGGATAGTCCGAATAATTTTGTATTTCGTTTAGAGGGCGAAGAAGCACAGGAAAAGTCATTTATTCATCCAGATTTGTTGAAAGAGGAAACGAAACCAGTGCCTTTGAAAAAGAAGAAGAATAAGAACAAGAAGTAGGAAAATAAAATAGTATCACTGTATTATATAAATGGGGCTTTTCAAATACATTAATTTTTATTTATTTTTTGCTAGTCTGGTATTTGGTCTTTTTGCTGTCTATATGACTATGCCCGATAACCGAACTATATTGGTATATCCTACACCTGAAAACGTGAGCTTATTACAATATAAAGACAAAACTGATACGTGTTTTTCGTTTAAACAGACCGAAGTCTCTTGTCCAAAAGACGAAAATGAGATTTCGAAAATACCATTACAGGGATGAAAAATAAAAATACTATGACCAGATATTGTCTGCTTATAATATAAAACAATGAATTTTAAAAGACTATTAAACACGGACTACGGAAAAAACTTAATCTCTATTTTATTAGGTCTTGGTTTAGCCACATTATTTAGAAAAGTATGTACAGATAAAAACTGTATTGTTTTTAACGGACCTGTCATTGGAGATATCGAAGGAAAGACCTATAAACATGGAGATAAGTGTTATAAATATTCGGTAAATGCGGATAAATGTGATTCTACTAAACGCGTTGTAGGAGTTATTGAACCCGAAACGAAAGAGAATGGTCTCAAATTTTAAAGAAATATAATAGAAATATTTTGTATATATCTATATTATATAATCATGTCGCCAATTAATGCGAGTATGTCCTTTGCGGGTAACGCCACCTCTTACTTAACCGTTCCTTACGATTCAGGATTAAATTTTGGCACGGGAGATTTTACGATTCAATGGTATCAATATCAAACTGACAATAATCGATTCCCGAGAGTATTTCAAATTGGTACTTATCCAAGTGCAACTGTTGGAGTATCTATCGAAGGTGGTACTTTTTATTATTGGATAGGTAATAGTCCTCGTGGTGTCGGAATAACCAATTTCAAAAATATTTGGACTCATTTTGCTATTTCTCGGGTTTCTGGAACTACACGTATCTTTATGAATGGAATGAAAATATCACAGCTTTCAGATACAAATAATTATACAACTTCATATGAATTGACAATTGCGAATGAATTAACAAAAACGAATGTTGCTGGATTTGGCGGATTAATTTATGGTTTTGATTTAGAAACCACGGTTGGATTATATACCAATAATTTCACTGTACCTTATACACTTCCCTCATTAACTGGAACAACAGTTTTATTATTGTCTGGAAACCGCTACCAAGGTTCATTAGGAAGCACGGTTGTTCCTACAAATGTTGCAACCGATGCCCGGGTTCCCGTCGGACCTAGTCCACCTTGTTTCTTAGAAGGTACCAAAATATTATGTTTGAATACGTCTGGTGTGGAAGAGTATATTCCAATCGAAAAGATTAGAAACGGGGTCCTTGTGAAAACCTCAAAACATGGTTATGTCGCAGTAAATATGATTGGAACAACATCTATTATTAATAATAGCAATACTAAGACGGAAAATAAATTATATAAATGCACCAAGAAAAATTACCCCGAATTAAAAGAAGATTTAGTAATTACCGGATTTCATTCTGTTTTAGTAGATTCACTTACTTCTGAACAACGCGATAAAACCACAAGACAGCTAGGTGATATTTATTTAACTGATGATAAATACCGTCTTATGGTTTATTTAGATCCTAAGGCAGAGCAATATAAAAAAGAGGGAAATTTTAATATCTGGCATTTAGCTTTAGATAATGCGGATTATTATATGAATTATGGTATTTATGCCAACGGGCTTTTGGTTGAAACTACCAGTAAACGCTATATGAAAGAATTATCCGGAATGAAATTGATGTAAACGAAAAAAAAATTCGTCAAACGATACAATCTTTAGTTGTTTACTATTGTATAGTTTATAAAATGGAAAATGCCATTACTAGAATCTCAGATTTGCCAATAGATAATAATATGCAAATGTCAAACACTTATTCACCAATTATACAGAATCAGGGTTCAAATATGATGCCGAATCAGGTTCCAAATATGATGCCGAATCAAGGTCCAAATATAGGTCAAGAACAGCCTCCAAATTATATGCCCATTAATATTCATCCAAATCCTTACGGAATTTCAGCTCAAAATCCAATTATGCCTCCCCCTCAACAGCCTAATGTTTCCCAAAAACAAATGATCTCTGAGGAGCAACAGATGCAACTGCAGGCGATGCAACGGCAGCGACTTCCGTCGCGTGATATTCCTCAAGATACTACTGGATATATTCAAGATGACCAAGTAAAGCCGAATTATATTCCCAAATCCAATGTTTCAAGCGATTATGTACGTGACCATGAAGATTTCACTGAGAAAAACCGTAAGGAATATGAAAATAAAAAAAAAGAGAGCAATCGGTTAGATAATTTCTTATCAGAATTTCAAACACCAATTTTTGTAGCTATTTTATTTTTCTTCTTTCAATTACCTATAATTAACCAAACTTTTTTTAAACCTATTTCTTTTTTGTCACTTCATAATTTAGATGGGAATTTTAATTTTTATGGGTTATTTTTAAAGAGTTTGCTATTTGGTTCAGCCTATTATAGTACATTTAAAATGATTCATTTTTTGGTTGAATTATAATAAGTGTTACCACATTATTGGTTAGTATAAAACGGTAGGTTACTGGAATTTAATTCTTTAAAAATAATAAGAATAAAACTAAATTGTATCAATTCATAAATGCTAATTGAATTTTATAATTATTTTTCCAAAGAAAAAGGGAGGGGTCGTAGGGTCAGAGCCCGCAAAGCGGGCTCCACCTTATGTCGGCGTAGCTGACATCTAGGGAACCGTAGGTTCTCTGCTATTATTGGTCTAGATTTTCAATAGTTACATCAAAAGGTTGTCCATCCTTATATATTTCTACCAATACACCAAAGTTTTTGACAAAAGTTTTTACCAAATGGTCATATCCAGCAGATTTCATTTCCGTTATTATGCTATTTATTTCATCTTGCGACAATCCTAGCTGTCCGCCCCAATTTTGAACCAGATTCATCAGGTAAAAGGCATTCCCCTCTGGTCCAGATAAATCGATACGATTCATCATAATGGTCCGCAATATATTATTATTAATATAGCTAATAATATATTTCAATTTTTTACTGGTATCTACTTGTATTTCTAGTTCTATTCTTTTTTTCTCGAAACATATCCATAAAGGTAACGCGTTTTTTCTTATGGGTTTTACGTTGTTTATGTCTTAAAATTGTTTTTTGAACATTTTGCAAATCTTGGATCAATGGTTTGTTTTGGTCCAAAGCAACTTCTTGATTACTCGCTTCTTTATCTATACTTGCCAATTCCTTTTTAATTTTGATAGATACTTCTTTCGCATATGGACTACGATGCTGTACTCTATCTGGAACATATTTTAAAAACCACATTTCGTATTCTTTACCGTCACGGTCATCCTTTAATTCTTTGTATTTTTCTGCTTTTTCGGCCCGCATGTCCTCCAATGTTGGTTGTTTTCCATAGCAATCAATACTAAATCTTTTCAAAATGCCACGTTGTTCTAATCTGTTTTTTTGTTGAATATCAAACAAAAACTTTGCCATACAACCAAGTCTATCTTTGTTGTAATAAGGCATATCCGCATACATGAAACTCAAATAAAATGTCATAATCGTATCAATCGATGCAATATTTATTTCCTGATTTCCTCGCACAATTTTATTATAATTATGACAGGCAATCGGCTTATAAATAAATGCAACCGATTCTTTCCCAACACATAATTCAATATGTTCGGGTATAATTTCTCCAATTGCTTCGTGGTTAACCGTACGAATGCCTTTGAACTTTTCCCGCTCTAAATGCTCTTTTATGATGAGAGCACATTTTTCTGGGTTCTCAATGACAACATCGAAATCGGGAACAGATTCCTGTTTTTCTCCACTTTCGTGTAAAGCATTCTTATAAAGCGTCATAGCATATGCCCCAAAAAAAATAGCTCCTTGATCAATAAGTGAATCGCGAATTAAAAAATGCAACCTTTCGTCCGTTGTATGTTCGCTAGAATGAAAATCAATTTTATCACAACGTTTTCCTAAATTCAAAGGATAATGTTCGTTTAATAAGTTAAGGCGTTTTAATACTTTTTCCCATCTAGATACATCACCGGCGGGTCTTGATAATTCTAAATACATCGCCATACGTAAATAATCTGGAGGAGCATAATGAACGCCAGCAATTAAAATAGATTCCTTAGAAATAGAATCATACAACTCTTTATGCATCATTGTAATATCAGCAATTGGAATAAAATTAACAAAAACTTTGAATGTTCCCATATGAACGCCAGCTTTTGCTTCAACATCTTTATATCCAGCAGCATAATAGATATCTGCTAGCTCCTTTGCATCGTTCAATGCATCTGATGAAAAAAAATCATAATCTGGTATCTCTAAATCGCGATTATAAAATTGGGCATATTTTGGTAAAATATTATTAATCGCCGTTCCTCCATAACAAACTAATTTTTTATGAATAATAAAATCTTCCACGATGACTAACATTTTTTTTATTTCAGGACTGTTAACTGCTGTTTCGCCTTTTAGTTTTTCTGTTTCTTCGATCGCGTGTCTCAAAATGGCCATTTCACATTCTTCAAAGGTCATTTTGTTATCACAATGTTCGTTATGAAATTTTGTCTTTTTTTCTGGATGTGTTTGAATGGCTACATTTTCTAGACGCTGTCGTTTAGTTTTATAACTTTCTCTTTTTTTTCTATGTAATGTATTGTGTTTCATCTATATACTCATATTATATAATATATCAAATGGTTACCCCCCATTTTGAAGTCGCATCATTTTTTGAAAATAAGCTAGACCTCTCGCGAGTGGAATAAGGCTTGCATTATTTTCATTAAAAAAGTTTTCATATTCTAGTAGACCTTCATCTCTTTGATAAAACTTGAAGGGAATAATTTCAATACCATAACTTGTTATGAATGTCATAATGGCAGGGTTGCTTGCGTTTTCTGGTAAAACGTTTGGTAAAACAAGATTCATATATTGAATATCTGTTCTTAAATTATCATTCATAATCTTGATTGGAACATTATTCTGTGCTAAAATATCTGTATATCGATTCAAGTTCATGTCTTCTGACCCACTTTCCATATTTATATATTTTGTTAAATCATAACAGGTTTGTTTTGCATCTGTACATGCACAATATGACCGATAATCACGATCAATTGTTTTATCTACCAATAAAACTACGGTCCCCAATAATTTTGACATGAGTGTATTCTTGGTTACTTTTCGACTTCCGTTACTATTTTTATAAAGTTTCGGTTTAAGGGTAAAATCAACTGATGCTGCAACTGCCTTATAAATGTCTGTATTATTAGATCTTATTCGTAAATTTATGAAAAGGGGATCGTCATAGGTAGGTGACGTTTGTGAAAAGGCACCTGCAACTAAAGTAGAAAGGACATTATCTAATAATAAGGTGTTTTTACTATCCATTGTAATAAATTTTCCATCTGTACTATACCCTACTTGAGGAGAATATTCACCCGTCTTTGGGTCTTTTACATAATAAACCTCCAAATCAAAAAATCTGACACCACGACTTAAAAGGTAGGTCAACATATCATAATTCATAAAAGTGCCAGTATATGCTGAATTATAAGAAGCCTTGATGCAATATTCTTTTAATGGCAAATCCGCATATTGAGGTTGAATAGATTGCATATTCAACTTTATTTTTTTATCTATTAATTTATTTAGTTCCGCTTTGGCAGGGTCAGTATATACTCCTAAGTCAAATGGTTCTATTGTTTGACTTGTACGGGTTTCCATGCCTCTTAAAATAATGCCGCGTTTTACTATAAGACGCCAAATGATGTAACTAAAGATGATAATTACAATAGCAATAAGTATTCTTTTTATAAAGTTCATAATCTATATAATGTATAGATAAACAAATATAATAAACATATATATATATTTTGTTATTATATAAAAAAATAAAGAATGGCTGGTGGTTTATTAAATATTACATCAGTTGGCGTAAATAATATTTTCTTGACTGGAAATCCGAGCAAGACATTTTTTAAGGTCACTTATTCCAAATACAGTAATTTTGGACTCCAAAAGTTCCGTATCGATTATGATGGTTTAAGAGACCTTCGATTAACCGAGCCATCTACGTATACGTTCAAAATTAAAAGATATGCCGAATTATTAATGGATACGTATTTGGTCGTAACATTACCAGATGTTTGGAGCCCAATTTATCCTCCCGTAAAAGAAAATAATGAACAATGGGCTCCTTATGCATTTCGCTGGATAAAGGATTTGGGAACTCATATGATAAAAGAAGTAACAATTACGTGTGGTGCTATGACTTTACAAAGGTATACAGGTGAATATTTGGCTGCCATGGTTGACCGCGATTTTACAAATGAGAAAAAGGATTTGTTTAATACTATGAGTGGTAATACGGTCGAATTAAATGACCCAGCAAATGCTTTTGACCGTAATAATTCTTACCCATCCGCTTCTTATACTAGTAAGTCTACGGGAGCAGAACCATCTATTCGCGGTAGAACGCTTTATGTTCCTATTAATACGTGGTTTACCTTAAATAGTGGATGTGCATTCCCATTGATAGCATTGCAATATAATGATTTATATGTAAATGTTACGTTGAGACCCATACAGGAATTGTTTCAGATTCGTGATGTATATGATTTTAATTATAATTTTCCTTATATTCAACCAGATTTTAATCAAGCAATTTTTCAAATGTATCGTTTTTTACAGACACCCCCAACACCACTAATTAAACAGGGTGATTATAAAAATACAATTTCTGTATGGAATGCGGATATTCATTTGTTATGTACCTACTGTTTTTTATCAAAAGAAGAGTCGAAAGTATTTGCTTCCCAAGATCAAGTATATTTAATTAAAGACGTTTTTGATTATAATTTTGAGAACGTTACCGGTACAACACGTGTGAAAATAAATTCAAACGGAATGATAGCTAACTGGATGTTTTATTTACAACGGAATGATGTTAATTTACGGAATGAATGGAGTAATTATACCAATTGGCCATACCGTAGCTTACCGTCAAATGTGACGATTGCACCAAATACACCATTTGAAGGCACGGATTTGCAATATGGAATAGGAATTAACCCAGCTTTCGGTAATATATTTAATAGTGGATTGACAATAACTGGCGATTTTCATATTGAAAACAAAAAAGAAATTATGGAAACAATGGGCGTTTTACTAGATGGTGAATATCGAGAAAACACGTTGCCGAGCGGTGTATTTAATTATGTAGAAAAATATACTCGTACCCAAGGGTTTGCAAAAGATGGGCTTTATTGTTATAATTTCTGTTTAAATTCTAGTCCTTTTGAATATCAACCATCTGGAGCAATAAATCTAAGTAAATTTCGAAATATTCAATTAGAAGTAACTACTTATGTCCCTCCAGTTGATAACGTTGCCTCTGCAGTGGATATTATATGTGATGGAAATGGGAATCCGATTGGTATTCGTAAATCAAATTGGCGATTATTTGAATATAATTATAACTTGACATTATTCGAAGAGCGTTATAACGTTTTATCGTTTATAGGTGGAAATTGCGGAATGTTATATTCGAGATAAAAATTTAGGTAACTATAGTATAATACATAATAAAAATGAAAGACAAATTATTTAGTAAGGATGATTTTCAAATTATAAACATGAATTACAAATTAAAAAAAATAAAAAATAGGAAAAAACGTGGTCAATATAAAAAAAACGATCTTTTTGAAACATTAGATAATACGAGTAAACCCGACATAACAGAGTCAACTTCTTCTTTTTTTCCTTCCTTTTCTAGTGAGAATATTGTTGAACCCTTTGATTTACCACCATTATCTTTTCCTCCTTATAATGATAATGAATATGATGGTATTGATAATGTTGACGACACAGGTGCTAAGGTAGATTTTAAATATGATCCAAGAGAATGGTTGATTGCCTTGATAGAATGGATTTATTATTTTCTTAATAAGTTCAACAATTATTGGGCAGCTAAAATGGTAAACATATTGTCTGAACGCACAGGGAAAGAAACTGATATCAAGTTAGTGAGAAATTACATAGCCTGGACAGAAGCAATTGCGGCGGGTTGTTATGTAGTGTATAATTGGTTTTTTATAATTTATTTTAATCGCAAAAGTGACCCAATAATTCCTTTATTTACAATTGATTTTAAGAATGCATACGATACTGCAGAGGCAAATCAGAATAAAGGTATATCTAAACAAATTTGGTATGTATTTTTAGTTCTTGTTCATTATTTCTTTGATTATCCATTTACGATTTTGTTTTTTTTAAATAACTTTGTTACCGAATTATTACCTAAATATACAGAAAAAATATTCAGCCCCTCTTTCCTTTTTGTTTATTTATTTTATCAATCTTGTTTATTTTTAAAAAACAGTGCTATTGTCGTAAAAACATTATTTTTAAACTCATTACTCTTTAAGTTTGACCCATCATCAATTATAATATATCTCGCAATCATTATATTATGGGGAAAAGACCTTATTTTAATGTTAAAAAAGGTACTTGAGGATAATATGTCTAAAAAACTTGACCAAAACGGAGACCCGCAAGATGGTCCTCCTCCGCCAAAAACTCCTCCCTTGGTTATAGCTGGTCTTCTCCTAGCGACTTTTTTAGAAAGACTTGTAAAATTGCTTATGTTACTGATTATTGGTATACCAGCGACCACGTTAGCAGTAGTGATTTATTTTTTAGCATATTCCTTTTTTGGAATATTTATTTACAAGGGATTCAAACGGGAAACGTTTAATGAAATTGATGATTATGTTAAAATTCCAACTGAAGCATATGTTCCAGATATTTGTGATGGTTATAATTGGTATGACTTTTTATATGAAATATTCAATATTGTTATGATGTTTTTTGATACTGTGCAAAGTAAATTATTTGTAATTAGCTATATTTTATTATATGTTTATAGCTGTATTGATTATGCTGCGAATATTACTCCTAACACGCATAATTTAAAGAATGGATTGATAGCCATAGATATTGGACTAATTTTTACACTTTTGTCTGTAGTAATAAGTTTTTTTTTAGAAAAAATGCGAAGTATCCCTGAAGAATAAACGATATATTATTTATTTTGTCAACAATTTAAACAGGTTTTTGTAAAATATATATATGGTAAAAAATTACAAAGAAGGTTCAAGTCAGAAACTATTGCCTATGGTAAGTGTTTGTACACCAACCTTTAATCGGCGTCCGTTTATTCCTATTATGTTTGAATGCTTCCGTAACCAAGATTATCCCAAAAATCGTATCGAATGGATTATTGTAGATGATGGTACTGATAAAATCAAAGATTTAATTGAAAACTCAAAAATACCCCAAATCCGTTATTTTGAATTAGATAAGAAGTTGTCTTTAGGAGCAAAACGTAATTATATGCATGACCAAGTGAAAGGTGATATTATTGTTTATATGGATGACGATGATTATTATCCACCAGAGAGAATTTCTCATGCAGTAGAGCGATTAGAATCAAACCCAAAGGCACTTTGTGCTGGAGCAAGCGAAATATATATATTTTTCAAACATATTCAGAAAATGATACAGTGTGGCCCTTACGGTCCCAATCATGCAACGGCAGGCACATTTGCTTTTCGTAAAGAATTACTAAAAATAACTAGGTATGAAGACCATGCAGCAGTAGCAGAAGAGAGAGCCTTTTTGAAAGATTATACGATTCCATTTGTTCAATTAGATCCTATGAAGGCTATTTTGGTGTTTTCTCATGAACATAATACCTTTGATAAACGGAAAATGTTAGATAATCCTCACCCGGATTTTTTCAAGGAATCGCCAAAAACAGTAGATATGTTTATTCGAACAAAGATAGAAAACCGCGTAAAATCCTTCTTCATGAAAGAAATTGATGCCTTATTAGATGCTTATGAGCCAGGTCTTCCTAAAATGAAGCCTGATGTATTAAAACAAATAAAAGAAATTGAGAAAGAGAGGGAAGACATGATACGAGAAGAGATGGCAAAACAACAAGCCATGGGTGCTATAACCTTACAGCGACCTGGTGAACAACCTATACAATTATCTAACCAGGAAGTAGTTGAAATAGTAAATCAACAGCAGGAACAGATAAAACAATTAACAAATAAAACAAAAGAAGCTGATGTTATTATTACTACTTTACAAAAACAGCTTATTGAAAAGACAAAGGAAATAATTAATTTAAAGAAACAAATAAAGGCAAAGGAAGAACAGGGTGGTACTTCTACTATGACGCGAATACCTATCGTAGAATTGTCAAAATCAGACCCAGAAATAATTATCAATTTATCCACATAAATTTAATTTCAAATCGTCTGTATAATAAATATAATAAATCCATATTTATTATATTACAGGTTTTATTTGTATTTTTATATGTCAATAAGCAGTTCTATTACTTTTGTAACTGCTTATTTTAAATCAGGAACAAAAGAAAAGATTCAAACCGATTTTGAACAATTTAGAAAAATTGCTGATTCAGGAATTCAATTGTGTGTTTATGTAGAAGAAGCGGTCGATACATTAAATACGTTTCCTAATATAAAAATAATGAAACCATTTGATTCACATACAAAAAAATTGTTTTCGGAAATCGAATTCTCTGATTATTCAAATAATGATTACTTTGTGTTTTCAAATTCAAAATATGAATTTATGGAAAACGTAATTTTGGAGAACCCTTGGAATTCCAGCCATTTTTCTTGGATAGATTTTACTATTTTTTCTATTTTTAAAAAACCCACAGAATCTAAAGAATATTTAAAATGTTTATCTAAGAGAACATTATTTTCTGATTTTTTTGCCATAGGCGGTTGGATAAAAAACAAAAACGAATTATATGATTTAGACCTTCAATTTAAAGAGATACGATGGAGATTTCTTGATAAGTTTTTTATAGGAGATAAAAAATCTGTCATGGAATGGGTTGCTTTATCAAAACAATATTTGCCAAGGTTTTTGAGAACCTACAAAAAAATTACAAGTGAGGTTAATTTTTGGAATTGGTTAGAAACAGTTGTTGATTGGCAGCCAGTTTGGTTTTTCTCTATATTTGATGATTCAGTTATACAGCTTCCTTTACATTTGCACAGTATGAATTTAAAGAATGCAAAAAAAACTGTATATAATTATCCACTTATTGAGGGTCCTTCACCTTTCTTTGAATCGTCCGCATCCCATTTGCTCTTTCAAGGACAACACCTATTAAATACACGATTTGTGAGTTATTTTCTTTTGAATGCAGGGCAATATTACATGCCTCACCCGAAACAATTTCTTATTACAAAAAATCAGGCAGCTATACTAGATGAAGACACAATGCTTCCAATTAACTATGAATTAATGGACGATTCAACAATTTTATTGGAAAATGCACCCTACCCACCAGGTGAATGTTGTAATATATTTGGACTAGAGGATATTCGATTATATGAATTTGAAAATAAAATTCGATTTATAGCAACAAATCGAAATTTTGCACCAGCTTACAAAAATCGCATGGTGATTGGTGATTATAATATGAAAAATCAATCATATGATAATTGTCTTTTAATTGAATCTCCGTGCAATTCTACTTATGAAAAGAACTGGATACCGATAACGTATAAGAATCAAGAATGTTTTATTTATAATTGGTATCCAATGGATATTTGTCGTGTTAATTTAGAAACCCAAAAATTAGAACTTGTCTGTAGACACGAAAATACAATGAATGTACCTTATTTTCATAAGGTAAGGGGGTCAAGTATTTTTATAAATGTTTCAAATGGGACCTTGGGAGAGTTAGTCGGAGTGGTTCATTTTAGTGAAGATACAAAACCTAGACAGTATTACCATATGTTAGTCAGCTTAGAAAAAGATACTTTTAAACCATTGCGATACTCGGAGACTTTTTATTTTCAACATATTGGCGTAGAATTTTGTACTGGTTTTTGGAAAAACAAAGATGAATATATATTTTGGGTTTCCAAAAAAGACAGGAACACATGTATGATTACAGTAAATGTAGATGAAATTCCACTTTGTTTTGAATTTTTCTAATCATCGTCTTCGCCTAATAAATCTTCTACAGAGCCCGCTGCCTCTTTTTTTACGTTTTTGTCTAAATAACGATACATACGCTTTATATCTAACTTGGTAATATTGTAGTCTTCAAAAATGGTCTCTACTTCATTAAGTTTTTCCGTAATATGACAAAATTCGCCATCATAATATAATCGTAATTCTTGAAACATAGTTATAATATCTTTCTTATCCATTTCTAATTCTTGTGATAAGTTGTAAATAAATAACATATTGTTATATTCTGTAGAATACTTTGTGAGAACCTTGGTAAATCTTACTTCGGCCGGCCTAAAGGTATTTTTATTTTCAGGAAAGGCGTCGTGATATAATTTGTTATTATAAAAAGTCTTAATAAGAGAACTCATCTCATTGAATTGCCAGATTTGGCTTTGAAAGGTGATTCTGTCAATATAATCTGCAAAACACATATTTCCCAATATTTTTAAATAAAACGGAACTGCTTTTTCGTTCGGTTGATTAGATAAAACATCAACTATATTTTCATGCCATAAAAGAGCAACAATTGTTCGATCTGTTTCATTCATATACCGATTATGTTCTTCCATTTTTGTTGGTGTATTGATAAGAGATAGAGTGATTTTTTTGGAATCTTCATTATATGATTTTGTATGAAATATATTTTGTAAAGTTTCTTCTGACATTAACTCGGGTTTCTTAATAAGTATACTATTCACAAATTCTAATTTACGCATATCACCCTGAATATATTTTAAAATCACTTCTTTATGCTGTTGTTTTGCTGTTTTTAAAGAGGGTGCCATAGCGTTTAAAAGAGTTCCCATTTGTGCAGTGGTGGGTGTTTTTAATTCAAACGTGTTACATACCTTCATCAATTCCTTTATTTTTTTATCAATATAATAATTTCCTATGCAAATAATTGGATTCATTGTCATATTTTCTAATCGCTGTTTTTTTGTCTTTTTTTGACGAATTATCTTGATTAATGCGGTGATTCCACCCTTATCTCCATTATTCATTCCATCAATTTCATCCATGACAATTGCTATTCGTTTTACTTTTTTTGTCATCATATGGAGAACATTTCGATTTGATATATTATTACTAGCAATATTATCTATTAATGCTTTGTTTCTTACGTCTCCGGCATCGTAATGTATAATATCATAATCTAATTCTTTTAATAAATTCTTTACAAATTGAGTTTTACCACATCCCGGAGAACCATAGATATAGATTCCTTTTTTAAAAGTCAAATTCTTGCAATTTGATTCAAAAGAATGTAATATTTGTTTGATTTCACTGGATATCTTATCGCGTTCAAATATACTGTTTATGTTTATATTTTGCATTCTATTGTTATGACAGCGGTTCTGTTTATATTTTACTTATTTAATAATATTTGTTTTTGAACGAAATATTATTCTCTGTACGGCCAAAGTTAACGGCCAAAGTTAACGGCCAAAGTTAACGGCCAAAGCGACTGAAATCAGTGGTTAATGGCATGAAATCGGCTTTCCCTCTAGCTGGTAATTGTCCATAATAAGAATACGTGTCATTTGCACCATTGTAGTTATTTTGTGTTCCTGGGCCAACGATTGAACGTTGGTTTATTTTTTTTCCATTACTGTCATATTCATTGTTGTTGAGATTTGTACCTTGGCCCGTTCCTTGGCCCAGTGACCCAATAGCATTTGCACCCGCACTGGCAACGCCGACAACTGCATCTTTTCCAGCACCAACTATATTACTGCCTGTGTTTCCAATTGCATTTGCCACGCCAAGTACGGTTCCTCCAGCCGTTTTTGCAATATCTTCAGCACCTGCTACAGTATCATATGTAGCAAGCGTTAACGATCCGCCAATTGTATCGGGATTGGCATTAGATGAAAACGTTCCGCTTCCAATATTAGATACATTTTCACCCGAACCACTGGTTCCTGTTGTGCCTGAACCCTTTACTTGTGTTCCGGATCCACCTTGTCCTCCACAATTTGTACAGGTACCACTATTTGAAGGACACGCAGGACAGGTTGGGCAAACTGGAGGAACAATTTGCGTTTTTAAAATATAGTCGCTTCCAGGAAATCCTTTTCCTTGGCCCGTTCCTTGGCCCGTTCCTTGGCCCGGCATTCCTACACTATTCCAGTAATTATACCATCTATAATATTCAGACATGGGATTTCCTGTATAAAAACCATTGCCTTTTCCATATCCACTGCTTTGCCAATCACCATTTTGGTCTCCCGTATCTAATCCATTTGCAGTAAACCGGCAAACGCTAATGTTGTAACTTTTTTTAGTCGAATCATAAAAGGATATCAATGCAACTAATACTTTTTGTTGAGTCGGTATACATAATACTAAATTTTGACCATTTGTATCTAAAATAGTAAAGGGTTGAAATGCGGACGTTGCTTTCAACGATGTTTTATTATTTGATAAAGAAATTTGATTTTCCTTACTTAATACTGTCGATTTGTTATTAATATCATAAACGGTAAATGTCTTACTCGCTCCATCACCACTCTGAAGAAGTATATTTCCATTCATTATATCATATTTAACAAAATGACTTAATTGATAGACACTACGAGTCGTACTATATATTGGTTCAGACACCATTGACATATTTGCCGGGTCTGAATCATAAGAGTATTTTTCTAATCCAACCTTTGTATCAGTAGGATAACTATAATTATTTGTTGCCCCGCCATTCATAAATCCAAATGTTGCTAAATTTGTATTCAATTTTGAGTCAATAACATGAATATACGTATCTACACCCCAAGGCATGTAAAAAACATTGTAGTTTTTATCTTTCGATTGACTTGGGTAAACAAAAGACGAATAAGAATTGCTTATGGTGGCAGTCTGACTTGATGGAACATTTGTTTGTTCAGGGCTAGTTTTATATTGATTTGTATAACTTGGACTATTTTGTCCATCGCGTGGTGTAACAACCGTATAAGATTGTTTCATAGTTACTGTATTTCCACTGTCTACTGATGAAACAGTAGTCGCAGTAGTAATTTCAACAATATTTGCATTCGTACTATCATAGTAAATATTATCGTTCAGATTAAAAACATTATGAGAAGAATATTCTGGCACAATTGTACTAGTAAGACTTGCCATTCCTTCTTGAAAACCCTCTGTTCGAGATAAGCTTTGAATAAATTTTTTTCCGAATAAACTTGATATTACTAAAACTAACAATAATATGCAAAATAAAACAAATGGTGTTAATTTCATGGATATAAAGTATATGTCGAAAAATATATCTGGGCAAAACAAAAAATTGAAACTATTACAAAGTGAAAACAATTTAACATACATACGCAAATGACTGAACTAGAGCAAATAAAGGAGCCTAATAAAAAATCAGAGAACAAGGCAATTCGTTTGCCAAAAGAACCATTGTCTAGATTTTATAACAATGATGAGCAAAATACGTTTGAATTATCAATTGATGAGGCAGGACGTGGATGCCTTTTCGGGCGTGTCTATGTTGGATGCGTTGTTTTACCTAAAGACCCTGCTCTATTTGATGGAAAAAATATAAAAGACAGTAAACGATTTTCCTCTAAAAAGAAAATTAATGAAGTGGCTGACTACATAAAGACAAATGCACTAGCTTGGCACGTTTCTTATGTAGAGGCAGACGTTATCGACAACATTAATATTTTACGTTCTGTCATGCAAGGAATGCATGATTCTATAAAAAACATTCTTGACAAATTAGGTGGGGTTCCGGTTGGCCAATGTATGGCTATCGTAGATGGTAATTATTTTACTCCATATCGCGTTTTTGAAAATGTGTCTGGAACAATTTGTGAAATGCCCCATGTTACAGTAGAACAAGGGGATGGAAAATACATGGCAATTGCAGCAGCAAGCATTTTAGCAAAAACAGAAAGAGATAATTATATTCTTGAATTATGCCAAAAGTATCCTGACCTGGTAACACGATATCATTTAGACACTAATATGGGATATGGCACTAAGACACATTTAGATGGAATAAAAGAACATGGAATTACCCAGTGGCATCGAAAAACCTTTGGACAAGCATGTAAAGAAGCTAAAATAAATAAAATATGTACCATTTGATACGTTTATAATTCGAATAGTTTATCAATATTGCTACGCCCTATTTTCATATATTTTGTTTCCCGGTCTAATAAGCTATATCCAATCAAAAACTCTTTTGTTTTTTCAAAATACACAAATCCCAATGAATATTCTACCTTTTCTTTTTCAAATGTAAACATCTTAGTATACCGTTTTAATTGAAACGTAGTGCTATCTAACACGACAAATACGTGATAATAAAACCGACGCCATTCGTAACTAACTACGTGAGTCAAAAACCATACTTCGTTTCCGATAGTGACCCCATTTCCAGAGCCCCGGATATAACTAAAAAAGGGTGGCGTTTCAATAGTATGCGTAATATCCAAATATGTCATCCGCTTATTTTTATTATTTACCGTAAAATTAGGACAATCGGTATGAACACCTAGCGTGATCGGATACCAATTATAAATCATTTTTGTTTCGCCATCATTATTTTTGAATAGCACCCAATTTTTTTCAACTTGTCTCTGATTTTCCGAAGAAACAGAAACAATCGTAGATATAGTTTGCTCTGATTTCAAATTGATTGTACCACTTTCAATAAAAATAGTATCAGTTTTAACTGCACGATTTCCATTAAAAAACAACTTGTTTTCGTTTGAAAATAATCGGATATCTTCTATTCCGACATAAACGTCATCATAAATTGTATCATATTTTAATTCAAATTCTTTTACTAGTTTCCAAACCCTGTCTTTAATATCAATAATTGCAACCACATTCTTTGTAGTAATATTGTCTTTTTTTACATATCCACCATTGTCATCAATCCGATAATCTACAAAACGCAAATTGACAATTAATTTGTTTTTATCTACGGGATCAAAACAGATTGATGGTGTACTAGATGCAAATATATCTCTGTCTATTTTTATGGTTTTACCGATTGATAAAAGCACATTCATGTTTTCTGTAAAGTCAATTTTATTCTTATCTATTCTACCCGCATATGATTTGTAGTTTTGTAATACGTTATCCTTTATATATCTCGGTGGACCCGGTTCATTGAGAACCTTCATACACGTTTTGGTCATATCATAATTATGGCGATTTACATAGTATCCATTGACGGTAAATTCATAATCTATTTTGTAATCATATACGTCCTTTTGCAAAAATAAATTGTCAAAGTTGGTTTTCTTTTTTCGCTCAAAATCAGCAAATTCATAAAAAATATTCGCCAATCGATTACAACTTGTCTCCCTAAAATGTTTTACAATTTCATAAAGGTTCTCAATTCTATCAGGAAATTTCTCATATGCTTGCATCCAATAAAAAATAGCATTAGGTATATCATTCATATGTTTATAACAATTTCCGATGGAATACGCAGAATGCCAAACTTCTTCTATCCAACCACCTAATTCTATGCGTTTTTTGTAGGTTTCGATCGCTTTCTCATATTGGCGAGCGTCACGATAACTATTTGCCAAATAAAATGTATAACGTACATCGTCGGGAATTTCTTCCAATCCAGCTTTTAAAAGCCGGATATCTCTTTCAAATTTATCTGTTTTTGAGCCTCCGTCACCTATATCATTTATAAACAAAACAGATTTTTCAATCGTACCTTCTGAATATCCATCTGGTTTTTTCACATATTCATGTGTGACACCCCAATAACTAAATTTGGGGTCGTTTTTAATAATTCGAACATTTTTGTAGTAAAATTCATCGGTACCTTGAAAAACACAGTAGCTATCAAGGATGAGAGAGTTTTTAAATTCATCAATGTTCTCAATTTGACTTAAATTTAAAATCATATCAGCATCTAATAACAGTAAATAATCAGCAGCTAAATCGCTGCATTGGCGTAGAGAAAAGGTGCGATTATGCCCGAAATCTTTGAATGGTTCATTTGTAATCTTACCTGGTATGTTTTTTTCTTTGAAAAATTCAGTAATAATAGATACAGTATCATCGGTACTACCAGTATCACAAATACAATAGAAATCAATAATTTGCAATACTGATTCTAGTAAACGCTTTATAATCTTACTTTCATTCTTTACGATCATATTTAAACATATTTTAGGCATGTTCTCAATATATATGTTACAATTTCATATTAATATACGAATTTTACCTAAATATTATTTTCGAGAGCTATTGTAGAGATTGTAAAAGTAGACAGTAGACAATGGCATTCACACGTTTTCATGATGATACTGCTAGAATAAAAAAACAAATAGAAGAAAGCAGCTTTGCTGGTAGATATATGTTAAATACGCCTGGCCCAGGTACAGAATTACCGTTTTTTGAAGAACCGCAAATGCGTCTGCAAAAGTGGGGCGGCAACGTTCGAAATAATACTGTTAATTTAGAAAGTGATTTACGTGGTCTTACTCGGCCGTTAAATCGTGATTTAATTGACGACAATGATTATAAACAGCATGCAGTGACCAGTTCTTCAGTTAGTTATAAAAATGCCCAACCATTTATTGAAGAAAGTCGTGCCAGTCACCCTGCATGGATGTACAAAGCTTTAGAGCAATCTAGATGGGAATCACCTTTATTGAATCCTATAAATGGTTTGGAAAAAAACTTTCACGAAAATATACAAACCCGTATTTTAGAGAAAGATTATTTTGTTCCAAGAATGCCTGTAATAGGAGGAACTGAAAATATGGACTATTATTTGTCTGGTAAATCGCTTTGTATTGGTGGACGGGAAGAGAGTTGTCCGGGAACCTTGTATAAAAATCGCATACGCTAATTTACTAATTCACTTATCAAAAGACGTATTCGCTAAAATTATTATATAATGTTTATATAATTATATATAAACTTTATGGAACTAGCAATCCCAGGTGTAGCATTAGGATTACTTTATGTTATTACAAATCAAAATAACAATGAGACATTCACTAACCGAAGTCAATTACCGAATGTAGATATTGCAAATCGTAATTATCCTGGTGAATTTCCTATTGTTTCTAACGATAATGACCAGACGTCTCAACTTTCTACTGCAAATCGTTATGATAATGGTTCTGGTACTTATACGGATAAATACTTTAATCCAAACCAAGGCACAAATACGGGTTCAGTTGGACAGCCAAAATACTTTTCCCTTACGGGTGATAAAGTAGATGGTTCTTATTTTGAACACAATAATATGGTGCCATATTTTGGAAGTCGCCTAAGAAGCCAGGTTGCCGATTCTAATTCAAATGAAAGTGTATTAGATAATTATTCCGGTGCAGGTTCTCAAACTATCATTAAAAAAGAGATGGCACCTCTGTTTTCTCCTCACGAAAATCTTCAATGGGCACATGGAGCACCTAATGCGAGCGATTTTATGCAGTCACGTGTGAATCCTAGTAGTCGTATGGCAAATGTGAAGCCATTTGCGGAAGAAATTGTTGGACCAGGTCTAGGTCTCGGATATACGACAAACGGTGCGGGTGGTTTTAATTCTGGCATGATGATGCGAGATGCATGGCTAGATAAAACAGCCGATCAATTACGTGTTGATAATAAGCCGAAAGCCACTGGACTTGGATTATATGGGCACGAAGGTCCAGCAGATAGTTTCATAAAATACGTAGCTACCCAAGAACAGATGGGTATTATGGAAAAACATTTACCCGATCAAAGCTACGCACATGACCAACGTGACTTTTCAGGTCATTCGACTGATAGTCGTGGTGATATTGGGCGTCTTTTTACTACTGGTGGTGCTGAAAAAGGCCAGGCCTTACGTGCTATACCCGTTGAGCGACACGTAAATCGTCCTGAAACTGCGGTATCTTATTCTGGTGGTGCCGGTTCTCAAAATCCTAGTGCCTATGTTCCTGGTGAATATATGCCTTCTCATAATCAACAATTAGGCCAAGTTCCATTGATGGTTGCCAATGCAAATGGGCGTAGTTTTGCCAGTGATGGTGACTATGGAATTAAATCTAAAATGGCATATCCAAATAATCGGTCCTCTAATGAAGATAATGGGTATTTTGGAATGGTCAAGGGGGGATTAGGTGCAGCTGTTGCTCCACTATTAGATATTTTGAGACCCTCGCGTAAAGAAAATGTCATGGGTACGCTTCGGCCATATCAAAATCCTGGCACCACGGTCCCCCAGTCTTATATTTTTAATCCTGCGGATAGACCAAATACGACAATTCGCGAAACCACAGAAAATTCGAAATTCCATTTAAATGTCAATGCAAATCAGTTAGGTGGTGCTTATCAGGTTACTCAGAATCAAGCTGTAGATACTTATCGCCAAGAAACCAGTGATTTCTATTATGCGGGAAATGCCGGAAGCGTAAGTGGTAAAGAACCTGCTTCTTATCAAGCGGGTTATAATCAACGAAATAATGATATAAAATCTAGTACATTAGCAGGATACACGCCCCAGGGAAATTTATCATTATTGAATTCAGACATAAATATGCGTCAAGTAAATCGCGATGATAATTTAAAAAACAATCGTGCTATAATTGGCACCATGCCTTATCAATCACCTGATATTTCAAATATGGGGAATGTTTCGGGAAATACTAATTCGCTTTATTCGACAATTCAGATGGATAGAAATACACCGGATATATTAAATTCATTAAAATCTAATCCATATGTGGTAGATTATCGTAAATCGTTATAAACGAATTAATATAAATTTGTAAAACCTAGTTAAAGAAATCACTATATGATAGTTTGAGCCTTTTTAGCTTAGTGGTAGAGCATCACTCTTGTAAAGTGAAGGTCACGAGTTCAATTCTCGTAGAAGGCTACTGTACTAATGTTTTATTGTAATACTTATTCAACAATTTATTATATGGAATTCATATAATAAAAAAATGTAAAATAAATTTGAAAAATAAACGTGCTGGTTTATAGCTCACGTACAAAAACAGTATGACCTTTGGAAATCAATTCATGATAATTACAGGGATGCAAATCTTCACCACATAACATTAACATCTCGGACGGCTTATAATATTCACAAACTAAATTATAGAGTGGTATTCCCCGATGATATGAACCATAAATAACAATATCATATTTTTTATTTTTTATATCTTGTTCGATAGTTTTATCGGATTCATTATCATGTAAATTTTCCTCTAACAGATTAGAATATGTCATTCCTTTACCATATAAACTTTTATAATTTATAGTAGAAGATTTATAGATATGGGGAACCTTTGGATAATCATGGCACTTATCCCCCAATAACTCTTTAAAACCATGTAAGGTAACACAGCGTAAATAATCAGGGTCAGTTCTACCCGATAAATATAAAATACTAGATACATTATGACACTGGGATTTGTTTAAAATATATTTGGCCATTTTATATGTAGTTAAGTAGGTCTTTGTATGATCTATTAATTTTATAATCATTGTAGCACATTCGCTATATTCATTGGGCGTAAAATCCGCAATCTTGTAATCTTTATATTTGGCATATAACGCATTACACTCTAAAAATAACTCCTTTGGCAAAAGCGTCATGGTATTTTTCGGACAGTTCTCAATATTTGGGAAATAAGGGATGCAGCCAGATGCCATAATCTCATAATGACGCATACAATCCCATCCTGCTTTCTTTGTAGTAATAGCGAACATAGAGGTTTTATAATCATTAAAATAATCAACTTCTTCGGAAAATACATATGTCTCATTTCTTCCTGGAATTACAGTAGCTAATATTTTGGTCTTTTCTGGAACCGAATCGATAATTTTACAATCGGGTATTGAAAAAGTAATATTATGAATCATTTTTAATATGTATTTTTTATTATTAGGTTTATATAGTTTATCCCATTGATTACATTTTTAATAATTGATCACATAGGCTTGTGGCATTAGGAGAACCAAGTCCAGTTGCTATATCAAATCCTTTAACAGCACCATATTCAACTGTACTTGTAAACGGATTATTACCACCTACCGACCCTCTATCTATGCCTATTGTAACGTCATAAAATGCTGCCGCATAATTTAGAGGATTTGGATAAATTATTTTGTACAAATAAGTTTGTAAATGATTATCTTGCGTTCCTTGTCCCTGTGTCTTTAAAACAGTAGTTAATGCAGTCTTATTTTTATTAAACCTCATTTGATTTGCAAGAGATAAAATGCCCGCAAAAATGGGACTTGCTACAGATGTGCCACCGATTCCGTACCAGTTTCCGTTAAATACAGTATACACTGAAGTTTGCATATTTGAAATCATACTTACATCAGGAATGCATCGAAAGCCGCGTTTTATATTAGGTATATTTGCTTGAAAATCTGGTTGGACTATTGTACTAGAATAGCCACATCCACCACTGTACCATGCCGATTCTTTTCTAGACGGAGTCGAATTGGGTGTCCAGATGAGTGTCGTTCCGCCAATCGCTGCACAATTTGATAAAACTGCTGGCCAACATACAGTATTAGTATCTCCAGTAGAAGCACAATAACATACATTCGTATTCGCAAAGTTTTTGTTAAATACCAGTGTTTCGCGGGTATCCTTTGCACCCCAAGACATAGACACAACGTCGACAAGTAACGTTTCTGTAGCGTAATTTAGAGCAGTCATTAAATCAGAGATTTGGTTAGAAGTCGCTTCAACTACCCAAATATTGGCATTTGGATTTACAGTACATACCATTTGTACATCTAAACATTCCTCCAATGCCCATAATGCATTGTATTTTGCACCGGGCATAGTATATACGTTTATAGAGGGTGGCGTAGCATTTGCACCAAAATTTATATCGTTTTTCCAATAAATTTCCAAGTCAGTTTTTATCTTTGCATAAGAATACGCAACAATAATGGCGATTTTTACCTTTTTAGTTGTAGTCGCAGATACTGACGGAATGTTATAAAGATTCAAAAGTTGAGAACCACTAAAATACTGAGGAGGGAAATTTGACGCACCATTTGTTTGAGCAGCAAGTATTAAATGAGAATTTGCCTCAATTTCAACTGAGGGAGTAGTTTGCGTTTTTTCAGAAAGACTTTTCTGATAATTTTCACGTGCACGACTCATAATTTTGTAATTTTGTATATATTGATAAAGGATTTTATAATGGTGCGTTGTAATTAAGTAATATGCCATCTATTCCCGTACTATCATTAAATGAAATATTTAGCTTATTTTGTTTGGTTAAACTTGCATTACCAATAACATCATTTGACGAACCCATTAATTCCTTTCCGATTTTCATAGCACTAACAATATTCATAAAATTACCTGATTTACTAAGATTTGTATTACCAGATACGACGTTTCCGCTAGTATAAGGGACAGATGTTGTAATATAAGATATAACTGAATTCGGCGGTTTGTTAGTACTGATGTCTTGACTTATCAAATTATAGGTTTTAGAAGTATTTACAAATGTACAATCTATTTCAAAGCTTTTAGGGAACATATTGGCTTTATGAGTATTGGGTGGTGGTACATTTGCAGGTTGAATAATAATTACCGTGGGTTTTTGAGAATCGAATAATAGTTTAATATTGGAGGCATCCGTATTCATAGTAATTGTATTTCTAATATTTTTATTTGTATCAGTATAAACATAAAATTGACCAATTGCATTCGGGTCTGTCAAAGTTGTGCTTGTGTCTTTTAAAGAAATAGAAATTGTTTCATATGTAGGTGGCTGGTCCAGACCTTCACTAATGTTTTTTTTTTGAGAAATATTAAAAAAGAATATAACTAAATTAACTACAATAATCAAAAAAAGTGCTGCGGCTACATATTTGTAGTATTTAAAATATTTACTGATTGTTTTTCCCTTTAGCATTTGTTAATTGATATTATTAATTTATCTTATATATATAGAGAGAGACAAATAATGATTATTAAAACCGAAACAAAAAATGGTATCAAAATTTATACTGTTGACAAGGAATATGATGATGCAAAAATGGAGAAGAAAATGAATACGTTTGTAAAGCCCGGTGATATTAAAAAAATAATAGATCATGATGCTGACGTATTTACTGCGGATGGCAAATTATTATTACGATTCCGTAAAAAGGCATTGAATGATCGACATATTGAAGCTTTTTATGAGAACATCAAGGATTTTGCTAAAAATGTCAGCAGTAACCGAGGTGGTGCGTCTGGAAGCAAAAAGATTAGTTTAGGTACAAATCCAAAGGTAATGTCAAATATATTTGGTTATTTTGATAAGTGGACTGCCTCACAGAAAGTTATTTTTAAAAAATGGGGAAAAACACCCAAGGTCTCTGTGCGAGAATGTCGTTTTAATCAGGATTATCCTGAAAAATATAAGCATACGATTCCTCTTATCCAGGACGTGGATGCTTTATATGCTAGGCTGGTACCCGAAAATTATAGGCTACAAAACAAGAAGGCGAAACAAACCCATTTTAAGATTCCTGGCACAGCATTTACTACCGTAACAACAAATATTAATTATCAGACATCGATACATACAGATAAGGGGGATGATCCAGAGGGATTTGGCAATTTAGCTGTAATTGAGCGTGGAGATTATACAGGTGGCGAAACATGCTTACCGCAATATGGTGTCGGGGTAGATGTACGAAATGGCGATATTTTATTTATGGATGTACATGTTCCTCATGCAAATTTACCGATTCATAAAAAGCAAAAAGATGCGGTACGTCTTTCGATTGTTTGCTATTTGAGGTTACGCGTTTGGCAAAATACTGCGAATAAGACGCGGCGATTTTATGAATCGCATAATAAAACAGTGAAGAAGATGAAAAAATTACCAAAATAAATGTTTCTTATTTATTGAATATTATCAAATCTATATTAAGTTTGATAATATACTTTTTTGTAGCTTTATACAGTGAACATATTAATGCATTCAATAATCTTTTCCACTTCCTCGCGGGTATAGGCACCACGGCTAAACGCAAGATTAATAAAGGCAATCAATAACTGAAAAGAAGTGCTCTTGTCCTTTACCTCAATCGCTAAGAGAGGGTTTTCTTGGGCACTTTGAATCTCTTGCTCCTCATCATTTGTCTCTGTTTCCTCTAAAACTTCATCATTTGTCTGCGTTTCCTCTAAAACTTCATCATTTGTCTCCGTTTCCTCTAAAACTTCATCATTTGTCTCCGTTTCCTCTAAAACCTCATCATTCGTAACAGGTTCCTCTTCTTTTTCAGGCACAGGATCAACTGGTTTGGGTTGTTTCGACCTGCTATTCTTTTTTTGCGAATTTCCCATCATGATATATATAATATAAAAAAGACATTATTTTTATATTATTTCCCAAAAGACTATTAATATGTTTTTGTATTTTTTCTAGTTTTATTTTTTGGTGACTTTTTTGTAGATGCGGTTTTTCCTTTTGTCTTTTTAGTTGCCGTTTCATCCTTTTCCAATCCTTTCCCGCGACTAAGACGTACTTCCGACATACCATTTTTACGCTTAAATATAGAAACCAAATCGGGATACGTTTTTTCTAAATACGCAGCTGCTTCTTTATTTGCTTCAAACCGGCCTTCTGTTTTTCCTAAACCACCTTCCGCATGAAATTTGGTTTTGATAGTGACATTGTTATAGCGGACTACACCTCCATCTTTTAAATAATATAGAATACTAGTTTCCACATCTTCTTTTTCTTTAATTTTACTGTTTGGTTGTAATTTCGGGTCATGACGATTTATGAAACCATACATGGTGCCAATGATAAATTTTAAATCTGTAGTAACTTTATCTTTCATAAAAAACGGATTATGCACGGGGTAAATACCCCAAATAAAAAACCCATCTTTATGAAGTCGTTGAAACGCCTCTCTAAAAAATTTGTCTACGTCTTTTATTTTTAGAAGTTTGGTCGGCCCTTTCATCTTAAAAAGTCCTTCAACATCATCATCAATCGAAACAATTTCGGTTCCCTCGGGAAAGTATTTTAAAATGAACTTTCGCTGGTTCGTAATGCCCTTTACTCCTACAACTATTTTACCATACATTTCCTTTGGAATAGCTTTTTCATATAATTCTCCTTCCTCTTTATTAGCTACAAATATATGAATTTTGTTAGGAGATACCCCACCATCAATTAATGTTTTCAGCGATTTCGCAGCTAAAATCTCTTGACGTTTATAAGAAGGAATAGCAATAACATAATTCGACATACTATATAATATTGTTATATTTTTACTTGATCAAAGTATGACGGGTTTATTTTTCTACTAAAAACGCTGCTCTTTTTCAAATTCTATCTTGAAAAGTGGATTTTTTGAATATGTTGTCGTGATTTTTGAATATATCTCTTGGCATTTATCTGGAATAAAATGAAACGCGGATATATAATGATCAATTGCAATTCCTACAAATATTTCTGGCGAATAACACAGAGTATGGTTTTCAATTGATTCTAAAAGACTCTTAGAGCAATCATATGCTTCTCTCCAATATTCAAGCCGTACATAATTTTTTAAAATAAAATAATAAATATAATGGTAATTTTTTTGCGGATAGATAAAATTATTTACTATTTGACCATAATCGCCATAGGCTTTAACAATGTCATCAGAAAACTCATCTAATACTTCCAAATAAAACATTTCTTCTCCATGACCATAACCTAATAAAGTTGTATCTATAAAAATTTGATTTAATCGTGTTAAAATTCGTCTCCCTATTTCCTCTCCACAAGTAAATAAACAACCACAGACTACCCAACGATATTGAGAATAATAATCTTGTTTATTTTCAGTCAATTTATATTTTTTATCACAAACATTGAGAACTTGAATATGAAACTTTTCGGTAATATGTGAAAGTGTCCATGGCATCATAGTTTCGTCATAGTTTTCACAAATTTTAGACGCATTTTTTCCCAAAAAGCTGTCTATCCAACCAAATTTTGAAGTGTGAAACGGATTTTCTTCTATTGTTTTCAAAACAAAATAAAATTTTGAGCAGGTGATTAAATGTGTTTCGGCATTTGTTCTTGCATCTTTAGTCGGGTGATAAATGCTACGATTTTGTTTTACTTTTTCAAGATATCGAAAAGCAGGCAGATCAAGATATTTTATTTCAACAAATCTAGTCAATGAGTCAAGGCTGTGATTTTTTCGTTGTTCTTTCATTAAAGGGATTGTTTCTTTGTCACCATATATAACTAGATAAACCGGCATTCTTAAAAGAGCATCTAGTTGTTCTATTATCTCATGTAAGGGTCTAGCACCTGAATGTTTTGAATGGAAACAAAAACAGGCACTTGTTAATGTGCAATCTGGAATCGACATTCAAAAAGTATAAATCTTACTATTTTTTTCTTTTTATATGATATTACTAGAGTTTATGAAAGAAAAAATTCCTAAAAAAATATTTCAAACATGGAAAACCAAAACTATCTCTGATGAAGTCCAATATTTAACAAATACTTGGAGAACTAACAATCCAGATTATGTTTATCATTTGTTTGATGACAATGATTGTGAAGAATTTATTAAAACACACTTTGATATAAAAGTATATCAAGCATATTGTAGAATATTTCCTGGTGCATATAAAGCAGACATGTGGAGGTATTGTGTTTTATATATCTTTGGGGGTATTTACATAGATATAGATACAATATGTTTCAACCCAATCGATTTGGTTTTAAATGAAGATATAGAATTTATTTGCCCAATTGATTTGAACAATTCACCCTTTTTGGGAAAATATAATCTGTTTAACACATTTATTGCCTCAGTACCAAAACATCCTATTCTGCTTAATTGTATTAACAAAATAGTTTATCATATTGAAAATAATATTATTCCCTTTTCAAATTTAGATTTTTCTGGACCCGGATTATTAGGTCAGTCAACAAATCTATACTTAAAATTAGACCCAGATTCATCCTTTATTGGGAAACAAGGATATCACGACAATAACAAAATTAAGTTATTACAGTTTGAATGTGGCACAGAGTACGTAAAAGAGGAGAATCTTATTTTATTACAAAATAAAAACGGAAGTGAATTTATTAAAAAAATTTACGAAGAAGAAGTAAAAAACATAAATGGTGTTGATTGGGGAAAATGTGAAAATCCTATAAAACCAGAACCAACCATCGTCACCATGATTTATAATATCCGCGAAAAAGAAAATAATCAATCACATTGTATACATAATCATAAACTGGAAAAATATTTGAAATCGGGTAACGATTTTATTCTTACATTACCTTACCCACTAATTATCTTTACAGATGACGATGATATAATAAATTGTTTAAAAGAAGAACGAAAAAAATTAAATTTATTGAAAAAAACGGTTATCTATAAAATGCCACTTGAAGAAACCTATTTTTATAAAGATTTGGACTTGTTAAAAGAACTTCAAACAAAATTTCATATTTTTAATGGGTTCACGGATCATGAAACACCATTATACATTATTTTAACTAATAATAAAATGGATTTTATAGAAAAATCGATTGAATATAATCCATTTAAATCAACCCATTTTGTTTGGATGGATTTCGGAATAAATCATGTTGCTGAAAATACAAATCGCATTCATGATTGGATATACAAAATTCCAGATAAAATAAAACAATTATGTATCAATCCTTATTTGGAAAACATATGTTATAAGGAAATGTTTCAAAACATATATCATCATATGGCCGCTGGATTATTTAGTGGTTCTACCCAAAACTTGCTTATTTATTCACAATTGTTCAAAGAAAAAACAAAACTTATTTATCAGGAGGATTGGTATCAACTAGAAGAAGCTGTAATGACAATGGTTCAAAGAGAAAATCCGGAATTATTTGATTTGTATTATGGCGATTACCAGGGAATTGTTTCAAATTATATACATCCTATAAACAATTTGGATTTAATATTAAATGGCTGTAAAAAAGCACTTGATAATAATAATGTCGAATTAGCTTATAAAATAGGTTGTTATTGCATTCATTACTTTGAGAGCAATATTCACAATGAGTTAATTTATGAGTTTTTCTTTCAACATATCATTTCGGATTTTTATTTTAATAATAAACGTATATTGGATGCGGTTGTTAATTTAATGAACATAAAAAAAACATTTGATGAAGCTAAGATGAGAACGTTTTTTTATAATAATATGGATAATATCGATTTTTATGATAACAAAGATAATTTTTTATTCACTACAAAATAACTTACACATATTTTCGGCTTCTAGATTTACATGCGGCTTTTGAAATAAGCGTTGAATCATATCATCATCACGAAATCGAATCGTATAATCCTGTTGAATATTGTTTCGTCCAATACGCCCCATGGCCTGAAGAGTTTTTTGCTGCGTCATTTTTGTCAAGTCTTTCCCTATAATTCCATGACAAAACTGATAATTTGTCCCATAAATATAATCTGTCGATGCAATAATCATAAACAACCGTTGTTCATCTGCTAATTGTTTCATTATTTCCATATAATGAACATTTGGCGTTTCAGTGAACATACCAATTCCCAACAATAGTAATACCTTCATATGATTTTCAATAGATAATAACATGATTTGTTTTGCTGCGTCTTCTCCGATACTAGAAACAAAGGCATTTTCAACGACATCAGCAAGTGGACTCCATGCTTGTTGATGCGGTTTTGTATTAGGAACATAAATAGGTTCTAGGGATACTAACCTAACGTCTTTACGCAAGGCATTTATTTGGTTCATCCAATTTTCAGAATCTCTACATAATCTACCACTTTCTCTTACAGAAGATTCCTTGTCAGAATCTCCACCTGTAGATTTAGTTTCTTTTGCTAAAATAAGCCTTTCCAAATCGTCAATTTTAGCTATAATATCATTGTTTTTATCGATTTTGGATAAAATGGATTGAAATACAGAAGATGCAATATTTGATTGTTGAATATAGAAATTGCCAATTTTCTTTACATCTTCTGCTAAAAATATGGTAGGTCCGTCAGTTAATGTATAGGCGTCTGTTGTCGTGAGTAGAATTCCACTACTGTGTCCCTGCCCTTGTACTTTATTAGCAGTCGGTTTAGTTGGTGGAGTTGACACACTCATTGTTCTTGATAATTGTCCGCCAGCAGATGACTTTACTTGGTCAACACTATTTGATTTTACAAAATTACTCGTCTTAAATTTTGGCTGACGAAAGGTTATAAAATGTTTATACATGGTATTCCATTTTTCTGAATCAATATGCAGTAGTAACTGTAAATAATACTCTTTCAATCCATTCATTGTTATATCAGTTATTTTTGTGAAATAGGAATCAATAGAATGAGATTCGTCAATTCCATTTATAGAATGTACATACTCGATAAACCGAACTATCTCGCTTAAATCAAAATATCGGAGCAATGTCTTGTTGTTTTCACAATATTCGGCACATCGCTGCAAGTCTCCATAATCGCCATACATAAAATGTGGCAAAACGCAGAATCCATCTTTGTTTAAAATTGGAATAGATTTCTTACAATCAAAACTAGTGATGGTAAAAATCTGTGCATTATCAAATTTGCCCCGGAAATCATCAAATATCGGCTGAATCTCAGAAAGGATTGGTAATGTAGCACATGATAAAACAACAGTTGGGATTTTATTTTGTGCCCAATTCTCTTTGATTTTGTTATGTAGTGGATGTTCTTCATAATCCATAGTGATGGTTGGTTCATCCCAATAGGTAATGATGTTTTCGGCCTCATTAAATGCCAGCATATAATGCATTGCTGTTAGATAGGACTGAACGTCACAAATCATAATCTCCACATTATTTCCAACGCTATTATTTACTTTAAAAATTCCACCCGATTTCCGATGTTTTACAAAATCAATCGCAGAGAAATAATGGAGACGGATATCTGATGCGGTCTCACATCCAAAAGCGAAGGCTACTTTTTTCTCCATGGAAATTGCGGATTTTGCAAGTGCGAGTCCGATATGTCTAGCAACACAAACAAATATGACACGATATTGATTTGAAAGACCAATTGGTGATAATGTTTTACCAGTGCCGGTCGGTGCTGTATATAAAATAAGCTTGGGTACATTTTGGTTCGTAGTCATCTCGGCATTATTCTTCAAAATAGTAAACAACTCTTTTTGGTGGGGAAAGAGAGTTTGATTCTCATATTTTAATAAATATTTGTTTTTTTCAATAAATTCGTAGGCATTGGTAATGATTTCGCTTATTTTTGTAAACGAATTGGCATATTCAGTGCATGTGTTTATAAATGACATTACGTATTGATTTAAATTACGAATTGACGCACGTTTCAGATGCTGAATCGTATACAAATAAAACGCATATTTCTGTTTTTTTTTTATAATTTGTTTCATTAACTCCTTCGTCAGGTCTAATAATAAGAATTCAAATATATATTGTTTATTTGTTTGAATATTTGTCTCTAAATTTTGAATACGAATTGAATCACCACTTTTCAGGGTTTTTAATTCGGCACCGGCTAACCCCCTTCCAGATAGTGTTGCAGAAAAGCCATGTATCGGAGTTTCTTTGCAATATTTATCAACAATTTCTTGGACATGAGAATCAAAATATTTTTTATAAAGGAAATACTCTGTTTCTGGCGTTTGTTCTATTTTTATAAAAGAGAACATTGATTGGGTATCGTTAGTTTCGATATTCACATCATCATATCCTCGTATAATCATATCCAATATTTTCTTTTCTCTATCAGAGATGGGAACCTCAATCGTTTCCCATTCCTTCTTTGATAGTTTATTCTGAGTCAAATCCATTGTCGTTTTCGGCGTTTTTATTGATTCTATTATTTAAAAAATAGTAAATCAATTTTTTTATGAAGATATATATATGTTGGGTGGAAGCATCGCTAAAAACGACGTTTTTAAAAAAATAATTAGTATTGGATATGAATTGGAAACAGCAAGTCTAGCTAAATTCACAAAAGTATTCGAAAATGCAGAAGGACCATTAGATGATGACGTCTTATTGAATACTGATACCGCGGGCCCAAATTTGGAAGAAGTGCTGAGTTATTCATCTGAACGAGATGGCGAATTGTTTTTTAATCGAAAAGATGAATTATTATTAGTAGATTCCTATACAACAGCTAGTTTGAATCAAGGTAAAAAAACAGTAGATAGAAATGTAAAATTTTGGATTGCAAATGACATAACGTCAAGTTTATTTTCAAACTATTTGAATCGCTTATGTTTAGAAAGTGAAGAGAAAGAAAGCGACGCAAAAACCCTTGCTGATAAAAAAAATAACTTATATACAATCGAAACAGGAAAAGGCGAAATATATAAATTACATTTTGAAACGTTGGTACCAAAAGAATGTGGATTATTTGCTGACGTAGAATGGATTTTTACATACTATAAACCTAAACGGGGTGATAATTTGATTATTGATACATTTGTCAATGTAATGAAAAACTTGTTATTACACTTAGATAGTCTTGAACTACACCCCTGCAAATTAGTTGCTCACTTGAATGAAGACGATTCCACTGCAGACACCGTTTTGGTAAGAAAACCAGAGCAACGTTCTTTGTTTTATTTGCCAGATACTAATATGTATTATTTACAAACGCAATATGTAGACGAATTGTTAGTTGTAAATGATATATGTATTACTCCACAAATGACATTTTCAGTTCATATTAAAGATTTGATAGACGTATTCAAAGAGATAATTGCGTTTAATGGATTAGAAACCGAAAGTTTGCGTGATTCAAAAACGATTTCTGAGAATCGATATACTACTATTGTTAATATAGAAAAATGTATTGATGAATTAATAATTGAATATAATAAAAATAATTCCCACAAGTTTTTAGATAAGAAGGAGGAGATTCAAATTATTAAAAACTATTTGTTTATGATTTTATATAAAATATATATTTATCTTAATGTTTATCTGGTGAATAAAAAGGCAAACGCTTCTTATAAAAAATATTTGAAAGATTCTTTATATTTTAATTCACGTCATGCAAATTATGATTTGTATATTGAAATGCGTAAATGTATATCCGAATATTTTTTAGGTGAGTTAGGAAATGAACGCATTCATGATATAATATGTAAACTGGTAATCCAAGAAAACGTATTGGAAAAATATTTAATTAATGATAGTAAAAACGTTCGTAAAAAGGCGTTCTCTATAGATAAAAAATATGAATTAGAGCCAACAAATCGCAACTACGGAAATCCAGAATATTCACTATTGTCTTATTTTCAATTCTTTGAAAGACCAAGTCAACATGAAGATAATTATGACGGGGATGGCGAATTGATGCACGATTGGTTTCGATCTAAAAGACTCGACGTTTTTTCAACGCAGATGGATGTTAAAAAAAACATTGTTCTTGCTGAAGTACGAATGTTTCAAAGACTATTATCCAACTATCTCATTTCAATGAACGACGACACTTTGTTAGAAACAATGACAAATGGAGCATGTAATCGTATAATGCGAAATTCATCTCCGACCATTTCACAATTTTCGATTGCTACCTTACGGCGGTTTGTTGAACTTTATGATAAGGCTTCTATAAAACCTAGGAAAACTGAAAAGGCAAAACGACTTAAGAAAACAGTATTGGTTTCGCATTCTACACGAAAAAGGTGTCCTAATGGTTCAAGAAAAAACAAATTAGGACAATGTATAAAATATTTACACCGATGAACATTAAATTAATTTATCGGTTACGTTACACTTAAATATCTACTGAGACGCCCAAGTGGGGGTCCTATTTTTAATATTCAAGGGTGTAAAAAAATAAATAAAAAGTTGGATGAAAAATTGAATCTAAAAAGAAACATATAAGTATAATAAAAAACTATCAACAATCAACAATGAATTTTTATTCTGATAAATTAAAAAACAATATTATCGATACCGAACCAATCGATAATATTCTAGAGGCCCTGGAAGATTTTCAGGTGCATTGCCGATATGTGATTGTAAGATATTCCATGGGTTCTCTATCCCATAAATATTCCTTGAATCTTTTGAAGGATGATAAAAATATTGTTGCATTTCATTGTTTAGATAATGTATTTGACATGGCAAATTGTCCATCAATATTGATTTATAGAAAACAAAAACTAATATCCGAGATTCATTATTATATTTTATTTGCCTGTACAAAACGTAACTTTCGTGGTCAGGGTTATGCGTCAAAATTATTGACAGGATTTATAGAAAGAATAAAAGAAGAAAATGGTACCAAAGATGAAAATGGAGCCGAGGAAGGAATTGACCAGGTGGCTAAAAAAAAAATAAGGATTGTTTTGAGTTCGGTTGAAAGTGCAGTAGTGTTTTATGAAGAATTTGGGTTTCGGTGGACACGGGAATCTTTATTGGATTATCCGTTTTTGATGAGACATGAAAAATATAATAAAAAACATGAATATTTTATTTTAGAATATATTGTTACTGTCTAATCATTTACGTACAATATCTTGGTTCACTAAAAACCAATCGATTGTATCTGATATTCCATTTTCGATAGGAAAAAAATCGAATTCAGGAAAAAAACTCATTAACTTCTTATTGCTTGCAGTTTTTTTGTATTGACCGTCTGAAAAAGACGAATCGAATACCATTTTGTCTTGATAATCGAATTTTTTTGCAATCAAATTAGCTACTTCGCCGATAGATATTTCATCCTCTTCGGGTACGGATAAAATAATAGGACCAATTGCACCCATTGCACCCATTTTACTATTTGGATCCTCATTACCAATAAATAAAATAGACAATATCAGTTTCGCCAAATCATGTGAATATATAAACTGGCGTAATGGGGTTCCACTACCGCGTACCACAAAGTTCTCATTATTCAGTTTTGCAAGAAAGCATTTATGAATGAGTGCTGGTAGGACATGTGCGTCTTCTAGATGAAAATTATCGTATGGTCCATATATGTTCGTAGGAATAACACAGACATAATTGGTTCCCTTGGATTCGTTGTAGATTCTACATTGAACTTCTAACATCCGCTTGGCATATGCATAGGCGTCATTAGAAAAATGTGGCGGTCCATCATGAAGCATTGTTTCATCTATTAGGCACTGCTCTGCCGTTTTAGGTTTATCGGGAAAAATACATGTAGATAAACAGGCGATCATATTTTTTACACCAGATTCATACGCATATTTTATGACGTTGTTATTGATAGCTAAATTGTTTTCAAACATTGCTATTTTTTGGTTCATATTTTTATAAAGACCGCCAACGCATGCTGCTAAATGAATTACATGCGTTGGTTTATGTTTTTCAAACATGGCTTTTGTCTCTTGACTACTTGTTAAATCGTAGTCTTTTGATGAGATAGATACAATTGAATAAGTATTATTATTTTGATAAATTGCTGATTCTTTCCAAATATGGTTTATGGCATTTCCGACAAGTCCTGATCCACCAGTTACTAAAATGATTGGTTTTGACATAATATATTTTTTATGATATTATGTCATTATATATTTTTTGATCGGTACAATTAGTATTTCTCACAATTTCCCGTCTTGGGATTTTTACGTGATCCATTTGGACAACGGCTTCTTTTGGAGTTAAGACTTATTTTTACCGTTTTTTTCTCTTTTTTCTCTTTTTTTTGTGATCTTCCTTTCAAGCATTTAAACTGCTCATTACGTGCATAACCCTCCTTACATACTTTTACACAACGAGTCGTTTTAGGATTCATTTCCTTGCCTTCAGGACATTGGGGTGGGTCCATTTCTCCAAATAAATCTAGAGCACGAGTTTTTTTGGAAACTTTCGGCAGTTTTACGAGAACAGGCTTATCTTTTTTAGCTACATGAGCATCTTTATCCATAATTGTATGATTTACTATCTTCTTATGATGTTTTTCAAGAATTCCACTATTTTCTAACAACTGTTCAAATTTTACAATTGATACGTCAATCGAACTTCTCGCGGTTAGCCACGGACTAATCATTTCATATAGGCATGCTCGAAATTTCCACACAAATTCTTTGTGCTTTTCACCACCAAATTCTAAAAACTTGGACGCATTACTTAACCAAAACAATAACGTGAATGCTAATCCATAACTATCTATCGTATCAACACACTTATTCGCAAACATATTGTATGATAATGGATTATCAACATCGCCAATGTCTTCTACAAAAAATAAACTATATAGTTGCATTAAATGAAGATAAATTGCCTTGGTTGGTCGATTAGTATGACTATTTTCACTGTTGGTGTCGCCCATAATATACATTAAAAAAAAGGCTATATGCCCGCCTTCGTGAGAATTTTGGTTTTCAATTATTTTTTTTTTGGCAGCAAAATTTGCCACTTGGTTCGGTTTTTTTTGTAATATTTCGAAATTGTCCTTTTGTAAATATTCGATTTCCCATGGAAAATTAAACCACATTTTTGTTCCAGTATAATAATCATTTTTCGCTGCTCTCGATAAAATCATTTTTTTTGACTTCATAAATCCAAAATCAATAATATTTAACCGATTCTTTTCCGCATTATAAACGAAATTGTGTGGTTTCAAATCATGATGTACGATCTTTTTTTTCCCGAATTCACGTATACCATCAAACATACGCAAACATTCTAATAAAAATAACTCACTATTTCTCAATGATTCGGCGTTCACGTTCCACTTTTTCATCGTCGCTGCATATTGGAGTATATTCATTCCACCATCCTCCATAATGATTAATTGAGAACTTGGTAATTGTAAATCTTGCATTAATTTACATTTCTTTGCCGCATCAATATTTGATTTTAGTTCATAGTCCATATTGCAATTTTCTGGAACCCCTAAATAGTAATTGTTTTTGGGGTCCGCCCTCTTTACCTTGGTATATTCTTTTAATTCTAAGTTGGCTTCTTTTTTATTCATTAACTTGGAGGTTTTGTTTTTGTAAGATATTCCTGGTTTATTTTTGCATTTTAGACTAGGTCTATGAACACATCCATATGTACCTTCTCCTATAATTCGAGGAGTTTCTTGGGCCATATGTTTTACGTTTATTTATATTCTATTGATAAAAATATTTCATATCATCAAATACACCGATGCATTTGTTTGATTTTTGCGTAAAATCCATATAAACGTTGGATGACCTTATATTATTAGAAATCAACCATTTATATACTTGTGCCTATGTTTCACGGGTTTTTTACTACGAATTATAAAAAAATTATGTTTGAAGATATGCAATTTGCCATACGGAATCCTGATAAATTTATTATTATTAATACAATGTCTATTTCGGAACAGGAATGTCTAATAAAACATACTATTCCACCTAACTTGGAAGAAAAATATATCAACGATTTGATTAGCTCTTTTGATTTACATAGTAAAAAATTCTTTCTTTATGGAAAGAACGCAAATGATGAGACGGTAGAAAAAAAATATAAGCAATTAGCTGGGCTGGGATTTACGGAAATCTATCTGTATGGGGGTGGGATGTTTGAATGGATGCTTTTACAAGATATCTATGGAAAAGAGGAATTCCCGACAACCTCTCGTGTTCTCGATATTTTGAAATTTCGTCCTGTGAGAACATTTGGCGGGCACTATTTAGAACGTTGATAGTTTTGTTTTTGTTTTTGTTTATTTTTATCAATATAATATAACCTGGATTTTATTATTATATTATGTTTGAGAACATCTATAGAAAATTTGCTTCCGCTATTTATGCCGTTTTATTTGTGGTATTTATTTGGTTAGTTTATATAATTTATCTTCATCTAACCAAACAGAATTATGGGCAAGCAGAATATGAAATAATTTCAAAGCCACGTGCGAATATTAAGTATTTAGATGGAATTGATATAATTTATTGGATAAACTTGGATAGGTCGACTGACCGTCAAATTTTGATGAAACAACTGCTTCAAGATGACGAATTTAATGGTATACCTATTGAACGTGTTTCGGCAGTAGATGGTAAAAAACCTGACTTGGTATATCCACGTTTACAAATAATGTATAAACAAAAAAATGATTATGAATATGCCTGTATGCTTTCTCATTTGGATACAATTCGAAAATTTTCGAGAACAAATTTGCCTGTTGCTCTTATTTTGGAAGATGACGTAACGTTAGAATTTAAAAAGTATTGGCGTAAATCGGTTCGCGAAATTATGACAAACGCACCACCCGACTGGGAGATTATACAATTATGCTATAATACACCTAATAATATAAACTCGTTTCGCTTATATGAACGTAATTTATATAATAAAACAGTCTGTGCCGCGGCGTATTTAATTAAAAATAGTGCAGCAAAACGATTGATTGGTGAAATATTAGAGAACGGAAAATATAATTTGGAAAGTTATATTATTCATCATGCGGATTGTTATATTTTTAATAAGACAGTTACCTATACATATAAATATCCACTTTTTATTTATCGTACCGGAAATGATTCGTTATTGCATCCACAAGATTTAAAAGACCACGAGCGTTCAAAAAAGCAAATCGAGAACATGTATTCTAATTTGACTTTATAGGTGTAATTATGATAATTCTAATAAATTAGACACTTTTTGCTTTATTTTTTCCAAATTGAATTCGTCTGGAAGTTTTCCATCTTTAAAAAAAGCACGTTCATACATCATTTTATAAGATGCTTCATCATTATCTAGTTGTTTTATTTTACTTATCAATTCATTTAATTGATTCGGCGTATAATTAGGTGGCAAATATAAAATTGCATCCATATTCACATAATTTTCCACTTCTGGACATCCCCAATAAATAGGTATAGCACCACTATAATATGCATTAATTAATTTTTCTGTCAAATAGTTTGGTATGCTTTTGTTTTCAAAACATATCATAAATTTGTAATCTGAAATAAAATCAAAATATGCTGAGCTGTTATGATTATCAGGACATTGTTTATCTATGTTATTCATAAAACTGCCACATGAATCAACTTTTTTGTATTTTGATAACTCCGTAAACATTTCGTTGCGTTGGTTACAAGACCCATTACTTACTGAAAATAAACAAAATTTGTTTTTTTTATTTTTATCTAGTGTTCTACGGGTCAATAGTTTATTTATGTCTAATTCATTGTACAATATATGTTGATAAGCATGCGGAAATAAAATTGTATTTTTATTTTTATCTCCAGGAATAAAATTTATATCAAATAAAGCAGGGTCTTTAAAACTACTTTCTCCACTATATTGGACATACAAGCAATTTTCTTCTTTTTGTTTTTGAAAATCCGGTTCTCCAAATACCGAATATATTTTGATACTATCAAACTTTACATCTTCAAATAATTTACCAAAAATGGCTTCGGATTTTTCATCCTTATCATACCACCAATTGCGTAATTCTACTTTATTAGAAAAATGTTCTGTTTTTTTCAACTCTAAATAAAAAATTATTAACAGAAATGATAAGATTAATAATAATAAAACTACTAAAATAAAATTACTTCTTTTCATATACTATAAATGATAAATTATTTGATATCATTTGTTCTCATAATCATATCAATTTATTTTTTATTTTATCATCTTATTAAACAAAAAGAACCTTTTAGTGATGACATTTCATTTGACATTTACGCAATAAGCTTAGGTCATGCAGATCGTATAAAAAATATTGAAGAACAAAAAGTAAAAATGGATAAAACCGTCAATATTGAAATATTTAATGCAGTAAAAGGAGATCAATTAAAAATAGATGAACTTATTGAAAAAAACATTTTAAAAAAAGAACATTATTTTAATGCAAATGAAAAAATTAAAAAAAGAGAACTAGGATGTTATTTTAGTCATTGTCAAATTTATGATAAAATAAAAACCGACGGGAAAACGGGATACACAATCATTTTTGAAGATGATTTTATGATAAAAGAAGATGGCCTGATGGATAAAATTAAAAACGCTATATTAAAATTACACAATCTAGACAAGGATTTTGATATAATTTATTTGGGTAATACTCATAACAATCACGGAGAAAAAATAATTGATAATTTGTATTATGTCGATAATAATGTTGATTTATATGGAATGCATGCATATATAGTTAATAATTCTAAAATAGATAATTTGATTAATAATACCAAACCTATATTCGAACCGATTGATTGCCAATTGTTTGATTTATCAAAATCAAAAAAAATAAATATAGTTGTTTTTTTTCCAACCTTGGTTGTTCAAGGTGGTGTACAAAATAGTACTATTAATGATTTAAGCATAGAAAACTTTTCTGATAAATATTCAAGGGTGTAATTAATTTATTAAATTCTAGCTTATGTATCTTTACAAAATATCTCCATAAATAGTATATATGTCCCATCAATATAGAGAAACACACGAGAAAATCAAAGATTTTGTAAATAAAAAAGCTGCCGTACATAGAGGTAAATTTAACAGTAAAACCGCGGAATGGAGAGGACCTACGTCTGAAATTCCTATGATTATTTTTCAGTCGTGGCATTCTCAACATTTACCTCCAAAGATGTATCATTGCGTTGAAAAGTTAAAGAGCGATAATCCAGAATTCCTTTATTTTTTATTTGATGACGCAGCTTGTCGAGAACTTATTAAAACTCATTTCCATAAATCAGTGGTAGATGCATTTGACAAATTGATTCCCGGACAATATAAATGTGATTTATGGAAATATTGCGTTTTATATGTTTATGGCGGAGTTTATTTAGATATGAAATATCAATGTGTCAATGGATTTCGATTTAAAGATGTGATAAACAGAGAACATTTTGTTCTAGAACGTCCTGGGTTTTGGTCACCAAGCACCTATGGAATTTATAACGGAATGATGATTTGTAAACCGGAAAACCCGCTAATGATGCGGTGTATTCGAGCAATCGTACATAATGTCAAAACCAGAAATATGGGATTTGGATCGCTTTATCCTACAGGTCCGGGTTTAGTAGGTTCTCTTTATTTCGGAAATATTAATAAACATGTTGGAAAAATTCACGACTTTGATTTCTTTTTTCGGCCAGATGCGGATGACCAAATTGTCTGCAATAATGTTGTTGTTTTAAAAGGATATCCCGAGTATCGATCAGAACAACGTAGAATGCAAAAGACGCCACATTATACGATTTTATGGGAGAAAAAAACGATTTACCATTAATCAAAAAAATTGAATCACAGTTTGTTGTAATGTTTTAAAATACATTACAACAACAATCACAATGTCGGGACCGGTAATCGTAATTTCTATTGAGGGGAACATTGGTTCCGGGAAATCGACCATCTTGGATAAACTCGAGAAGTATATTGGGTCGGAACATTGGCAAGGTCAAGTTGCCTTTTTGAGAGAGCCCGTTGATATTTGGGAACGTATTAAGGATAAGAAAACTGGTGAAAATATTTTAGAAAAGTTTTATGGAGACCAAGAAAAGTATGCCTTTCCATTCCAAGTCATGGCATATGCATCTAGACTATCTATGATTAGTAATGCGAAAACCACTGGTTATAAACGTGTCATTGTTTGCGAACGTTCACTAGATGCGGATAAGCATATTTTTGCGAAAATGTTGTATGATGAGGGCAAAATTGATGATGTTTGTTATCAAATCTATAACTACTTTTACGAACATTATGCGTCCAGTTTTAAATTAGATGGCGTGGTTTATATTGATGCGGATGCGGAGGTATGTTTTGACCGAATTGGTAAGCGTGCACGCAGTGGGGAGTCTGATATTTCTTTAGAGTATCTACAAAAATGCAAATCGTATCACCACGAATGGTTATCTGGAACCAAGACTCCCGTTTTGAATATCAATGCGAATGTCGATGTTGCTTACAACAAAAATGACCCGCGAGATATCGGGAATGAATGGTTAGCTCGTATTAAAGAGTTTATTGATGAATTATTGAAAGAGAGCGATGACCACGAAGAATGGAAACGTAGATAACTTGTCTCATTAGAAAAATTGATTTAAATATATTTTTTTAATGAAACCTATATATAATTCACATTTATGAAAAAAACGTATCGTCTTCGAATACGCCAAAATACATTTACGCCAAGCAATCTCTTACAAAAAGAAATTACCTATGTTGATTTATTCTGCGGACTAGGTGCGTTTCACAGTGCTTTTGATTCTGTTTCTACAGAACAAAAAAAATATAAATGTGTATTTGCATGTGATATCGACGAGAACGTACGGAAACTATATGAAGCAAATTATGGTATTAAACCCGTGGGGGATATTAATGCGATTGATATTTCGAAACTGCCTGCATTTGATATATTGTGTGCGGGATTCCCTTGCCAACCGTATAGCATATCTGGTAACAAAAACGGATTCGATGATGAAAAACGCGGCAATTTATTCTTTTCCATTTTGAAAATTGTAGATGGAAAAACACCCAATACGATTATTTTAGAGAACGTGAAAAATTTACATACTATTCATGGCGGAGCCGTATTTGCCACCATAAAATCAGAATTAGAAAAACGCGGATATTTTGTTTCTTATAAAATTATAAATTCCAAGTTTTACAATTGCCCGCAGGCTAGGCAGCGTATATTTATAGTTGGTCAAAAGTCGGCACCCTATGAATTTTTGGTGGATCCATCTAATGAAATTACTGCGGTTTCTACAATTTTGGACAATTCAGAGACACGATTTTTAGATTATTATGGCAAATATAGATTAGAAGCAGTAGGAGCAGTAGGAGGCGATGTGGTTAGAGAAGATTCATGTAGAATGCTTTATAAAGTAATAAATAAAGTATCTGGGAAGGGTGGGCGTCAGGGCGAACGAGTTTATTCGATTGATTCGTGTGGTCCGACAATCTGTGCGTCTTCGGGTGGACCTGGTGCAAAAACTGGTCTTTATTATATTGATAATAAAGTACGGCGATTAAATGCGAAAGAGGGGTTGAAGATGTTTGGATACAGCGACGAATATAAGTGGACTAATATTGTGAAAGAAGAGGATATGCTATTTTATTTGGGGAATAGCATTGTTGTCAACGTTGCCAAGGCAGTTGTTTCAAATTTGTAAAACATAAAAAAAGAAAAAACATTAGCTACATTAGCAGGGAACCTACGGTTCCCTAGATGTCAGCAATGCCGACATAACGTGGAGCCCGCGTTGCGGGCTCTGACCCTGCGACCCCTCCCTTTTTCTTTGGAAAAATATTTATAAACCCTTGAAGATTTACACCCTTTAAGGGAAACGTTGCCGATAAAGGATGCATCAGGTTTTTTAAAAATCAACTACCACCTTGTCCTTAATGGCTCGGAGGAAAGTCGGCACAATCTTGAATTGGCACTGGTTGGCCGATGGCTTCCCTCCGTCTCCGCCTTTTCGCTGAAAGGTGAACCCGTTGCCAAAGTCAATGACAGTGCCCTTAGGTCGAATGCTGACCTTTCCTGACATGAAGAACTCGATCGCATCGATCATTTTTACAAAGAAGAGCTGCTTCCTTGTATTGGTCGCATCAAAGACACTCACACTAAGAAGCTCTGGCTTTGCAACATCCTTCCCCTGTAGGAACCGCTCGAAAATAGCCCGCTTGTTTGTTTCAAGTAGGGTGGTCAAATTGTCCAGCTCTGCCTGGCTATAGTTCTGTGTGCTAAGTTTTTTGAGCTGTCCATCAGCATCCTTCTCACACATCGCTTTCAGTATATCTCCGATTTGAGCCAATGCGGGAATGTCTTCGATCACGAGAGAGACATTGTGCCGGGCCACCTGCTGGAACTGCTTTTCCTTGGTCTTTTTGTGTGAGCTGCCGACCCCACACACGTGAAAGTCGGACTTGATTTTCCCGTTTTTTTCCAGAGTGGCATTAGAGACATTGTGGGTATCTATGGCTCCTTGTAAAAGAGTAGCGATATCGTGACGCATGGACAAACTTCCATTCAACATGTCCACGATGTTTTGCTCCTCCTGGAGTCCGTTTTTGGCCGTGCTACTGCCACTGCTTTTGCAGCTAGATTCTTGCAAAGACATTTTGCTGGGGAAATTAAAGCCACTCGGGTTTGGGTTCTGTTTTTGTTATAAGATAATATATAACAAAAAGCTATCAATTTTTTACGATTTTGACTGTTTTATGTTCTCAATTAAATTTTACTACTATCTTGACTGTTTCTTTTTTAATACATTTACATGCACTCACCGATAACTCTTCACGCTTCTTTCGCGTTTTTGTATTGTCAGATTGACCAATTGGTTCTGAAGAATCAGTATCCGTTGGACTACGGCGTTTTGATGTACTATTCCGCCCATTCATATCGTTTTCGATGGCACTATAATTCGACTCTATAAAATCAACTATCTTATTCTCGATTGCCCATTTGAAAAAATTAAGCTGTCCTATCGTCGTCTCCATATATTTTTCATCATCATATGGAATGCTTATGCGTTCCCACCTACAAAAAGGGTCAAAATTTCGCTTACTATATGCTTTTAATTTAAGTTTATAATCATTATACACTTTGAAACGAATAATGTCTTGGTTCGTTCCACGCTGCGTATTCAAATCATATACTGTATAATATTTCTTAGCAAAATTTGTTACAAACCAATCCACGATCCGAAGAGAGATTTTTGATTCTCCATTAATAATCGACATCATTTTTTTGAGATTCGTGCGTCTATTCTCTTGGCGTGATCCCGGCTTTGTCGTATCTTGCGTAGTAGACTGGTCGTAAAATTCCATGAGATTTTTCATTAAAAGTCCATTTTGTGTAGTTAATGTAGATGCACAATAAAGTGACATGTTGTTTTTTATAATATACAGTAGATTCATTGTTTATGCAGTTTTTCCGTAAAATGTATTTTTTCAAATATAAAAAATAATATCAGTAATTCATCTACAAAATTCTTTTTGTTTTATGCTAATATATAAGGGGAGCCTTCAATCATTTCACCCTTTTCAGGCTGGTCGTTTCCTGATTTTGCCCAATCAGGCATTTTTTTAAGGCTCCATTGTACTTCAGACGTTAAAACATACCAATTGTGTGAGTTATTGCGTACAGTGTTATTGAAGCCTTGGTTAGACCGAATCAATACTTCATGATTCCAACCTTTTCTGCCATGTTTATTCGCATTCTCGATTTCAGCCTCGACCGTTTCTCTTTTTTTATCGGTCTTAGATTTGTCTAAAATATATTTCTGGATTGCCTTCTTTGCACGTTTCACAGAAGCTTCAGTAGAAGTAGGTAATTTGCTTTTGCCTTTGCCAGAACCACCCATGGTCATTGTTTTGTTCATTCTACGCGTTCTTCGTCTTTTACCGCCTAATTTTGCAGTAGCGTTACTAAAAAGTTTTTGAACTCCACTAATAAATGTGGTCATCAATCAATTTTTTATATATATATGTGATAAAAAAATATAAAAATTTTTAGTATTGGAAACGTGGTATTTTTAGAACGCAACATAATGAGCTAATATTTCTAAATCCAGTTTGAATGAAGGGGACCAATCCTCGCCGCAGAACATTTCTGGGTCTTGTTTGTAGGTTTTGACGCCATTTTCTTTATATTCTAAAGTTGTCCAGATGGGAGGGTGGAAAGGATAATCTGTTGGCAGGACAATAGAATATTTAGCTTGTTTTGATTCAAATAAGAAGGAATAAATGTGATTGTTTACGTCTCTTGGTAAATTGATAATGTTATTTTTTAACAAGTCGTATTCGCGGTATTGTTTTTTTATCGATAGAGTAAATTTTCGGATATTTGTGTCATCCCTTTCTAAACATATGGTTTGGACTTTGTTGAGCGTGTTCTCTAAATTGTAATACTCGTGCATTTTGTCAAGGTGGCATCCTATATGCCGTAGGTGGGAGAATAATTTTTGCAGATATCTGTTCAAATTAATAACCTGATTATGCTCAAGCTGGTCCATTTTTACACGCGTAAAGTTTTTGATTATAATTTTGTTTGTATTTTTGTTGTTGAATCAATTTTTTACGCTGATAATTTACTTCCGAGACTTTTATAAAAAAATATATTTAGATTCTATTGTTTTTTGAAAACAAAAACGTATTTATATCTCTTAACACTGTGGATAAATCAAATGAAGGCGTATTTGGATTGTATCTTATCATTTTATTTCCTAGAGAAATAATATAGTCTTCTCTAATTTTTTCTTTTATTGAGTCTCTATCATCATGATTGTTTTCATCACATTCAATAACTAATTTATAATCAACAAAATATAAATCAACCCTATATTTTCCAAACTTATATTGACGTTTTACAGTCAAAACCCCATTAAATGAATTTTCTATAAATCCTATTGTTTGATTTTCAATACACATGCCGACGTTAATCATTTTTAAATTATCACTCATGTTGACTATATATCTGTTTCTTAAATTGAATGAATTTTTAAATAATTCAAATGCTTTTTCGTTCAATTTAAATACCTCTTTATTATGTCCACCATGTTTTGGCGTATCATTGTTTTCTGAGTTGAATTTTTCAACTATAAAATGAATATTTTCTCTGTAATTTTTTTTTAAATGTCTTGCTAAAATGTGTTTATGTGGAGATAAATACAACAATTCTTCTAAATTCCTTGTAAAATCGCTCATATTATAAAGAAATATAATTTAAATTTCTAATCAATTTTTTATAACTATAAAAACTAAAACGTTCTTTTGAAAAAATTGAATAACTTTATTTTTACCGTTTTATGCCATATTATCATAAAAATATGATAAAATGTGAAAAGTTGGAATGTAATTTTAAACAAAGTGATCAAAACAAATATTGCGGAAAGCATCAACTGTGTATTTTTGAAGATGAAACCAAATATTTGAATAAAAAAGTTTGTTCCAATTATATTCGTGGATGTAGAGCACAACTTGAGTCAGATTATACGCGTGCAAGGTGTCATGAATGCCTAGAAAAAGAAAGGAATAGAGACAAAAGCAAAAGAAGTGCGATTTTTGAAAAAAACAATGCAAATAATATAGTTGGGTTTTCAACAAAATTTTGCACAACTTGTTGTAAAGAGTTATCAGTTGATAATTTTATTGGAGAATTATCACTAATTACCAAAACATGTAAAGTTTGTAGGAGTGAAAACAAATTACAAGATTCTAAACGAAACAGAGAACATCGTAATTTTACGGTTAGAAATAATATAATTCCCCAATTTCGTACATATATTAAGGGTGCACATGAAAGAAATTTACAATTTAATCTGACAATTAAGGAATATGCGAATTGTGTAAAAAAGCCTTGTTATTACTGCGGAACTATACAGGAACGCGGGTTTAATGGGTTAGACAGAAAAGATTCATCTATTGGTTATTCTATAGAAAATTGTGAGAGTTGCTGTCAAATATGTAATTATATGAAAGGGCCACTAAGTGTTGGTGTGTTTATAAAACGAATTGAACATATATTGACCTATCAGAAAATAATAAATGGATTGTTTTATCCAGAATATTTTCCAAATCATAAAAAATGCAATTATTGCCAGTATAAAACTAGAGCAATCAAAAACAATTTAGAATTTTCAATAACAACTTGTGACTTTGATAATATAACAGCAGATTCTTGCTATATTTGTGGAAAAGAAAACACTAAACTCCATGAAAATGGTATAGATAGAATAAATAGTAAGAAAGGATACTCCACAGACAACGCGAAAGCTTGCTGTGCGGAATGTAATTATATGAAAATAGATTATGATTTTGACGACATGATTCATAAATTTGTAGAAATTTACAATATTCATAAAACGTCTAGCTTTGAAAATGAATTAATAAGAACGAATAGATTCAACTAGATCAGTTATAAATATGAAATTATTGTCATATTTATATTTTTTTATAATGATTTTTAATATTTTTTGTTACCATATACGCAGACAAATATAAATGTCTAATTTGAATATGCTACACCAGCCTGGTGTGTTCTCCTAAGTTTCCCTAGGAGCCGGACTGTATCTTAACCCGATTCTGGCTGCTTAGGCCTTCATTATCGAGCGACTACCGTTCAGTCTCTGACGGCCAACCTTTGACTAGCGTGTAACTTAGCGTCTTTAGGTTGTAACCATGCGGATTGCCCAATCTTCAACATTATTACTATACCGGAGTTCTGTTCTCCGCCATATACTGGTTTCCCAAGTATACTTAGTAGTTGAAGCTCTAAGGGGTTCCCCGAACAACAAGTAGTCTTGCAGAGTCACATTCTTGTGACTCCACTAACAATTGGCTTAGTATTAACAGGAGCACAAACGAAGTTTCCGCAAACAGGGCCTGTTTGCTTGCGGCGTATTGTTTTTTGGCACAGCTGATTTTTTCTGTTTATGCCTGACATGACACGTAAAACATTGTAGTTGACGGCGTATACACGGACCTTGGCGGTCGCGGTACCGGCAACGGTTCCAGCAGAGAGAACGAGTTGGAGAACGGCGTTATCAATGCGGGAGAAGTTGCAGCTGCCTGAGGGCTGATGTTCCTCAGGGCGGAGAGCGAAGGAGTATACGTTAATTCCAGTATCGGGAGCACGGGTGTGGTGCTGGAAAGGCTGGACTACGTCGAAGTAGGAACCCTCACGCTCAGAGAAACGGTCCTGGCCATTGAGCTGGAGCTTGGCAGTTACGCAAGGGTTCTCACCCCAGCAGTGCATGTCAAGAGCCGTCTCGGCAAGAACGAAGGTGCCAGCATCGGATACGAGGGAACCAAGCTGGTTATCAGCCTTGGCTTGGTTTCCGAAAGGAAGATAGTTGGTGGCTTCAGCTCCAGGTCCAGTGAGCCATTCAGAATTATCTCTGTTTTGCCCATCAATGGCACCAGGAAGCTCGAAAAGACCGGAAGCGTTGATGAATCCACCCTTGTCGCCATCAACATTGATGACCTCATTGGGTCCACCGAAAGCAGCGATCGAAGGGGGGAGAGCATCAATGGCATCCGTGTAGTTGAAGGGTTGGGCTCCAAGCGTGCGGAAAAGAAGACCCGCAGCATCGAGAGATGAGCAGTAGTCAACGTTAGCATCAGGCTGGACGACCCAGATAAGTTCCTTGCAGGGGTGGTTGAAGTTAAGCTTGATCTTGTTGCTGGAGGAACCGACGGACTCATCACCAGTGAACTGGAGCTGTTCAATGAGGTACTCGTGGGGGTTCTGGGCCATCTTGCGACGCTCGTCCGTATCAAGGAAGATGTAGTCAACATAGAGGGAGGCAGCAACAAGAGACTGCTGGTAAGCCTGGCTGACGGATTGGGTGCCAGTGGTCTTGGTGAGGTCACCGACGGCCCAGAGGCACTCACCAATGGGGCGGAAATCAATGTTGATCTTTACTTCGTGATATTGAAGGGCAATGAGAGGTAAAGCGAGACCAGGGTTACGGGAGAACCAGAAGAGGAGGGGAATGTAAAGAGTGGTCTCAGGGAGAGCGTTACGGGGGGCACAAACCTGGCTGGGTCCACCGGAAGCGGCACAGGGGCCAGAGACAGCGGCAAATCCAGGGTCGATCATGTAGGTAAGCTGAGTGGTGTTACCAATCATCTTCCAGTATCCACGCTGCTGCTCAGATGACATGGTAACCTGGTTCCAGATGTGCATCCAGTCACCATACTGACGGTCGATGCGTTGACCACCGATCTCAACCTCAACCTGGGCAATGATTTGCTCACCAATGTAGTTTAACCAACGGGCATAAACGTAACCCTTGTTGCCAGCCATGGACTGGTTGATCTCAGGAAGCGTGAGCTGGAGGTAGGTGCGGTAGCAGAGATCGCCGTTGCGGCTGATCGTGCAGGTTACACGGCGACCGAAATCGGCCTGGCCAGAGAAGGTCTGCTCAATGGATTCCATGGCAAAGTTGGTGTGACGGCGGTAAGATACCTTCCAGAAGGTGATCTCGGGGGTTCCCGTGAGGAACACGTCTTGGGCGCCATAGGCGACGAGTTGCATAAGTCCACCAGCCATATCTTATCGATATTATAGAGTAGCCAGAGAAAATAATTTTGAGAAAATAAAATAAATAGAATTATTTTATTTTTAGGTTGAAAAAATTCCTAAATATACAAATTAAATAATGATTCATATATTGAGGTTTGATTATTTTTTGTATTTCCGCCTAGTATTGCGTTTTTTCATAATTTTCCGTGGTTTTCTCTTTGTTTTTTTTACTTGTTTTTTGTGTTTTGTCATGCTATTTTTTTTTGAAATTGGACGTCTCTTATTTTTCATAGCATAAAATCCGCCAAACCTCTCCAGTGCATCCTTTGTCACAACCGCCATTGCCTCTCCTCCTGCCTCTCCTCCTGCCTCTGCCGCTGCCACTGCCGCTGCCGCTCCTCCTTGTCCCTCCTCTGCAAAGGAATATATTTTTGTTTTGTTAGCTATAAATGATTCTAAACAATCAATTTCAAATTTTTTTTTTTCGATAGTGTCAACTACGTTAATTCCTTTTAATCTGCCATTTCCTTTTGTTAATTCTTTTAATTCTTTTGTTAATTCTTCTAATTCTTTTGTTAATTCTTTTAATTCGAGCGAACGGGAAATTCTTAATTCCTGTTTCATTTTAGGATCCTGTAATTGCATTCTTAATGATTCTGTTCTTTGAATTAATTCTATTTCGGCTTTTATCTTTTCTGCTCTAATATTTTTTATTTCTCCTTCTACGTCTACGTCTCCATTTAATTTTAGACACCATACTGGTACTGCTTCCTGAACGCTATATGTGTGATCATCATCATCTATCGCATAATCAACATCACCTCTCTCATTAGAGTTACCATAAACAACAACAACAAAATTATCACATGGTCTTAGTGATTCTGATTCGCCGTTTCCCGTTCGCACCCAACATCGTTCAAATTTTACACGTGAAAAAAATGCATACCCTGTTTTAACTCTAGTTTGTGAATAGGATTTACCATATAGTAATACGTTACTTTCTTCTGATACTTCATCATCGTAATCAAACTCTGGAGTACTAAAATAAGGGTTTATTTTTCTTAACTCTGCGTTCAAATACAATACTTCACTTTGCAGTTGCCTTACTCCTGTTTGTGCATGAATTAAATCTTCATATTGATCCACATCCACCTCTTGAAGTTGTCTTATACTTTCATAATATATGTTTTTTAAAGCTTTAGCATCTTGAGAAAGTGGCATATTTTCCCAATTATCTAATACAAAACACTTTTTAAAAGAATCTGCTGGTTTTAAATATTTTTCTACTGGCAATTCTTCTTGAAATTCGTCGAATGTTAAACGGGCCCCGGTACCTTTTTTTTTCGGCGGGTTGGGCGGTTCATCTTTCGGCGGGTTGGGCAGTTCATCCCTGTCCCTTTTTAATGCTGGGGGACCAGGTTCTGCTGACTCACTTACCTTAATTAAATATTTTTGTTCAATTATTTTTAAATTTTTCATTGCCTCTGTTAAATTTTCATTTGCAGTTTTTAATCGTAATAAAAGTCCTTCTTCTGCTTCTGCTGCTGCTTCTGCTTCTGCTTCTGCTTCTGCTTCTGCTTTTGCTTCTGTTTGAAATTCCGACATATTTTATATTAATATTAACTATAATATTGATATATTTTTTTCAAGGCGATCTAAACAACTTTTATCTCGACTCCTACTACAATTTTCCATATCTTTATAGGTTTACTAAGTCGCCACTAAAATTTGATATCAAGAAGGTCTCTAAATAATCTTCTTGAAATATTTCGCGGCGGTTCTCGTGTTTCTTAGTGAATATATATGAATCATTTGATTTTTTTATTGACCAACCTTTTTCTAAAGCATTTTGTATGAATACCATTTTTTTTAGTTGAGATTTAGAAAGTTGAGGATTTTGGTCGGTTGGTATTTCTAGACTTTTTGTGGACATTCTTGGTGTTTTTATATATTTTTAGGATAGACGCTTTTTACGATATTTACGAGTTTTATTGGTTTTTGATTTAGATTTGAATTTATTTTTTAATAATATATATTACTAATATAGATAATATAACCTATTCATGGCAGAAAAAAGAAAACCCGAAATTCTTGAGTTGCCCTTAACCGTTTTTTTTCATAATCAAGGCCCTACATCGCGACCAAAATTAGGCTTACAACCATTACATACACCATTCGAATCGCCACAACTATATAATAGTTTTTTTACAACTGATTATCAAGACGCGTTTCGCACCCAATTGATACAAATTATGCCTACTCACAAAGAATATGTTCATCGGTTGGCATTAAGCAAAAAATCTTATTTTGAACAATCAACCGAATTAGATGAAGATAAAAAACGCGAATTCAAACAATTATATTTTAGATATAGTTTACTTATTGATTATATTGATATGGTTCACGACATAACAAAATGTTTTGATTATATTTTATTTTTATTAAAAAAACTAAAATTAAATGAAAATTTGAATCAATTACAAAGATTAATAACCGACTTGTGTGGCGGTAACTATTCTTCAATTAGAATTAAAACGTCCCATGAAATACAAAAATTTTTGATAAATCAATATATTGATGAACTTAGAAAAATGGGATTTTTAATTTCTTATTATCAAGACCCTATAAGTGTAACAAAAGAAAATGCGTCACAAACCGTTAGTGATATCACAGTTTGTGCTAGAGAATCGGGTAGATATTTTCAAAGTTTTTTAGAGTCCACTGGAGTCGAAAGAGTATTAACTTCTGTTAAGCATAATGCACTTGGTGCCATAGATGGTTGTAAAGGAGATAAAGAATGTACTTCAGAAACAGTAACTTGGAGACATACTGTTGCTGGGATTTTTGATTTGAAGATAACATCAACATCGGGCAAATCAACTATAAAAGTTTCAATTATTGGGGCAAAACCCTCCGAAGAGTATTCTTTTGATATAACAGGAGAAATAATATTGGACGATGTGATACAATTACTCCAAAATGAAAAAATTCCATTTCGAAGAACAGGCGGTCAAAGAACAAATAATATAAAACCAAATTTTCAGTTTGATAAAAATGATCCAACTCATTGTGCGGTTTTGATATCATTAAAAACAATTTGTGATAAACGTTTATTGCAAAGAATGCAGACAGATTATAGCGGCACTGGAATGCCAAGTATAAGATTAGATGCATTTACCACTACAGATAGATACGTTGCGGCAGGGACTGTGCTTGCGTTCTTAGGCGGCGATATACAATATTGTCCATCTGTTTTATTGACAAGAGAAGATGGATTTGACAGATATGATTTTGAAAAATTTGATGACATTGGGGAAGAACTACTAAAAAGATATTGTTATTTTTCTGAGTATTTGAAATTCTTTTCCTTACAGTCTCCTGGTTATGATGCCGGACATAAACCCGATTCTCTCATTGTGGAAGCATTTGACTTCACCACAAGATATATAAGAGGCGTCGAAGAAAAAGTGTCAAACCAAGAACATTTGTTTTATAACTTCTGGGAGTTTATATTCTTGACTGCCGTATCAAAATCAGAAGAAAAATGGGAAATTAAAAAAAGAGATTGTTCCGATAAAGTATCAAAAGTGCAACAGTGTTTGGAAACAGACCTTTCACTAGAAACAAATAAACAACAACTGATTAACTCACTATTAAGTATTCCTACTGTAATACCAAGTATTTCTGAATTAATTGCCGAAATTGAGGAACAACAAGATGATATAGATGTTTTAGATAAAAGAATTCCATTTGGTATATTATATAATTTGTTTATTAACCGTCCAAAAGCTAACGCCGAAACTGACCAATTTTTATGGAATAAGGCGTTTCCAACGTCTGATCTTTGGGATAAAGTAAGTATTGATACCATAAATAATTTTATAAAAGAACATAAATTAAAACATTCAAATGCATCATTGAACTTTCTTCCTAAAAGTTATATTGTAAAAGCGTCTGGTACCAACATAATTATTGTCGACAATTTCTTGCTAATACAATATCTAACTGAAGAATTGGGAGAGTTGCAACATTTTGTTTCAAATTACAAATTAAATGAAGATGATGATGAACTAATGATTACTATTATAAACAATTCCGCTGGTCGTGGTGAATTTCGTTATCTTCTACGTATACCAATCACAGCAGAATTATTAATAAATATTTCTTTTAAATTAGAAACCGGAAGACGGCAAACTATCGATGATTTATATCCTCTTTATGATATAATTGGAAAAAAATTATTCAGTATTGTAAAAGAGTGGTTACAATTACAGGATTTAGACGAAGTTGCGTTTAAAAACTTTTTAATAAATTGCATATTGTCTCCAGATTCTAGAGATTTTAATAGAATATGGATACAAAGTCAACCTGGTTACCAAGATTTAAATAACGGATTCCAACTTACAGGACCTTCCGGAAAAGCGAAAGGCGGAAAAAAAACAACCAAACGGCAAAACAAAAAAAACAAAAAAACAAAGAAACTGCGTAAACACAAAAAAGGAAAATCGAGAAAATATTGAAAAAACTAATTTTTATATGTATGATTTGACTAAAAATATATATAAAAACACCCCCACAAAACATACATCTAAAACACACCAAAACAAAGGGATGTCTACAAATCCCAAAAAGAATTCACAACCATCTCAATCTAAGTCTACATCTAACACAATCGACGAAAAACATACCGAAATGCTAAATCTTTTTAATGAAATCGAAACCACAACCATTCCCAACTTATTAGCCGAAAAAACCCGTCTAAAAAACCTCATTCCTACTCTAAAAGACCACCAAATCGATGAATATATGGAAATTCGCGATAAAATCCTCGCTATCCAGCTTCAAATGCGGTCACTACGTATTCAAAAAAAGCAATATCTCCTCGAAAATTCAAAATATATATTCGACTATTTTGAACAGAAAAAACAGATTTCTACGACTTCCAATACGACAAATCAAAATACCAATGTTCTCAATTCCTTCTTCAAAATCAAATCCACAAGACTATCTACAGATGTTGCTAATCCTAATTCTGATAAATATTCACAATCCAAAAAGGCTTATCAAAATTATTGGCGAAATGTCAATAACGAAATCTCCAATATACAAGACTTTTTAGTATCAAGTGATGTATGTGAAATCTGTCATAAAGGAGAACTTATCCCCCAAGATGAGGAAGGTATTCTCATATGTAATAATCCTGGGTGTGGTAAATTCATTACCTATATTATCGATAGTTCCAAACCCACCAATAAAGAGCCGCCCAATGAGGTATCCTATACCGCTTATATCCGCCTGAATCATTTCAAAGAGATTTTATCCCAATTTCAGGCAAAAGAAACCACACAAATTCCCGAAGAAGTCATTGACGCGATCAAGGCTCGTATCAAGAAGGAGCGTATTCAAGATATGTCCCTCATAAATTATGATAAGATGCGGGATATTCTACGGAAATTAGGTCTCAATAAATATTTCGAGCATATCCAATATATCAATTCGCTGTTCGGTATAAAACCACCTATTATGAACGAGGAACTCCACGAAACCCTCTGTGTTCTCTTCATTGAGATTCAAAAACCATGGGCAGTTCATTGTCCGGCAAATCGCACGAATTTTTTCAATTATACCTATACCCTTTATCAGTTATGTGTTTTACTAGATCAGACTCAATACCTGCCTTATATTCCTATGATGAAAGACCGAGAAAAGCAGCTAGAACAGGATATGATATGGAAAAAAGTATGTAACGATTTAGACTGGGCATTTTGTCCCACAGTATAGTATACCATGTCGATAGTGACAATAGCGTCTAACGTGTTTTCAAACGAAGACCTTGAGTATTTGACTCAATGTCCGCAGACGATTGCTGCCAAAGATGCCCTAACGGGTTCCAAGGTTTCCTACTTTAATTTGCCTATTACTGCTTCAATTCGTCAAAGCATAAAAATCAGCCTAGGTTTAGATTTAGAAAATGTATCAAACATACCTATGCGTTGGATCACAGGCGATACCACTGCCCATAATGACGTCGGTGCAAGTGCGTTTGAAAATACATATTTAGTATATTTGACCGATAGTCCGGGTGAATTTATTGTTGGTGACAAAGTCCATTCGATTGAGTCGAACCATGCGTTTGTATTTAGCGAGGGTACTACGCATTTTACGCAAAATACGGGCGACGAACCTCGTCTCCTTTTGGGTCCAATGAATGAATTTGCTGAACCAGTTGGTCGAATGACAACAATATATTATTACAATAGTTACAGCGACTATCAAGTACAAAATGGAAACACATTGGGATATCAGGAAAATAGTTGGATAATAGGAGATAGTGCAAATATTATTGGTTCAGGCATAGGTAATTATACAAATTGGCGTATAGCATACATATATGGTAGTAATGTTCCTACAGGAGTATTCAGCAATGGGTTTGATCTAAGCACGCTGGGATTAGGAGCCTACACATTTTATCTATATCCTGCCGCACCTTGTTTTTTGGAGGGAACCACCGTTCTTGTATCCGTCGATGGCCAAGAAAAATATGTACCTATCGAAAGCTTACGTAAGGGCGATTTCGTCAAAACAAGCCGTAATGGATATAAAAAAATAGAAGTGATTGGTCAGGGAAATATAGAGAATCCTGCTAGCGATGAACGTATCGAAAATCGCCTTTACAAATGTTCTACCTCTAATTATTCTGAATTAAAAGAGGATTTATATATTACGGGTTGCCATTCTATACTTGTAGATACATTATCCGATTTTCAAAAGGAAGAAACTATTAAACACTTAGGTCAAACTTTTGTAACTGATGGCAAATATCGGCTTATGGCCTGTATCGATGAGCGTGCGAAACCTTGGAATTCAGAGGGTCGTTTCACAATTTGGCATCTCGCTCTTGAGAACGCCGATCCTAAAATGAATTATGGCATTTACGTGAATGGCGGATTATTAGTAGAAACTACTTCGATCAATTTCTTAAAAAATAGGTCAAATATGGAACTTCAGTAAAAAAGTTCTCAATTATTATGTAATTTGATATGTTTCAATACAAATATATCAAAAAGGAAAACATACTAATATAGTTATGTGGATTCATTCGGCTAATTTTTTATTGTTAGGCTAATTTTTTATCGTTAGGCTAATTTTTTATCGTTAGGCCATTTCATTCGGCTACTTCGTTAGCTAATTTGTCCTTACGCTTCAAATATGCCCGATGCCGGTACTCCTTCAATTTATCCGGGTTCTCATCTTTCAGCTTATTTAAATAAATCTTGGCATTCTCCTTGACACGCTCCTTATTTTTTTCATAATACTTACGATGACGTTCATTATTAGTATATTTCTCTAATTGAGCATGAAGTCTATCAATTTCACCTTGTAATTGGGCGATTTTTTCGTCCTTAGCGTCCATTTTATATTATGTTGGACGATATTTTTCCTAAATAATAAACGTAAAACCATTAAATATTTATTGAGGATAAATATTTACTTACTAATTTGATAAAAAACCTAGTTTGCTCCTTTTACATCGGGAACTTTACTAAATTCAATCCAAGACCAAGGCCGGCACCGTTGCGGGCACTAGCACCCATGGCGGGAATAAAGACATCAAGAATGCTAAAGGTGGCGGCAGCAGTTAACGCAATGATAACAATCTCCTCAACATTGAGCTGTTTACGGGGGACAATTGTGGCAACAACGGCAACAACTAAGCCTTCGACTAAATACTTGATCGCACGCTTGACAAGTTCGGTTAAATCAAACATTCCAGACATTTTATTATATATTATATTACAACAAAATAATTCGAAGATTGCGATTCCCTAAATTATTAATATATCTCATGAAACTCACTTAAAAATAAAAACGCCTGTAAATCATAGAATGGCATACGAAAAGAAGACACTTCCTAACGGAAAAGAGAATCCTAAATATATTGATTTGTGCGACGAAGACCCAGCCATTGCCGGACAAAAATTCGCCTGCCTTTCTTTTGTTTCCCCTGAAAAAATCCTAAAGAAGCGTGAAGTATATCTCTTTGACCAGTTTATTAAGCAATGGGAGTTCTCTAAATCCATGGAGCGATACTTTGATTTCATCCATTTTATTGCCTATAAATACAATCTAAAGGTAGACGGCTTGATTACGGATTTCAATGATTTTGTCAAGGAGGAGACCGATAAATTAAAGAAGAGTGGTATTGAAGACGATTATAAGAATTTTATGGATAAGCAAGAAGACAAATTAAACGAGCAATTTAGTCGCGAGCATGCGTTTCAAACCTCTGTGCGTGGACTCAAGGTTCGCGGAGTATTCTCTACACAGGAGGAGGCAGAATTAAAGAGCAAGAAGTTACGTGAGCAGGACCCTAATCATGACATTTTCGTAGGACCAGTAGGTATTTGGGTACCCTGGGACCCCGACGCGTATAAGACGGGTCGTGTTGAACATTTGGAAGAGGAGCTTAACGCACTTCATAAGGAGAAGATTAAGAATGAGGAAATGGCGAAAAAGGAGTTTGAGGACCGTGTCAGGGAAACGAAGAAGAAGGCTATTATGGAGAACGTAGAAAAGGCCAAGAAGAGCGGAAATGTGCTTACACAAACTATTGATGAGGAAGGCAATCTGATTGGTGTAAAAGAGACCGTCAATTTTGATGAACGTGAGGTAGAGGAAGAGGAAGCCACTCAGTTAAGAAATGAACTATTAGTAAAGACGTTGATGGAAGCTGATTCAAAGGAATAAGACAATTTGTATTATGTTTTATTCGATTTTATTTATTGATTTTTTTATTCGAATAATATATGACCGTGTTTTATATTATTTTGCTAGGATTCCTTGTTCTGTCAATAGGATTTTGCTATCATTTATGTGATTATTACAGAAAACATCCAATCATTCGCGATTCATCCAGGATCTTTTATAAAGCCAAAGATTTCAAAAAATTGGCTATATTACGAGAACATTTTGATGAAATTCAAAAAGAATGTCTTAGCGTATACCAAAAATTCCCTATAACAGATAAATTATTACGTAAACAAGAAGAATGGAATAATAATTTGGATACTGTCCAAGAATTTATTGAAATAAATAAAAATAGTTATTGGATTCCTGCATGGTCTGATGGGTGGGCAAATTATCCACTCATGATAAAAGATACGGTAAGTCCAGGTGTAACTAGGGAAATGTGCCCAAAAACGATTGAGCTATTAGAATCTATTGGTGGAATAAATATTGCCGGCTTTAGTCTGGTTAATCCAGGTGGTGGAATAAAACCGCATACGGATTCGACTGGACCAAGTTTTGGTTCGCTAGCCTACCATTTATGTTTGATTGGCGAAAGTACGCTTACTGTAAATGAGCAAGATATTATTCAAACGCCAGCAAAAGTCATTATTTTTAATCCAGAATATACACATCACTTATACAATCATACTGAATCGGATAGGATTATTTTGTACTTGGATTTTGATGTGGCACATATTATAGATGATTCTTGTGATAGTATATAATAAAAAACACATAAAGGTATTTGTACTATATATATATTCAAGTGTCTTATGAATACTTTTTGTCAGATTGTACACAAGCAATGTGCAGAATCTGATGAATTATATAAATTAACTAATTTAAATTATTCATTCGAATCTCAATGGGAGCGTACTTCTATAACATGGTTGAGCGAATTGAAATTGCCCGATACTTCGAAGACATTAATGAAAATACTTATTTGTATGTTTACATCAACGCCTGTTGTAATTTCTCCAACTCGAACTAAATTTGATTTTCTCAAGACAATACGAGATAATACTTTTTTAGACCAGGGCACGAAGGATAATGTATTTACGCTTTTCTGTTCTGTTCAAAGAAAGTATAATTTGTTAAATCGGCTATGTTATCAGTATAAACGTAGAAATACGACAGTAGCAATACAAAGAGACCTTTTTTTAAATCCGATTCGTGAATCGCAGCATAATGTTATGTCAATCATTCAAAATGACAAAATATACCTGTTTACTATTATGGATTTGCGGAATATTATAGAAAGTGCATTATCTAATTCACCTTATCATTTTTCGCAACCACTTCCAATCAAAAATCCGTATAATAACATGCCTTTCGATAAATCGACGCTTTATAATATTTATTTTTTCATGAAGCGTGGCGATTTTGTTATGTCGGTATTGTTTCATCAATATTTTTTGTGTAATTTTAATTTGACAAGATTTCAAGATGAAAATGCGGTAATTATTCGTGAGACATACATCCAGCAATATTTGAAAAATTCATCACCTCAATATCTGAGATTTCATATTTCGGAGATGCTGCTAGAATATGGATTTTCTAAGAAATACCCGATTGAAAAAGATTTTCCTACGGTTCGTTTAATTAACATAATGAGGCCTTATTTAGAAATGTTTTATAAGCAACGATATTCCCTCGACATGAGTTCCTATAATATTTTGCAAAAGAAGCTCAAGTCGAAACTAGTTAAGTTTTTTAATTATAATCCTAAATTTGGTAGGAAGATTTTGGTTCGAAATAAGAGTTCTTCAATGATTGCTACATATAATGATGCACACATTCCGTTTAAAAAACCGAATTATTTTGAAAATTTTGAAAAGTCTCATATTTATTTATTTGAAGGAGAAAATTACCCAAGTGAAAGTGATGAGGAAGAAGAGGAGGAGAGTGTTGGTTCTATGAGCTGAGATGGATTTATGAGATAAGTTGTTGAGAAGGATTTATGAGATAAGTTGTTGAGAAGGATTTATGAGATAAGTTGTTGAGAAGGATTTATGAGATAAGTTGTTGAGAAGTTGTTGAGATGGATTTATGAGATAAGTTGTTGAGATTGATTTATTTATCAGTATAAATAATCAAGGTTGTAAATAGTCAATAGGGTATTCTAAAAATTATGAAAAGGTTATCAGTATCTAAAAGACCATTTATTAAAACGGGGTTGAAATTGTTGTTGTTGTACATAAGGTTTTAAAACAACCGAATAAGAAGTTGGTCCTCTTTGAGTTGCAGCTGGAGTTTGTTGAACAAAGGTTGATTTTTCAGATACCAAAGCTACTGCAGCTTTTTGTTGTTCTAGAGCTAAAGCGGCGTTAGCTTGTTGTTGTTGAATTATTATCTGTTGTTCCGCATCAGCTTTGTCTTTCTCAATTGCTGCTGCTCTTTTATTTGATTCCTCAATTTGTTCAGGAGTTATTTGGGGAATTGCTCCAAAAGCATTCTCGTTTAATGTGCCCAAAGATTCTATAATTGAATATAGTTTTTTATAAAACAAACACACAAGAATTATAATTAATAAAAAAATAGGTTTAAAATATTTCATATACGTATATATTCTATTATATACGTATATATTATTGTTTTGTCCATTATTGTTTTGTGCAATAATAATAGTCATTATCGAATACTGTCTTGGCTTTGATACTCCGACTCATTTTTGCTGCGGATATTTTTTCGGCTTCTGCGGCTTTGGCGATAGTAGACCAAGTTCCTAATAAATTATCTGTTTTGGTTTCGCGTTTTTCGACAGTTTTGCCCGTGGAAGATACTACCTTGTGTTTATGCTCATCGCATTTTAACATGAGACCATAATATCCTTCATTGGAACCTGCGTCTGTCCATACCGTGGCTTTAATAACATGTTCGCAAGAATTCAAGTATTCCTTGAGTTCTTTCATATCATTATCTGAACATTCCTTGTTTACACTTTTTTTCCACCGTTGATATTCGCTTAATAAGATGGAATTCAGAATCTTTCCGTTAGGCGAAAATTGGCATACTTGGAATAAAAAAGTTTCTGCGTTATCGTTTACGAGCTTTTTTTTGTATTCTATTTCTATGAGTTTTACGCCAATATATCCATTGACGACTTGGTCCTTATTTTGGTTTGATATTCTCGCTGGTTTAAAACGCGTATCTAAGTAGTTTTTTAGTGCATGGAATGTTTCCTTTTTCGGCTTGGTTTTTGACCAGATACGGAACTGTCCTTCCATATTTGTCGATGCCTCCTCTACGTCTTGACGTACTATACACATTTGGTTAACGAATTCGTGAAATTTTTGTGTGAATTCATTTACTGGCAAAAGGGGATTTTCATAGACCGAGGTTGTATCTGATGCAGCTGCGTCAATCGATTGTTTTTGGGTTTTTGCTAATTCTTGTAATTGGTGTATTTCTAGTTCCTGTTTTTGTAGAAGTGCAGTTTGTTTTTCAAGCTCTTTTTGAAGTTCTCGGCGTTCTTGTAAAAGTTCCTCGTTTTCTTTGAGCATACGATTAAAGTTATCAATGCAATATGTTTTGGAGTGAATTATATCCTTGATAGCTTTGGTTAATTTTTCAATCGTGAAATTGGTTTCGTCGTAGGCAATGATTTCGGTTTTTTGTTTGCCTTTTACTTCGATGGAGCGAATTTGTCTTTTGATTTTTGCGTGTGCTTTAATTAGGTTCTCAATTTCTACCTTATTTTGTACGCGGAATGCCGCAACTAGTATAAAGTTATCGTATTTTTTGCGATGGTCTTGGAGTCTGGTTCCTAAGTCATTTGTATGTCCAAATTTGATGAGGGATTCTTTTTGCTCATTTGTGTTGTCGATTGTTCCAAAATAAATACATTCCGTGTTGACGGGGAATTGTGTGATGGTTGCTTGTTCGACAGCCCGCTGTTTTTCTTTTCCAAGTTTACTTTTTTCTTGTTCTGTCGTCTCTTTAATTTTTACAATGATGTTTTCTTTTTGTTCTAATTGAAGTCGTAATTCATCAGTTTCTTCTTCAACAATTTGATGTAATAATTTTTCCATTTTTATATAATAACCGTGGATTTCATCCGCCTTTGATGTTCTTGCTTTCATACACAATGATTTGAAACAATTAACCGTCAACATAATAATTTGTTTATTTTGACCTCCCCATTTTTTATTATCGTTATTATTTCCAGATAAATCTTGCTCAGGTTTAGTCCTGAACGAGATTTTGTAATCCAATTCATTCTTAAAATGTCTTTCTAGCAAATCTTTTGAAGTGGCTTTGAATGTGAACCCTATCCATTTCCATACATCGTCCAAGTCAATTATAAAATCAGAATTACAATCATAATTTAAATAACAATAAAAACTACTTACAAATAATTGCTGTTCGAACCCAGTGAAATTTTCTTTTATTTTTTTCAATAACTTGTTGTTGTACGATGCTGATAGCTTTGTAATAGGATTCTTTTCAATAAGGCCAACGATGTCAAGTTCGTTCATCTTATTATAATATAAAGAGAGATATTTCTTTAAGTTTTTTTTTGCTAAATGATTTAAAAGCAAAAAAATCAAAAGCGTTTTTAATTATCCCCTTCTTAAAATAAGAAGCACTTTTTTTTATAGAACCATGCTCGTCAATTTGACGAGCGAGATTTAACTGCATTTTCAAGCGATGAAAACCGCTTTCAAAATTAGAAAGCGGTTTTTACCATTTATTTTTCTTTACGTTTATTGTTTGTCCGCTGCGTTTCTTACCTTTACTCGGGTCATATGCTTCATCTTCGTCATCTGAACCCATGCTCTTTGATATTTCCCAGAATTCCTTAGAACCTAGCTTGAAGTCCGGGTGGTTTTCTGCCTTGTACCAGAATATTTGGTCTGTTAACTTATTGGACTTTGCGTTGTTATTTATGACCAAACACTCATAATTCTCGGTTGTTTGATCCATGACTGCACAAAAGGACTCCATTGTTGGAAACATACTCGCATAATTCTCCCAGATGCGTTTTCGATTTGTCATGTAAGGTTCACGTAATATAAAAACGTAATCAATATTGGTACGGAGATTGGGCGGGATACCTAACGGATATTGCATTGTGATGATTAGCATGATTTTCCAGTGCCTCCCGTTCATGAACAACAACCTCATCATCTTATCACGAGTCCATGTTTGGTCATACAGACAGTCATCCAAAATTACAAATGCTCTAGGATCAATCGTGCTTTTTCTATACAATTCTATCTCTTTATTCACCTGTTTGAGAACCGTTTTCTGTCTACGCAAAATGTTCTCAATTAAAACAGTATTATACTCCTCATGAATAAAGAGTTTAGGAACATGAGCTGCATAAAAACCGTTTCCTGCTTCTGTTCCTGAAATTACTGTACCAATAGGTATATCTTGATGATAAAATAATAAATCTCGCACCAAGAAAGACTTACCTGTATCACGACGTCCAATCATAACAATAACTGGTCCTTTATTTTCATCAGGCTTAAAAGTGATTTCACGCATATTGAACCGCTTCAATTCCAATGTCATTTAGATAGGAATATAATAGTATCTCTTATTTTGTATTAGAATGGTAGACGCATCTAATACAAAAAACAATCATAAAAAAGAAAACGTTTAGTCCTATCTATAAAAATATCGCAACCACTTATACTTGTTTCATTTTAGCAAACATGACAACTACCGAAATCCCTAAATTTACTATTCATTATTTCAAATCGAAAGTCATTGATTTAAAACCTTTAGAAGCTGCATATGAACGTAGCAGCGATGATATTGCAAATGATTATAATCCATTTCAATTAAAAAGTCTCCAAAACTACAACCCAATTTATGGTCAGTTTTTTTCATTAAATGCCTCTAATTTTAACAGCATTTCTTTTAATCAGAGATACCAGATTCAGGATATGATGAACGTGATAAATCAAGAAACCAGAGAACCATCTGAGAAATCTGTTTTCATTAAATATTCACCATTGATAGACCCGATTCGATATATGATTGGTAAATACAAAACTGCTGCAGAATCCGTATTAATTTTACCTACACTCGACTGTATGGACTCACATTCTGCTTGTCATACTAAGTTGCTCGATTCAAACAATGCATCCTATGTTGATAACTTTTTCTCCTTTTTATCAAGTAAACTTTTACATGGCCATCAATTTTTAAATAGCATCGATTATTACGGCAGCTTTTTAGGAATTCAGAACAAATTCAAGGTGAATGTCATTGATGATTTAGATTACTTGAATGAATCTGATTATTTCAAAGACAATTTCAACAAATTATTTACTATTTTGAGAACCGATAGTGAGTCCGATGAATTTATGAATTTTGGTTCTCGAACTAATAAACAACGATTAGTCATTTCAAATACCCCAAAGCATAATATTACAATGGAAGAAATCTTGGTCTTACAAGAAGAAAATGAGTTAATAAACGAAAGCAATAATTGCAGCGATGTTGTCTATGAAAAAAATATTTCAAAATCATCTAGCGGTGGTAGCACAAATAGTAGTAACAATAGCGAAGCAAATTATAGTACTGACAATGATGAAGACGGTAATAATGATAGTGATAATGATAGTGATAGTGATAGTGATAATGATACTGATAGTAATAATGATGATAGTGAAGACGGTGATGATGATAATAGTGAAGGTGACGGTAGTGAAAGCACATTTTCACAAGAACCCGCTGTATTTGCCTATATAAACAAATTTCCAGTCCAATTGATTTGCCTCGAAAAATGCGATGGAACAATAGACGAGCTTTTTGAGAAAGACAAATTAAGCTGTGAAGAAGCGGGCAGTGCACTCATCCAAATAATCATGATTTTGATCACTTACCAAAAATGTTTTCATTTTACCCATAACGACCTTCATACAAACAACATTATGTATGTTAATACTGACCTCGAATACTTATTTTACAAATATAACAATACGACATATAAGGTACCTACTTACGGTAAGATTTATAAACTCATTGATTTCGGACGCAGTATTTACCGCTTCCAGGGCAAATTATTTTGCAGTGATAGTTTTGCTGCGGGTGGTGATGCAGCTACACAATATAATTGTGAACCCTATATGAACGAGAACAAACCCCGCTTAGAACCAAATTTTAGTTTTGATTTATGCCGCTTAGGGTCATCTATTTATGATTTTATTATTGACGATGAAGATGATGAACACGATTTCGATGATTTACAAAAAACAATCTCAAGATGGTGTACTGACGATAACGGCAAAAATGTTCTTTATAAAAAGAACGGCGACGAACGCTACCCTGGATTTAAACTTTATAAGATGATTGCCCGAGGCGTTCATCGGCATACGCCACAGGAACAATTAGATTACCCTTATTTTAGCCAATATGCTCTTACGAATAAAAAGGCCAAGAAAATAGATATGGAGTTAGTATTTGATATTGATGTTATACCTTCGTATGTATGATTTATTTTATTTTTAAAAACGATGACAATGAATCATTAATGATGCGTATATTCTCTTCTGGTTTATCAATTACACTTGCAAACATAAAAAATAATAATGTTGCTAACATTCTAGATTCAGCCCATTTATTAAATAAAAAATGAAAGATGCACGGAACAATCAGTGTTAATAAATATTCTTTCGGCATTAAAAAATAATTGTAATCTACGTAAACCCAATATGCTAATGTCACTGTGAATAATAACACCCACAAATCCATGTTTATAAACGTGCTTTTAAACTTTATTGTGTTATTTACAAAATAAAAGTATGGTGTGGTTATTCCAACGAAAATTAAACCAAAAGACAATAGCATATTATTCATCGACGCTAACAAAATTGTTAATATATTTAATCTTATGATACTAGTAAAAAAAACGTTTATACACGAAGTGGTACATTCAAATGTTAACGCCGTATAAGAAACGATTCCTGTAACTATTACTAACATTGCTTTTAATAAGAAAAATAAAGTATTTCCTTTTTTTAAGCATAAAAATACAAACAAAAATAACGATAATATGCTTAAAATCAATCCTACATATTTGTATTTTAAACAAATGTAAAGTCCTATTGTAAGAGCGATTATATAAAATATCATTATAATATATAATTATATTATAATATGTGTTTCACGCAGGAATTTTCATTCTTTAATTTCTCATTATTATTTGGCTATGGTGCTTATCTTGGCGTGTATAGCAGCGAAGCGTATATATGGCGACTTTATATTCCATTGATTTATTTAAGTTTAAAAGATTTCATACAAACTTTTCTATATATGTTTGATGATAATGAAAAATATAAATACGTCTTGAGTGTCATATCTTATTTTCATATATGCTTTCAACCATTAGTGACAAATATCTTGTTTTCATATTTTAGTAGAACTGCTAGTTTTTTTAACATTGATTATTGGAATATAATTTTTGTAATAACGTTTATTTTTGGGTTATTAAAATTAACTAATTTAGATTTTTTTGATATACTAAAAGACGCACCATACTGCAAAGATAAATCATCCGATTTTTGTAGTGATAAAAATGGTGCATATATTGGGAAATATCACGTCGGTTATAAATTCCGCACCAAATATAAATATGGCCTTAGTTTTAATTTACTTATGGTAATTCCAGCATTATTAACAAATAGTTATATTCTTGCTATTATTTTCGCCTTTTTTACTATTTTGTTAAGAGTTATTTTTATCGATGTAAGAGACGGCGAAATAGGTGCTATTTGGTGTTTATTGGCATTAATTCCGACTATTCCTTATGTATATTACAGGAAACAATTTTTATCCTTAATAGAGAAAATTAAAATATATTAAACCGTGTTTACGCTCGACATATATTATACATTTGACATACAAACATGAAACAATAGGATAGGTAAGTATTATATATTGTTTTATGTCATTCGCAAACAAACAATACCGTGCTTTGTAAACAACTGCTGCTGAAACAATAATACTAATCAAAATATAGAAATATGGTAGAATCAAAGTGAACTTTCTCCACAAATCAAATCCGAGTTTATATTCTATATTTAATTAAATATAGAATATAAGTGTAGAGATATATGGAAGGTCCTTGGTATTGTTATATTTTACGCAATAAAAATCCACAATATGCTCATTTGACCTATAATGGTTCTACTAACTCACCGAAACGCCGCTTAAGGCAACATAATGAAGAAATTAGCGGTGGAGCAAGATATACACATGGACGTGGTGGTGGCTGGGAAATTTATGCACTTGTAACAGGATTTCCAGACCATAAAAATGCACTTTCATGTGAATGGCGAATAAAGCATACTTTAGGTCAACCTGGTAAACGCCCACCCCATCATTGTGGTATGCGTGGTAGGATAATTGGACTAGGAGAAGTATTAAAACTCGATCGTTGGACAAAACAATGTGCCATGGCAAACAAAGATATGAATTTGACGTTGTATTTGGCACATGATGTCGTTGGCCTTATAGATGTTGAAACTTTACCTGCGAATATTGATATGTTTGCGGGTATACCTGAGTTTTGATGATGTTTTTGTTGATTTGGATTTCTTTGTATTTTTTTGTTTGCGTGTTGATAATGTTTTCTTTTGTTTAGATTTACGAGTTTTCCCGCCGGAGTAGCCGGGTGGAGGAGGACCAGGGGGTTGTCTATTTTTTTTTTATCAGGTTTGATTGGCACAACTTTAGATTCGTCTCCGTTTACAGGAACCGTTGAGTATCTTTCATTCGAATTGGATCTAAAGGCTGGCTTTTTTCTTTCTTCAAGAGTGATTATATCGTTTTATCTTTCTTTCTTTGCTCATCAAGTAGTTTTTGAAAAGTTAGTGATGCACCTGGTCCTATTTTGGCCATATCTTTTTTTTTATGAATTATATAATAACCCAACATAAAAATATCTAGGATCGATAAATATACTTAAACACATCGGTTTTAAACCCATTAAAACTCGAACTCGCTGCAATCGTATATGATCCAAAGTTCTCTACATAGAGCCATTCCCCTATCGCCAAATCCGGTAACATTATTTCATCCGCAATCATATCCATAGAATCACACGTAATACCAAAAATCCGACTCTTCAAAAGTTTCCCATCCCGCTCATTAAATGGTAAAATAACGGGTAAACAGTGGTCGAATATCATACAATTAAAACTACCATATACACCATCATTTAACGTATAAATAATGGTTTCACAGTCTCCGTCTACATCATCTATCACCCGTTTTTTTCCTATTACATTGAGAACCAGTGTATGAGTATTTTCTACAAAATAACGCCCAGGTTCCGCAATAAACTGAATAGATCCATTCTCTAATTCTTCGCCGAAAAAATTCCCAATGCCGTCATTCACTCGTTTTGCAATATCTTCGAATTTTACTGAACGGTCGACACCGGGAAACCCACCACCTATGTCTATCATCTTTATAATAATTCCGAGCTCCTTCGCAATATCCGCAGCCTGTCTACACGTATGTATCGCATCATAAAAACTCTCTTCTGAGGAACATCCGCTCCCTACATGAAAACTAAACCCAGTTACGTCCAGTTTCAAGGTTTTGGCAATCATTAACAATTCCTTTACTTGACCTAGTTTTGTTCCGAATTTCTTATTAAATCGGCATTTGCTTTTTGAATCATCTACTGCGAGCCTCAAAATTAATTTTGCATAAGGATGATATAATTTTATTTTATAAAGTTCCTCTTCCGAATCATATGTCATCAGGTCAACATCATTAGACCTGGCAAAACGAATCTGCGAAGACATTTTCACAGGATTCGCAAAAATAATACGCGATGGGTCCTTGGTAATTTCATTGATGGCCTTGATTTCGTTCTCTGAGGCACAATCAAAATTACATCCTAATGATGCAAGTGCCTCCAAAATAACTGGATTCGGATTACATTTTACGGCATAATATGGCGTAACGTTTGGTAAAAGTCGTGTCCAATTCGCATACGAATTTGTCAATGCACCTAAATCGATAATATAAAACGCACGCTCACTCTGGTTGTCTTCTAAAAAATCATTAATAATATCATATGTATCACGATCAGATCCATATAGTTTTACGCCGTACTTTTGGAGAAGGGAATTGTCGAGGGTTTTAAACTCACTCGGTTGTAATCTTGTTTGTTGGTCGACGAGTTTTACTGCGAATTGGTCTATGGTAGTTACTATTATTTGGTCAGTTTGACAAGAACTATTTATTTGCTTCTGATTTTGTCTTTCTTTATGGTTCGTTTGTTCATTATCAATTGAACCAGGCATATACTCATATCATAGATAATAGTTTTTATATATAATATTTTTATTTAGTTAGTTTTTTGTTACGTTTCGTTTTGTTACGATTGGTTTTGGATGATTTTTTGGATTTATTTTTGCGTGAGGATTTCTTTTTACCGCCTTTGGGTTTTCTTTTAAATGGATTAAGACGAGATAACAATGATGATAGTCTTTGTGAATATGTTTGTTTAGTTTCTTCGGGTTTTTGTAAATATGTTTGTTTAGTTTCTTCGGGTTTTTGTAAATATGTTTGTTTAGTTTCTTCGGGTTTTTGTAAAAAAAATTCTATGTCCGCAAGATATTGGTCGTTATCATCAAAACTTTTAACGTCACCAGATTCTACTTTTGGAACGATTTTTGTATTTGTCTCGCTATTACTAAGCAAATAAATCATCAATGGATAATAGAATGTTGTTTTTTTTTCATCGCTTACATTTGGATCGACGGAGTTTACTTTCTTCCAAACTAAGTATAATGGCGTCTGGCCACCCGAATTCTGTTGATTGATTGCCTCTCTCGTTTTAAGTAATTCTTTTACTTCTTCTAGATTTTCACCTTCTTTAATTTTTACAAAGACACTCATAAAGATTTTTATATACATAACTATGACAAAAAAAAATAAATAAAGATATCCTTACATTCAAAACTATCTATGCCAAATTCTCAAATTGCCGAAATCCTAGAACGCTTCAAAAACGATCCTAAAACAACAAAACTCACGGAAATGAATAAACTCGTGCATGTTGCAGTAATTGTATCCCGAGGTAAAATCATTGCTGAAGCTACAAACAGAATTGGATTCAGAGCACAAGGTGAATCCACTTTTTATAATACTGCTGTCCGTGAAAAACGCAATATTCACGCAGAAGAAAACGTAGTGAGGAAACTAGGTGATTATAACCGGCTTCGTGATGCTGATATGTACGTTATGAGATATGGACGTGGTAAAAATAGCGATACCTTTGTAAATTCAAAACCCTGCCCAAAATGCGAATGTTTCCTCAATAAATGTATCCAAAAATATGGTCTTAAAAATATTTATTATACTTCATAAAAAAACAATATCTACACTAATACATTAATGTAGTCGCGTTTTACTCTTTTTTTTATTGGGTCTTCTTTACAAAATTACATATTACACAGGAATAACATCAATCTTGACTACGCCAATGTCATCCGCATCCGTCTCTTTATAATGGCACTTGACAAAAGCATGTTCCTGTCCCTCAGGCACAGAGGGAGCCATGTTCCATTCCTGCATCCATCTTGCCCGTGCAAACTCCGCAATCTGCTCACTGGACTTGTCAGCAAACCATGCCATTTCCTCGGCCCGGTCCTTCAAAACCATATCCCAAAGTCCATCCGAACCAATCACCACCTGGATGGTATCGCAAGGCCCGTAAAGAATCGCGGTTTTGTCAGGTGCGTAACCAGTGACTCCGCGATGGCCCAGAGCCTGGGTCGGTGCAAGCATCGTCCCATTAGGCCACTGCGTATACGTTGACTTAATGCCAATCAGAGAATCGGGATTGATGATTTGGATGTTGCTTGAAAGAGGGTATCTAATGCCAGAAAAGTCACGTTCGAGTCGAGCACGCTCCGAAGGGTTGGAGCTAGTATGCTCCATGCTCAAGAACTCCAGTGTACCATTTTTATAAACAGCGACTTGAGAGTCACCACAGTTGATGCAGACGACGCGATCCGTGTACACTTTCACGAGGCACATTGTCGCACCTGAGCTCTCACCAAATCCAATACTACGAGATGCATTGATGAGGCCGGCCAAGTTCTCGACAGGACGCGTCGTACTGACAATATCGTTCAACGTATCTTGTTTGATGTCACGAAGAAAGTTGATACAGCTGTTGCTGCCATGGCCATCTGATATCATCCCCCAAACGCCCTCTTCGCCAGTTTCTTGGTCTTTGAACTTACCCTGAAACGACTGGTCTTGACCTTTGCACATTTGCTTGAGGGCAGATGTAATCTGGACCGTATGATTTGGCAAGACAGTGTCAGCATCGGGCAAGACAGTGTCAGCCTCGGGCAAGACAGTGTCAGCATCGGGCAAGACAGTGTCAGCCTTGGGCAACTCGGTGTAGCAATATGCAGTGGAATTTTGTCGTGACATAGGTCCTTGTCCTTGTTCGTCTCCATGTCCTTGTCCTTGTCCGTCTCCTTGTCCATGTGAAAACATCATGTCCTGATCTTGGTTCTCGATTTGCTGAAGAATGGCAGCCATAACGTTGTCTGTGCGAAATAATACTAGAAATCCAGATTATAAAAAGTTATTCAATTTTTTATAATACATAAACACATTTTGACTTTTTTAATGTCTTCTTTTTTCGAGATATATTATAAAGTCAATGAATATTCGGTCTTATCCTTTAGAAAAAAACCTGAATTCAATTATAAATGAAACGCTCAAATTTTCGTCACTAGTGTTCTTGGCAAATTTCGTCTATATAGGTCATGACTTCAATACTGCCTTATATTTTTCTTGTATAATGTCCTTAGTCATCGTATCTATTATGATTTATTATTATCCTGATTTTGCGTTTGAAAAATATGGCGATATTTTTTTAGGCTATTTCAGTAAATACGTTATAAATGGGTTCGGGATTTTTATTCACGTTTTACCATTATATTTATTCAAAAATAGACAATCGTTTATTGATTTACTAGATATAAATATTATTTTAGAATCCGCGGGTCTTTTACTAATTTGGTATATTCTTTTTCAAAAACTTGTGCCAGAAGTTTATCCGATGAGTGAATCTTCTATTTTTTATCTTTGTTTTGGATATTATTCGTTGTGGATCATGGCATCAACACTGTATTTAGTTAAGTGAAAATAGGTAAAAAATTGATAATAATATAAACAGTTAAGTTTATATTATATAAAGACGCGGTCATGGAAAATTCAATTGAAACAGTTAATCTAGTGCCTAGAGACGCAAGCGTAATTGCACTCGATATACTCCTAAATACGCCAGAAGATAAAACCGAATTTCGCCAAGCCCTTCGTGAGTTTATCTTCAATCATCTCCCCTATTGTTCACCAGAAATGCGTAGACATCCACAAACATGGTGTATTTTTGAAGAAAATATAATGCATCGATATATACCCGTGCCAAAGGAACCATGGGAGAAAGAAGTAGTGGATATCTACCTTGGAAAAATAGTTATTGATCCTAGTACATTTGGTTAAATTCTTCCGGTGTTAAAATAGTGATACCACGCTCCTTTGCAACCTTTGTTTTATTTGAAACATCCTCCTTTGATTTCACAATCAAAATAAAGGTATTTTTTCCTATTCCATCATCTAAAATCGCACCCGCCCTTTTTATTTTTTCTATACATGTTGCATCACGGGTCTTTGTCATAACAATATGTTTTCCAAAAAGTGGATTTGATTTATCGATTTCCGAAGCAGGTTCTAATGTATTTTGCAGTTCGTTTTTAAATGCTTCACCAAAAGCAGGTTTTTCAGATAATTTACCTTCTAATCCGCATTCCTTCAAAAATTCCATAAAAGCACCAATATTTGCAACAAAACTCTTTGCATTCTCAGGGCCAATACCGGGAATCGCACGTAATTTGACTATCTTTGATTCCGCGGAATCTGGACTGGTTAAAATATCAGGCTGAGCTTCTAAAATAGGCCCAATTTTCCTTGCTCCTAATCCCCGCCCAAGCATATTTGATGCTACCATGATTTTCAAAAGAGATGCCTCCTCAACCCTGGTTTTAATTCCATCATACAATTTATCTGCCATCTTTTTCTTGAAACCATCTACTTTTTCGAAATCATCCTTGCTCATCACTAATATTTTAGCGATTGAATCAAACCCGGATTTCATAATACGCTTTACATTTCCACCAGAAAGCCCTTCTACTTCTAGTGTTGTAAAGAATGCAGTAATATTCTTTTCACGCACTGTAACATCCTCGCTGATATTGTCTAAAATAATATCTACATGAGTATCTGTCCAATGGTATGTTACGGCGGGCATTTTCGCATGTTCAGCAGGCGTAGTCACTGCCTTGATGTGTGGAATAACATCACCACTCCGTATAATCTGTATAACCGCACCTATACCGATTTTATTTTCTTCAATAAATTTCCCATTAAATCCAGTCGCATATTCGATGGTCACACCACCTAAGCGGATAGGTTCAATACGAACTCTGGGTTTTAAGTATCCTGCCTTGCTAGCTTCCCATAAAACATCTACTACCTTAGCTTCGGCCATTTGATCGCTCATGACCATTTTAAAGGCAAAAGCATAATCAGGATTTCCGTCTATACGAGAATGGATATGGTCATCTGAAACAATGACGCCATCAATCTCATATTCATAGCTAGTTCTCCAATCTTTCAATACTTCCGAAAGCTGCTCATTCGTAAGAGATTGTTCCGTCTTATTTTGCACAGTTTCAAATCCATTGCTCAAAAGAGTCGACATTTGCTCGCTTGGTTTCATAGATGGTTCAATTACCTCATAGGTAACAAAATGTAAATCTTTAGTTTTTTCATCGACGGTTTTGCTATTTATGATCCCCGATACTAAATTACGGGGATTTGCAAACTTGCCTTTGTATTTTTCTTCAAAAACTGCTTTTGGCATAATAAATTCGCCACGTACTACGAGCCCCTTGGTTTTGGGTAAATTAAGCGTTGATAAAAGATGCGAAATATCCTGGCCTACGTGGCCATCGCCGCGAGTATATAATTTGGCTTCATCTGAAACATACATTCCACTCACTCCATCTAATTTACAGGATAAAACATAGGGTCCGGTATATTTCTTGGTCCAATTTGCCAATGCACCAGAATCGGGTTTGATTTTATCCATAGAGGGCATGTTAAATGGTAAGGCGACCTTGTTTTTTATGATTGGTGCACCTATTTGCTCCAAGACTGTGCTTTTTGGGAATTTTCTTTCTGTATATTCTTTGACAATATCATATTCATTATCTGTCATTAAAGGATGATCTGTATTGTAATATGCCATATTAGCTACGCCAATTAACTCAGCCAATGTTTTTTCAGGTAAGTTATCTAACACTGATATTCCAGTTTCTTTAAATTGAGTAATTATTTGTCTTGTATCCATTTTGCCTGGTTTATTATTATCACCAGTATGGTTATTATCACCAGTATGGTTTATATCACCAGTTTGGTTTATATCAGTTTTTTCTATTTTTTTATCATTTGATTTTTTTCTGGTTTTATTTGATTCACTGTCTTTTTTTGGCTTTATTTTTAGTTTTATTGGTTTTTCAGTAGGGCCCTGCGTTCCTTCACTGCTTTTTGCCTTTCCTTCGGTTATTATCGGAACAATTTCTACCTCACTTTCTTTCAAATCATTCGTAATCTTTTCGCGTTTTTTATAGGTTCTTTTTTGACCAGGTATTTTTACAGGTTTGACCTCCTCAGGCTCCTTTTTACCCTTTTTCTTTGTCTTACACGGGCACAAATTCGTATTCCACTGAGCCGATTTTTTCGTACACCATTTGCGAGTAGCCTTACTACCCTTTTTGACATGCCAACAACCTTTCCCGCCATAGTCTTCTAAAAATGGCGTGGATTCAACACTAAGATGTTTTAAACATTCTGCACCCGTAGCAAGAGCTAACTTGGATATTTTATCATCACTATCTAACGTAGCAATTTGACTAACGTCGCATTTTCCATCTTCTTTTGCACATACTTCATCACAACTTTCATCATAATTACCACGTTTCCAAACAGTGGCATCATATTTATCTAAACCCGCCTTTGCCTGATTAACTTCTTTTGCCGTTGAGACAACGGCCTGGCCACCTATGCGTTCTGTAGGTTCTTTATATTCCAAACCCAAATAGGTAAATATATCCTGTTCTGTCATGAATTTATCGGCTATCATTTCCTCTTTCTTTTTTCCGGGTTCTTTCTTAGATAATCCATGCTCATTTAAAGTGACTCCCATAGTCAGTGCATGAGCACGCATCACAGTATTAAATTCTTTACTTCCTGTAAAATATAAAATGGCGAATGGAAATTCCTCCGGACTAGAATATAAAAAATCTACTCTTCTAGCAGTACCACGATTTGGCAATCTAGCTATAACCAAACATTTTGATGCCCCGGAAGATAATGTTTCCAAAATGATACTCTCTTCTAATAAGGCATCAGTAAATTTCTTAAAAAGTGATTTATTTGATGAGGTCAAAATCATATCAATATCACCAGATTCAGGAAGGCCACGGCGATAACTACCAACAATTTCGTACTTGGCATCATTATTTTCGCCTTCCTCTTTTGCTAGGATTTTATCCAGAGTTTTTTTAAAAATATTATTATATTCATCAATCTCTTTCCTAGGAATTCGTTTCAAAATATCATCATAATATTTTAATCCTGCCTTTTGACTTTCGTTTAATAATTCGCCTTGTTTTTCACGTAATTCGTCTATTGATTTTATGCCCTTATCAATAAGGTCTTGTGCTTTTTTTGGACCTACGCCATAAATATTACTGAATTGTTCATATACCTCATTCATTGCATATCCAGGTTCTGCCTTTTCTCTTTCAAATAATTGCAGAGTTCCCGTTTGTAAGTATTCTTCCATTTTTGAAATGATAATTGGTCCGATAAATTTTTTACCTTTTAATTGATCGACACTTGTTATGTCTTCTGTTATTCCTCGAACGGTTTCTATGGCACGCTTATATGCCAGTTGGTGAACATTATCTTGCTTCTTTTTCATTAGTTTTAATAAGTCTTCGAGAACCTGAATAAATAATTTGTTATAAGGTGGTTCAAATTTTGAGGGTTTTTCATCTGATGCTGATTGATCAACTGTGCTAGTCGCTACCTTTGTCTCCTTAGGTTCCTTCGGCACTTTGATTTTTAGTGTCTTTTTATTGGGATTAGGCACTTTGACTTCTTTTGGCACTTTTATTTTTAACGTCTTTGGCTTAGGTTCTTTCAATTCTTTTGGCACTTTTATTTTTAACGTCTTTGGTTTTGGTACCTTGGCTTCCTTTTCCTCCTTTTTCCTCTGCTTAGCTATCATTTTTTCTATACTTTTTGCTTGTTCAACAACGGGTCTATCTATTACATCTTCCTCATTTTTCCCATTTTCTATCCCTCCATTTTCCATGTATAATTATATATATTATACATCGATAAAAATAGACTTTTACGCTTTAGAATCCAGGTGCATCCGTAAAAATCTGCGTATTACTACTAGCTACGTCAGCTACCTTGCTTTCCGTAACTACATTAAAAAAATCTGAAATAGTAGTTTTCATATTTAACACACCAAATACTCCGGCTACAGAGCATAAAAAGACAACCGCTGAATCACGAATAACAAATTTGAGAGGTTTCATCTCTTTATCAATAAATTTCATTTCTACAAACTTCATAAAACAAAATAAAACAGTTATAATCAAGGATATCATGAGAACATTTCCAAAGCCAGTCATTGCTGTTTTGTTTCCTATATAAAACAAAACAATAATTTTATCATTTATGTAACGCATACCACTGTTTTTACGTTTTTTTTTATTTCCTAAAGTATTTATTAGCAGGGAACCTACGGTTCCCCTGCGACCCCTCCCTTTTTCTTTTGAAAAATATTTATAAAATTCAATTAGCATTTATGCATTGATGCATTGATGCATTGATGTAATTTAGTTTAATTCTTATTATTTTCAAAAGATTGAATTCCAGTAACCTACCGTTTTATACTAGTATTTATGGCAATTCCTCAAAATCATTCAATAAAATGTCATCGCTCATCTTAATATTGCCTACTTCATCTAAAACATCAAACCCACTTAAATCAATTTGATCGGTATGAATTTTAATACGGTCTTCTTCCTCTTCCTCTAATTTCCTCTGAATCGCCCGTGATGTACTTATTTCCTCCAAACGTTCGATTGTTTTGGGAGCTTCTATCGTTTTTACTACATCAGAGCTATCTAAAACTGAATCAGTATTATCAAATGTTAATCGAGTTACTACTTCTTTCTCATCCAAATTTTTAATAGATGGGACGATTTCCGGGGGTTCATCTTCTGCCGTAATTGGACTCGATTCACTCTCCCCATCCTTTTCGTTATTCTTTGAATTTGTTACATTTTCTTCGATTGGTTCTTCGATGTTTTCAATGGTGATCTCTTCTTCCTGCTCCATGCTTTCATCCATATACGCACGAATAATTGATTCTGTCGGAATGCTTTCACGTATTGCCATCATAATACATTCCTGAACAATGTTCTCAAGTTCTCTATTATTTTTCTGTAACTGCAAAGGAGAAATATTCTTTTCAAACAAATAAACATTCATATATACTTTTCGTGCGGCATTAATATATACTTTGTGAATAAAGGTATCTAATTTTGGTATAGAAATATCAATCTTTTTCTGTTTATTTCCAACCCTGATACAAGTGAGAACCTTTAATTGAATAATATGTACACAAGATATCAAATCCTCCAAATAATTACATCCACTGCGTTCGATAATACGTTTCCGCTCTTCTTCAACAATGACATTATTCCACTTAGGAACCCGAGAAAGCAAATTCTGAAATGTCATTAAATACTTGTTTGCCTCGTCGTTCTCCAAGCACAATTTCCACGACTCACTAAAGATGGAACGAACACCCTCAATAACTAAAGGGGTAAAGATACTTACTAAACGGCTGCACCACTCGTTACGTGCCTCATTTAAATTAGAGATTACAAAGTCGTCCATTGCTTATGCTTATATTGTAGAGATACTTTCTAAACCTTTATTTAAACGTAAAAAAAGGAAATCAAAAATGTATAATAGAAGCAATTTCTCACAACGGAATTCTAATTTTATTTTATCAAAACACATACACGTTGTAGATTTATCCAATTCAGATATTGTCGTAGATTGTTTTATCCATAAAATCAGGTCTAAACAAGAATAGCCCTGTTCATAAAATTGTTTGGCTAAATGGACAAATCCTATATGGGTTCGCGGCGTTTCACAAATCTTATGCTGTATCCATTCCTGTTTCTCTGTAATGTTTTCTATACGATAGAGACCATTAACAGATTGTTCATGTAAATTTACTAATTTACCACTTTCAATGTGTTCGGGCACATATATTTCACAAAATCGAGATAATATCGGGTTTAATAATTTATGTTTGTTCTCCACAATAATAAAAAACCGCGTATTATAACTGAACAATTCAATACACCGTCTAAGGGCACTTTGTGCATCTATTGTCAAAAATTCGGCATTTAAGAGAACAATCGTTTTAAAAATAACGCCATTGTTCATATGAATATTTGTTTTTGCAAAAAATTTAAGCTCTTCGCGGATAAATTTGATGCCTTTTCCGTGAGCACAGTTTACATACATGACATTGGATTTCAGTTTTTGTTTATCATTATTATAAATTTTATTTAAGAATTTATCTACAATTGTGCGTTTCCCAGAACCGGAAGAACCGTGAAAAATAATATGGGGAATTTTGTTCGATTTGTGAAAATAATCTAATTTGTCATATATTTTTTGGTGAGTAGTAAGTTCTCTCAATTCTTTTTTATAAATATGACTATTTGTCGTTGCATTATCTGTCATAGAGGAAGACATAGAAACAAAGGAATTTATCATTTTTCTATTTTTTATTGTAATGTGTTGAATAAATTAAAAGACAAAACCCCTCTATATCTTTTACTTAATCATCAACTTTTTTTATATTCAGTTGTTTGGTAAACACATACCGCTCTGTATGCATAGTTCTACGCCTCAAGTTACAGTTTAAACAAGCGATTAATAGGTTCCCCTCATTATGCCCCATTTTGTTATTAATTCGGTCGAGTGTCCATTGTTTTGGTTCTCTTACATTTTCATAGAGAACCTGCACGCATTCTTTACAATAATAACACTGATTTTTAGATTCTATCATTAATTTGAGAACCTGGTCGAGTTTTATAAAACGGTCGGCGTCAAAAATCTTTTTATCAGTATCTTGGCCGCGATATCCGTATAATTTTTGGCGAATTTGTTGCTGTATAAAATTGCATTTTTCTATATCGACCATATTTTTTTTGTATAATTGTTCAATATATTGATAGGCTTCCTCTGGAATATTGGTATATGTATTTGTAAAGGATTCAGTGGCGGTTACGATACGTTTTTTGGGTCCTGTGGGTTCATCTTGTTCAATGATTCCCTTTTGTCCAATGTTTATTGTTTTTGTAGTATTCATATATACAAAAACAATATGTTATATTCTTTGAAGCGGTACGTCATAAATTTGGTTTGCGACACTAGCAAATCCAGATAACCATCTATAAACGCTATGTGTTTTAATAAGCCGAGCCCTACTAAGTAAAAAAAACTCATATAGCGTATCCTTTATTATATCTTTATGTGCTGCATATCCCAAATGCCCGATATCTATATCAAACATAAAAACAGAATTTTTTGTTTTTACAAAGTCTTTAAATTTCTTAGAGGTACTAATCAAAATCGAATCCTCCTCTACATTAGATAAGAGGTTCTCTAAATATTTGTCATAAATTGCCTTGTTATTATCAATATTTATCATTTCAATATCATTAAGTCGATAATGTAAAACAGAATAATTATGAGGAGATGGCAATCGCTCCATTTTTGTCCTGATATGTTTATCAAATTCTTCATTAGGACATAATATCTCCTTTATGAATAGTTTACATTCTTCTGAAATAGGTTCTCTCAATCGTTGAGACCCATTTGTCAAAAAAATCAACACATCATCAGATGAACTCTCTATATATTGTTCCACATCGCTGATGAAAGGAATTTTATTCTTATTTTCTAAAACAAACCTATCAAATTCATGTGTATGCTGTTTTAAATAATGAGAGACGTTATGCAACTGAATGTCTACAATAAGTCGAAATCCCATTTTTTTAGATAGTTGAAACAAATGAATAGTGCCACGAATCGTATCTCCTAAACCCCAAAAATTATCCGTCTCAGTTGTTACTAAATTACATACTTTATGCGTCCATGCTAAAATCACGGTTTTCATCTATCTATATATTTTCAATAATGTTTTTTATTTCTTCCAAGTCATTTTCACATTTTATCTGATTAATTTTTAATTGTTTGCATGAATTATTTAAAAAATACCAACCGAAATCCCCCCCGCCTGAAACCTCAATAAGGTTCGTATTGGGTTTACAAAATAATATATTGGCCAACCCTCCCCCATGAATGCCAATAACAATTTTCGCATTTTTAAAATATTGGATTTGCTCTCGAAACTCCATCTTTTCAAATATAAGTGCTTGGTATTTATTCCCATATTTGTTTTCCAAGAATTCTTTTAATTTCTCGATATCATTTATCTCACGCCGCTCCTTTCCTGTAGTAACATTATGATTTATTCTTTTTAATTCATCATCAATCATTAATTCGACACGCTCTCCGCGTTCTATCAAAACAACTTCTGGGAACCCTTCATCTTGACTAGTTGGGTCATATTGATACCTATCAAAAATAAATTGGCGGAATTTGTCTACTTCTTCCTTTGTAGGATGATTCGGTCTTGGCGTAATGATTAAATTTAATGATAAATCTTCAAAATGTTTATCGGGAATTTCAACAGATTTTACTCCCATAACTTCTTCATAAATTTTTGAAAATATACCAAGTGATTGAGCTAATGTTTTTCTTCGATATACTACGTCATATTTGTAAAATTCATGGCGTATTTCGTTAAATAAACAATCCATCATAAAATGAGGAAAATGAAATAAACTTCCGCTGCATCGTGTATTGTTTACCTTTATACAATTTTCAATATTGTAATTCATATACATATATGTGTGATTTTTATTTTTTTATTCTTTTTTGATTTGATAATGAATTCCGTTCAATTTGGCAAAATCGAAATCTACTTTATAAAAATCTTCAAATTTCTTAGCGATGTCCCCATCATAAAAACATTGTGTTACAGGTTTCTTGTCAAAATAGTCATTCTGAATTAAATCATAGACTGGATAATTAATTTTTTCATTTCGTTTATTAATATGATCGCCGCGAAATTCTAATACATCTGCGGGTATTTTTACACCATAAATTGATTCTATAAACAAATAATCAATTTTGGCAATATCATAAACAATTATTTCTTTGGGAGAATTGTCGACAAGTTTGCTCTGGAATTTGTCCCAATCCTCACTTAATTGGGGGGTGAAATGGTGGCGATGAATTACTTTAAATTCGTTTTTACATATTTCGTCTACAAAATTACGATAAGTCAATGGGGGTAGATTTGTTGACCATTGATGATAATAATGTCCGTCTTCGCTATATTTATCTAAATATCCTGAAACAATTCTATCATATGGATTTCGTAGAATAATAAAAATAGTATATCCAGAAAAAGATTCTGGAAATGGGCTTGAATAATATTCCTGCATATGGACCCACTTATGATTCTTTTTCGCTAAAAATTGGTATAATTTCTTTATATGGCTACACCCGCATTTTGCCGACCATCCGAAAATAACCTTGTTAATATTATCGACCAAGAAATACATTTTTATATACATGGCAGAAGATTTATTTTTTATTGGTTTTACGAAACAGGTTAATCATTTTTGCCCATCTTGTGTGGTACATTTGTATTAATCTTGAGTACAATTCTATTACGCAGTCAATTATATTTTATTTAGCAATTATTGGCAGCACTTACTATATAATGAAAAAATCCCGTGATTTTCATGTCAATAATGTAGTTTTGTATAATTCATATTCACATTACGTTTCTTCAATTCAAAATGATCAGCAATTAAAAAACGGTGAGATAATTAAAGTTATTGATGATATTAATTATGCGTTATCCGCAATAGGATATATATCAATTAGTATTTATAAAAATGAACTCGGTACTATATTTGCATTAGATACAAACGGGAATCCAATTTTGAATCGCCGTGTTTTGACCATAGTGTATAGTTTTGAATATACTGAAACTAAAGATGGCGTAGATACGTATCATGAAAGTGGTACTAATTTTATTTTCGATGATTTTGGAAAATTCGTTTTTTTAGATACAGACTTGAGTTCTTGGTATTATATAACGGGCGTACAGCCACCTGCGATAAAATTGCTGTCATAATTATAAGATAATTCGCGTAACACTATTTAATAGAATAAACCGTTACAATTTAGAAAAACAGAAAAATAAAATAAAATCAGATAATATAGATGAATAACTTTCATATAAGCACAACCGTTCTTTATACATCTTATGCTAATTATCTTAAGACCTCAACAACCAATATTTTACCTTTGACGAATGGTAAATATTCAGAGTTGATTTCTGATTTAAACGAAGCGATTAAAACCCACCCTACTATTGATATTGCAATTTATTCTGATGCTGCGGGGTCAAAGAGTGTAATTGCTAAGAAATCGATCCTTAATATTAATTATACATATGAACATGAGAAAAAGGCAGGAGACGTAGTTATTACGGTTGATGGCTCAATCACTGTTTTATATTTAGATGGTACAAAGTTTTCTACAAATGATAGTAATACTGTGAAATATTGGTATGCTTTTGACAATGGAACAATTAAGGAATTGGCTTAATTTTACGTAATTTTCTGGTTTTTTTGAAATAATACAAGTATTTCAAAAAATTGAATTAAAGCCTACTTGTTATTTAATTTAGTATATTTACTCCCCCCCCCCGATGAACTTATTAATTGAGGAACTAGACTCTATCACTAAACCAAGCCCTTGTCACTCTGGAGAGAACGGGCATGCCGAATTAGATTGGTCTAACGAACTGTCTGAAAAGATTGTTCA